CCGTCGAACGTGAGCCGATCCCAATTCCTGGCCTCCATGCAAAACGAAGCTGATCCTGCTCTGAACACGAGCAACCTGCTATCCGCCTCGCTGACTTACGCTGGAAACTTTTTGCTCGATTCGGTCTGCGTTTGGTGGACGCGCTCAATCCCAACCTTGCTGATAAGCGAAATCAGCGTAACTCGTTTTTACTAATATGGCATACATCGTTCAAAATCTGCTCGTGCCTGACACCCGGCTCCAACTGGGCTGCGAAGAAATTCTCCGCACCATGAATTTCGGCATCCAGTGGACTAAAGTTCGCCTGGGCATCCGGTTTTTTGTCCAAGGTGGATCAGCGTTCAACGGAGGCAGCCTTTACGGCGGCGTGTGCCAAGGCAACAAAGGCTACTCCGCCGTGGACTGCACAGACGTTCTGGCTGCCTGGTTTGGCGCTTCTTCCAACATGCCGAGCGTAGGCTGGATTTACGGCACAAACACCTTCACCGTCAATTCCGGCGTGAATTTTGTCAGGAAAGTTGGAGCCGTGTGGACCGCAAATCAAGCCACCGGCAGCTATCCCGTCACCTTGGCCGCGCAGCCCGCCACCAATGTCCTGAACTCAGTTTACTGGGATTTCACTAAACTCTCAGCTTCGACCGTGCAGTGCAGCCAGTGGGCACCTTACAGCACATCCGCCAGCGTCAACATGACCCGATACAACCACCTGGCTTCGATGGAAAATGAGCTGTCTCCGGGGACGTTTTCTTCTGCCTACTATCAAAACACAACACCTGCCATGAGCGTTGCCGGAAGCTCCCAGCTATGGGACACTGTTTTTGTGGGCTGGGGAAGAACATGCCCCAACGTCGAGATTCACGACATCACCGTTCTTCGCTTCTATTAACATGGCCTTTATTGTCCAACGCCTGACGCTCAGTAACCGGCTCCAACTGGCCAAGGAGGACATGATCCGCCCCCTGTCCTTCGGCACAAATTGGAACTCGCTGCGGATCGCGGTGCTCATTCAGATCAACCACGCTACAAGCTGGCAGACTGCCACAGGCTATCCGTTCCTGGCACTGGGCGTGTGCTTGGGCAATAGCCCCATCTTCGCCGGTGACACCACGGTCGATGCTTTTGGATGGGGAGCGGGCAACACCGGACCTACCTGGACAAGCGGGCTAGTCACTTGGAGCGCGACTTACAACAGCTTTGCCTCGCCCGCTGGCGGAGGAACTGCTTTCCAGAAAATCGGCTCGTCTATCGTTGCCAGCAATCCAGTAACCGGGAGCGGCTATACCCTGCAAATGGGAGGCATGAGTTCCCCTGGAGGCACCACTTACCTGAATCGAACTCCCATTTACCTGGACATCACGCGGGGCTACCCAGCTACCCCCGCGATGAACAACTACACCCTGCTCTGCAATGCCCCATACTCCAACCAAGGAGTTGACCTCGACCCCGGCACTTTTTACGACCGGTTGCAGACCTCGACCTTGACCGGCACTCAGATTCAATACAATTCCACGCTGACCGTAACCGGCAACATGCTTTGGGATTCGGTGTTCTTCTCCTGGCCGCGCTTGACGCCCACTGTTGAAATCGTTGAGCTGGCAGTCGTGCGCTGGGGTTAATCACCACAGCCCAACCGGGCAGTATTCCGTGGCCAGACCCGCCTTGGTGTAGCAGACACACTTGCAGTATTGGCAGTAGTAGCCCTTGAACTGTCCACACTTGTTACTCTGGCAGACCTGGTAGCGTTGCGCGTGGTCCGCCTTGGACATGACCGGCATCCCCGCCGCGATCCACCGAGCCATTGACTCCTCAAAATTCTTGACGACCTGCGGCCAGGTGAGCACCGGCAGCGCATTGGGGTCCACTGGCGCACCGCAGCCCGCGCACCCGCCCGTCCCTTTTGGTTTGACGACCCTGCCGTTGTCCGGCGCGTAATCTGCCGACAGGATCGGCTCGAACTTACGCATGGGGCACCCAGCGGAACTCTGGAGCGCGTGCCCGCGCAGACAGACGCCATCCCACTCGGAACAGACCTTGCAATGCTGCTCCAAACGAAAGTAGAAGATTTCTCTCGGAATCATAAATGTTTACAAACAAATTCTTAACTTTTTCTTGGCCTTGAATCCTTTTTGTCCACCTTGGTCAAGTAGGTAGCGCAGAGATTATGGCCTGGATTATCGAAAGCCCGGCAATGCGCCGTGTGCATGAACTGACGAAGCAAATCGGACCTTCCACGGCTCCTGTGCTGATCTCTGGTGAGACAGGCACAGGCAAGGAAGTGATCGCCGAGATGATCCAGTTTTATAGTGAACGGAAGAACAGTCCCTTCATTCGCGTCAACTGCGCGGCCATCCCCAAAGACCTCCTGGAGTCCGAACTGTTCGGCTCGGTGCGCGGTGCCTACACCGGGTCCATTGTGGACCGGCGCGGGCTGTTCCAGGCAGCGGACACGGGCACGATCTACCTCGACGAGCTTTCCGAGATGACGTTCGACTTGCAGGCCAAGCTGCTTCGCGTCGTCGAGAACCAGATGATCCGGCGCGTGGGCGACACGGTGTGGAACAAGGTGGACGTGCGGATCATTTCGTCGATCAACCGGCCTCCCGATCTGTGCGTCGAACTCAAAGTCCTGCGCGACGATCTCTACTACCGCATCGGCACGTTTCACATCCGGGTTCCCGCGATGCGGCAGCGCGTGCCCGACATCCTGCCGCTCTGCCGCGCCTACCTGGAGAAGTATAGCGCCGAACAAAAGCGCGTGCCGCCTGTCCTCAGCCCGGAAGTCGTGGCCATCCTCCAGGGCTACCACTGGCCCGGCAACGTCCGCCAGATCGTCAACGAAATGCACCGGCTTGCCGTCATCAGCAAGGCCACTGCGCTCCCGGAGGACATCGACTTTCATCTGCAAAAAGAACCTGATTTCAACACGCCGCTGAGCCGCATGGAGCTGATGGAGAAGACCACCATCGAGAACGTCCTGATCGAAACCAACGGCAACAAGCTCGAAGCCGCCAAGCGACTGGGCATCGGAAGACAAACGCTCTATAACAAGCTTCACCGCTACAACATCGAAACGATCAAAGAAAAACCGCCAGGCGACGAATCACCTGGCGGCAACCAACCCTTCCCTTTGCCGTAATTACGTGGTCGGAGCTGCCGGTTTGGCAGCCGGTGGTTCCTCACCGCCGCCGAATCCCGTCAACACCAATACCTGCTTGGACGCTTCGCGCAGGCCGACGCCTGCCGCACCGCAGAGCGCACCAAGTTCCCACGAACTGTGGGGAATGACGCCCGACTTCGCCAAGAGCCAGTCCGCACCTACACCGATAACCGCAGCCAGAAACGGCCAGGTTACCTTGGGCAAGGACGGAAGCACCTTTTTGATGCCAAGCACCACCAGCGGCACCACCAGGACAATCAGCCCGTTCCAGATGTTGACCAGGACGGGGTTGACCGGGGTTGACGCCGCAGGCACGGCATTGGTGACTTGGGCGAGGGCCACAAGCGTAAATGCCAGCAGGACGGCGCAGGCCACTGTGATTTGCTTTAGTGTCTTCATAGTAGTTTACTCGTTGCCCCACACCGTGGGGCCGAGAGTAACTACGATTACTGTGCCCCCTGTTTGATCTGGTCGATGCCCTTGAGGCCATCGCTCACACCGTCAACCAGGGCTTGAGCCAGCATCTTCCACCCGACCTGTTCCTCCAGCCCGGCCTGAACGTATTGCTGGCCAAAGGCAGCGTAGGCTGAAAGCAGAGGCGTGATAATCAACTGAGCCTCCGGGGTCTTCAACTCCTTCACAGGCAAGGCGTAAATCTTGGCCTGGAGTGCGGACGGCGACATGTTTGTGGACAGGACGAACTCCTGGAGAGCCGTCTGAACGACGCTGATCCAGGTCACGGAGTTCTTGTCCTTCGTGTAACCATAAACCACTGCGCCAGCGACAGATGTTCGCAGGATCGGGGCGAGCTTTTCAGCCGCAGCCGGATCGAGCACTTTCTTGCCGGAGGACGTGGTTGTGCAACCTGTAAACACCACCGGTGAGCCAATCGCCAGGATTGCGGTGAGTGCCAATGCGAACAGTCTGTTCTTCTTCATAGTTTTGATGTTTGTTTTCGCGGATCATCCGCCCTGTAATTACTCTGATGGCGAGCACGCTGATACCGAAGCTCAAGGCCGAGATCGAGGCGCTTGAGGCGCAATACCAAGCTGCCGAGGACCGGATCGAGCGGTCAGGCGGCGTGGACTATCGCGGGGAGCTGGTCACGCTCCGAAGAAAATTGGACGACAAGCGGCATAAGCTGGAGATGTGGTCGAAACTCTGGCAGGCCGCTGAGTCCAACAGCCGCACCAACGCTGCCAAGCTCATGGTGGAAGTCCTTCTCGCTGATGACGATGTTGACACCATCGAGGACATCGCCGCCGACTTCGTGGAAGACATCGGGGTGGGTCGGCATGACTGGATGACCAACTGGGCGCTTTTGCAGGACAAGGGAGAGGCTTTGCCCAGGGTCCAGGCTTACCTGGACGAGTATGGCATCGCCGCCGACGCGCAAAAAGTTGTAAACTTTATCGACCACATGCTGGTCAAGCGGCCTGGCCGCTGGAAATAATTTGTAAACATTATGCCTGTAAATCCCTGTGCCATTACCGACATACTGGCCAACGATTACAACGAGGCCCTAAAGACGATCAATCGAAAGTTCGCCGCCCTCCAGCGTCTCTCCCAACTCCTGGAACAGATCGGCGACATCAGCGGTTTCATCCCCAACATCGGGGCGCTCATCCCGATCTACCTGATCGACCTCAGCTCCTACGCAACCCTGGTCGCCGCGTGCCCCTTCCTGAACTTGCCGAAGTCGCCGAGCACCGAAGACATCGGCAAGCTCCAAAGCCAGGTCGCTGCCGCCTACGGCAACCTGGTCAGCAAGCTCTACCAGCATCCCTGGCTTCGGATGGGCAGACTCCAGGACCAGATGAACAAGGTCCAGGGTAAGGTCAACGAAGTGCTCAACCAGGGCACGCAGTTCATGCAGTGTCTCCAAGCCGCGTGCGCCGGTGTGGACGCCGCAACCAATTTCGTAAACGAAATCTCGCAGACCGACTTCCAGGAGAACTTCGACACCTACACGCGGCAGTTCCTTGGCAGCAACGGCCAGATCATGAATGACGCCATGCAACAGAAGTTTGACCAGGTGCAGGGCGGCATCAACCAGATCAACGAGCTGATGTCACCGCAGCCCCTCGCGGGCGCGGTCGGCAGCCCCGGTGCCACGGGTCCGACGATCCCGGACATTGGTCGCGCTCCGCAGATACCCCAACTTCCTCCAAATCCGCCCTCAACCTAAAACAGAAAGGTGGTGAGAAACATGACAGAAACCAAACTGACAGTCGGTGGTAAGGTGGTGTTCGTTGACCCTGTGGCTGTGGCGCACGACGCGCTCATCACGGCCATTTGGGGCGACCCCAACGCCACGCCCGCTATCAACATCGTTTACGTGAGTGACGATGAGAAGCGCACCGATCAGTATGGACGGCAGACCGTCCACTACACCAGCGTTGTCCACGAGTCGATGCAGTCGGCTCACGGCAACTTCTGGCGTCACGCGGTCTAAGCCGCGCCCGCAAGCGGAACCCAAAAGGAACCTCCAGAGGCGCGGACCCAACTATGGATGACGATTTCAAAGAGCTGTATGTGCCGGACGCCGAAGCGATCCCTGAGAAGGATATTCGCTGGTGGTCCCGCTACATGTCGCGGCGGAAGTTCCAGACGGAAGCCGAAGCCAGGGAGGAGATTTTTCGCATCCTCCAGCACAACGACACGCAGAGCTGGGCGCACATCTTCGGCCCGCAGGGCGAGCCTAAGAACCGCTGGGAAGCCGACAACATGCCCCTTTACCAAAACAAATGGGGGCACTGGAAGGTTGGCCGTCCCCTCAGCCACTACCGCCGCCTGGAGCTGCCGGGCGACGCAGAGGAGCGCGAGCGCCAGAAACAGGTCCAGCAGATTCTCCGGCAGCACCAGCTTCGGGAATACCTCTCGAACAACACCAGCGATTTCTCTGACGGCACCAACGGCGAGCCGTCCGCCCAAGCCTCGTTCGCGGGCGATGGCGGCACCAATGTCGGCCTGCCGGACTACAAGTATGCGGAGCGCAAGGAGCGCAGGCACGCCAAGCTGCGTGCGCTCATCAAACGCCGCGATCCCACGCACCGGTCCAACGTGGACTGGGATGTCCGGGCGCGGGCCGGTATGCGCGAGAGCGAGGAAGAAGACATGATGAAGGAAGTCTCGGAGCCGCCGCCCACGCTCCAGGCTGTCCCTACCCATCGCACCGAGGAATACCTCGTCACCCGCTACGACGGCCAACACCTGGGCGCAATTTTCCTGGAGCCGGAGGAGCACATGCCGAAGGTTCCGGTCCTGCTCAAGCTCCATCAGATGTATCCCTGGGTCGCCTGGTGGGGGATGGAGACCGCCCGCTTCAAGACCAAGGAGCAGGCCGTGGCCCACCTGGTAGCGATTGCCAAGGGCGAGTTCCCCGACAAGCACCACCCTGACCGCCAAGGCCGGGCCTACATGCAGTCGATGAGGAACCGGGCGCTGGGTGAGATGCCCAGGGAAGTCGAGGAAGCCCACGAGGAGCTGGCCGACGCCGGAGCTTACCCGGACAATCCCTTCTCGACCTGGATGACGCTCGACCACACCAACCCGGACGGTGAAGCCGTCTATGAGGCCACACACGAAGTGCGCGTCAACGGCGCTCCCTACTATGCCAGCGCCAAGATCACTATTGGCCTGCCGGGCGGACACTGCTGGCTTTACACGCACTGGGCCTTTGAAGATTTCGACCGCTGGACCGACATCCCTCGCGGCGGCATGAACCAGCAGCCCTACTGCCCGACGATGGAGGACTTGCAGGCGCTCTCCGATGACCTCCAAGCGTTCCTCAAGTCCGTCGAGACCAGGGACGAGGAGCAGGTTCGTGCGGCCAACGACCTGATCGGATCGAAGATTTACAGCGGCAGGCGCACCGGCTACAGCAAAGGCGTAGTCGAATCCCATGCCGCCGAGATTGTGAAGAACCTGTTGGAAGCGTAATCTGTTCTATTGAGTATGGCACATCCAGACGATGGCAAGTTCGTGGTGGTTCAGAACGGGCAGAGAGTGTCCGGTCAGCTCCACGAGAAGCAAGACACCGCGCAGGCGGAAGCCGCGAAGGTCGAGAAGAAGCGCCCAGTCAACGAGACTGGACAACCCGTGGCCGAATCCGGCCCGATCAAAGTTGTCCAGAATCTCTATGGCTGAGCTGAAACAACTGCGGCCTATCGACGCGCCGGTCACGACAGCGCCTTGGCGAAAGCCAAAGGCGGATGTCAAAGATTTACCCGCGCCCCCATCCGCCCCCAAGCCTCCGGCGCAGCCCCCGTCTCCCCCTGCGCCGGAGGCCCAGGCGGAACCCAAGAAAAAGAAGGGCAAGGCCAAAGCTCAGGCCGAGGCTCCCCCGCCGCCCCCGCCGCCCAAACAGCCGGTGGAGGCACCCCAAATCGACGCGCCCAAGGCCGCGCCCGTTGAAGTCGAAGTTGTAAACAACGGCAGCCACATCCCGATCCCGATGCCCTACCAGCCGGTCCCGCTGCTGGAAGCCCTGGCGTCGCAGAACCCCATAGTCGCGGGCGTCATGATCCGGCAGCTCCGCGATCTCCAGGGACCACCCCCAAACACCAGCGACGGAGTGCTGGTGACGATGGGCAAGCTGGCCGATGGCTTCAAAAACGGTAGGGACGTGTCCGACCAGATGGAAGCCGTGGCGCTCCACCTGACCGGGCGAGGCGACCGGCGTGAACTCCAAGCAGAGCTGGCCGACGTGCTGGACGACGAGCGTGTGATCGAGATATTCAGGAGCCGGTCCAAGTTTGAGGACTTCCTCCACGGCTGCCTCCGGCGCTCCGACATCAGCGTCACCGAGGGCATCGCGGTCCAGGCTTACTTCAATGCCGAACTGGACAAGATTTTCAGCCGCCGATCCAAGCGGGGTTCGGGAGATTTGGTCAGCGGGCGCGAGCCGCATGAACTCGTCACCAAGTCCAATCTGCCTGCCCAGCTCCACCGGAAGGAGCTTCAACACAAGTTCAATGACGCTTCACCCCAGGAACGTGAAATTCTGCGGAAGCTTGGGTTCAAAGTGCAGACAATGGTCGCCGCCAGGCTGACGCGGACCACGACTGAAACTGTCGAACTTGTTGAACCAGAAACGTGACTCTGAAACCGATCAAGGGAATCTTCGACGCCGCCCTCGCAGATGATCCGAGAATCACCAAGGCAGGCAGCTACGCGCTCAATACGACAGGCGGCTGCCAGCAGACCTACGTCCTGAGCCGCACCGTGCTGGAACGCCGCATCCCAGGCGTCTTTGTCGAATGCGGCACAGCCTACGGCGCTCAGTTGGCGATCATGGCGATGGCGATGGAAAGGCTTAACGACCGCCGAGAAATTCACGGCTACGACTCATTCGCTGGTATTCCTTGTGCCGGGCCAAAAGACAGTCTCCAGCCAGGCTTGGGTGGGTTTCAGATGGACCGCAACTTGCCCCTGGAAAAACGCCTGGTCGGAACAAAGTCAATGGTCGCCGACCACGACACCTGCCGGGAGATGTTCTACGCCTGGAAAATCCCCGGCGTCACGCTTGAGCTGCACAAGGGCTGGTTTCAGCACACTCTGCCAGACAACAAGCTTGGCACCATCGCCTTCCTCCGCCTGGACGGCGACCTCTACGAATCCACGGAAATCTGCCTGCGCTACCTCTACGACAAAGTGGCTCCTGGAGGAATAGTCTATGTGGACGACTGGTGCCTGAGCGGACCCGCCAGCGCCGTTGAAGAACTGTTCGAGGAGCGCAAACTCACCGCGCCGATATACCAAGACAAAGGAGGGTGCGTCGGAGCGGCCTACTGGTTCAAATGATCGCCATAATCGGAACTCCTGACAGCACGACCACCTACATGGCCAACGCCCTGGCCCGGTCGGAAACCAGCTACATCATCGTCTGCAACTCCTCCGACTACACCTACGAGCCGCCCAAGCCGCCCGACCTCTCCGCGCTCGTTCACGCCTTCAAGCTTCATCAGGTCATGACCGAAGCCGAGGTCGCACTGATGAGGATGTGGAACGACCAGCCCACCCGCGAAGGCATCCAGACCTGCCGCGAGCGGCATCGGAATCTGTATTCGTCGATCAAGTCTTTACCGCACTTCCGGTCAAGGTTTGATCGGCGAATCCCGTGCTGGCGCTCCACCCGCTGGAAAAGCCTGACTTAGAATGGCTCGTTATCTGAGACCGGCTGCTCGTAGTCAGGCACAGGCCCTTCGTAGCCGTAGTCCACGCAGTCAGGCTTCGAGTCGTTTTGCATGGTCTCCTGGCCAGGAACGACGTGCCCGTTCTCACTGTTCTCCGCGTGAGATAGGGGCTGGATGTTCCAGATATGGTAACCCTTATCGTGGTCGATCCGGTCCACGGTCATCGAGTCGGGGTTCTGCCCGCGCTTATCCATATAGCCCGTCTCCTGGCACCACTTTTTGAACTCAGCCAGGGTGATGGTGAAAGCCAGCTTGCGCTTCTTGGCCTTTTGCCGGATCGCGTTCAGGACGTAGGTTTCAGGATGGCGCTCCTTGAGCTGGCGGGACCGGCACTTCCAACAAAGCCTCAGCCTGCGACCAGTGTTGTTGATCGCGGCCTTATTACGGCACCATTTGGCAGCACACTTCTCCGCCTTGCTGGAGGCTTTGGGTGCCTTGCGAGTTCGTTTCTTCCGACGCCACACGCCTATAAGAACGGAGCGTCATTCGATGTGATACTTGCGCTTCATCTCCCGTTTCCAGTTGGCAAACTCACCCGCCAACTTGTCTTCGTCAACAATGAGCGCGTTCTCCAGATCACCGATGGCCATGACGAGGGTTGTGAAGGTCAGCCCCTCGACGGTGCGGACGATGAAGAAGCGGTGCTTGCCGGGCACAACCTCCGAAAGATTGCGCTGCTCCAGCCACTCGACCAGCTCCATGTGGAGGTCGTCGAAAATCTCCTGCTCCTCGTCGTCCCCTGGCGGGCCGTAAAGCTCCTCCAGGACGGTCTGATGGGCGTCCCACTCGAACCACATCATCACGTCGGCCTCGCGGTCGTCCGGGCGGAAGGCGGCGTCGAGGCCGCTGTCGCTCCAGGGGTAAGAAGTCGGTCGGCTTTGGACCTTGAACTCGTAGCCCCGGTCCCACAGCGACTCCATTTCCGCGAACTCCCTGGGGGCCTTGCGCTGCCAGTCTTGCTCATGGCTATTCCAGAGGGAGTCCTTCATCCTGATCTCGACAGTAACCGGCTGATACCCGGCGTCTTTCACCAGGTCTTCGTCATCGGTTTCGAGCAAAAACCGGAGGATTGGCTGCGTGCGGTCCACAGTTCGTTCTTCCTTGATAGGTATGCCTGTCGGAAAGGTAAACAAAAAGACGCTCACTGAGCAGGTCGAAGACATTCTGGCCAAAGGGTTACAGGGCGAGAATATCAACGCCATGCTTGCCTCTCTTTCTCCTTACGCGAGAAAGGTATGGGAGGACATGCTGACCCAGTTCCGTGAGTCCGGCGATTCTGAGCTTTTGGAACAGCTCAAGGTCGCCGACTACACCGAGAAGCCGCCCACGATGGATGAGTTCCTGACCGATCCTTTCTACCTGGGGTCGCTGATGGTCAAAAGCCAGGACTCCGAGGGCTTGTTCCCCACCTGGAAGGACATCCTGGTCAGCGACTTCAACTACGACAGCGCGATCCACAACTGCGTCATCACCGGGTCGCTGGGCATCGGCAAGACCTTCGTGATGGTCACGATCCTCCTCTACCGGATGCTCCTGGCCACGCTCCTGCGGAACCCCCACAACTTCTTCGGCCTGACTCGCGGCACCAAGATCATCTTCAACCTCCTGTCCGTCACCAAGGCAGCAGTCACGGAAACGGCGTTCGGCGACGCGCAGAACTTCATGTCGAACTGCCCCTACTTCCTGGAGGAATGCGGCTACGACCCGGACAACAGCTACACCAACTTCCGCATCCCGCTGAAAAACTCGCTGATGCTCACAGCCGGGTCCAAGGGCCAGCACTTGCTGGGTCGTAACGTGATCGGCGTGGGCCTGGACGAAGGCAACTGGCGCTTGGAAGCGGAGCCGGACACCAAGGCTTACGAGCTGTTCAACGAAGTCCGAAATCGTATCAACAACCGCTTCCGCAAAGTCGCGGGCTACCTCCCGGCCATCTCGATCCTGGCGTCGTCGGCCAAGGACGAATCGAGCTTCACGGAAACGATCATCAAGGAAATCGACGCGGCCAAAGACCCGGACACGCAGAAGGTCTATCGCAACAGCGTTTACAAAATCAAGCGGCACGCCCTCCAGCTTGGACCGCGCTGGTTCAAAGTCGCCTACGGCCTCAAGAACATCCCGCCCATGATGCTGGCGGGCTGGTATGACGAGCAAGGCACTCCCACCGGCCAGGACACTCACGAGTCCCCCGCGCCGGGCGCGAGCACTGAGCTGGTGCCGGAGCTTTACTTCTCCGAGTTCAAGCGCCGACCGCTCAACGCGCTGCGCGACGTGTGCGGTATCAGCACGGGCGGCGTCAACCGCTGGTTCGGCTCAATGGTGGATTTCGAGCGTTGCGTCGAGCTGGCCGAGAAAGACGGCGTGCTCTGCCCGGTCACATCCGCCCTGGAGATGATCCCGGTCTCGATGGAGGACGGCAAAAACATTTGGGACTACCTCGATCACCGCACCTTCCTGACCCGCGTCCAGTCGCAGATCATCCCCAAGCGGCACCCTTACTCCCAGCGTTACGCCCACATCGACTTGGCCACGCAGAACATGGCGGGCCTGGCCGTCTGTCACCTGGTCGGCAAACAACTGATCGAGGGCATGGTTTCGTCCTCCAACCCCGGCGTGCCCTTCTCCGACTACCGGCTGATCGTGGAGTATGACTTCATCCTGACCCTGACGGCAGGCCAGGTGAAGCCCATCAGCCTGGAGAAGATTCAGAACTTCCTGCTCTGGCTGGCGACCAAGTGCGGCTACAACTTCGGCCTGGTCACGTTCGACCAGTTCCAGTCGGAGATGAGCCTCCAGATGCTCGAAGCTCGCGGCTTCAAGGTAGATAAACAGAGCGTTGACCGGAACAAGGACGCCTACATCAACTGGCGCATGGCCGTTGAGGAATTGAGGCTCCGGCCCTACCGGCACCGCCACATGATGATGGAAGCCGAAAACCTGCTGGACACCGACAAGAAGGTGGATCACCCGCCCAACGGGTCCAAGGACACGACCGACGCCTGCGCGGGGGCCTACAACAACGCCGTCAACAGCGAGGAGAAGGTCACCATCATGAACCCCAACAACCCGCGCATCCACTCCACGCGCAATCTGGAGGGGCTGATCCAGGAGAAACCGCCTATCGAGATCAACATGCCCCCTGGCTACACCCGCGTTAAGAGCTTCAAAGTCTGAAATCCGTTCTATTGGGAGTATGAAAAACGAACAAGTTGATCGACCGCCGCTCGACCCGGAGGCGCTACGCCAGGAGATCGAGGATGTGTTTACGTTCGGCATTCCCGTCACCCCGGAGCAACATCACGCATGTCAACAAATTCAAAACGCCTGCAAAACCCTGGCTCACGGCATCATGCAGCTCGTGCCAGAGGGCAAGGAACAGACCATCGCCATCAACAACCTGCTGGGAGTGGCCCTGTGGAGCCGCCACGGGATCACGCGCCGGAGCATCATTGTTGCGGCGGGGGTGCCGTGGGAGGAGGCTGCGCCTGTAGCCACGGAAGTTCACCTGGGGCCGGAGCCGACGATTCAGGACCAGGTGGAAGCCCTCCAGAAGAAGCAGCAGGGCATCCCCGGCGACAATACCTGATCTCCGAGGACCGAATCCTCCAGATCAGCAATGACATCTCGGAGGACATGTGTTCGGCCAAGGCCAGTGAACTGGTCGAGGTCGTTAAGTATTTCAGAGATGAGTTCGATGACCTATGGAATCAGACACAAGAGCTAAAGATGACAGTGGGCGGAACGCTCGTGGAGACCGGCCTAAAGCTGATGCAGTCAAGACTGTGTTCGTCTCCGGGTGCTTCGACCTCCTCCACGGCGGGCACATCGAGTTCCTTACGCAAGCCAAAGCCCTCGGCCAAAAGCTCGTCGTCTGCGTCCCCACGGACGAAGTGATCCAGCGGCACAAGCAGCGCCCCGCTGCCATGCCCTTGGATCACCGGATGGACGTGCTCAAGTCGCTTTCGATGGTGGACGAGGTTGTCGTCGGCGATGACCCGGACGCGGGGCTGAACTTCAAAACCAAGTTCGGCGAAATCAAGCCCGCGATCCTGGCCGTCACCGAAGATGACAAATTCGAGGCCGGGAAGCGGAAGCTCTGTAAACGGTTTGGAGCCGAATATGTGAAGCTCCCCAAAACCCTCAAATACGAGCCTGTCAGCACAACTGACCTCCGCAACTCTCTCAAAGCCCCGGAATACGTTCCCGTGCGCGTGGACTTCGGCGGCGGCTGGCTGGACGTGCCCCGGTTTGCCCGGCCTGACAGCTTCGTAGTCAACTGCGCCGTCACCCCGATGGTCAGCCTCAAGAACTGGGGCTACGAGCGCAACGGCGGGCTGGGCGGGTCCGCCGCCTACAACGTCCTGATGGGCAATAACGCCGTCAACACCGAGCTGGAGCTGGGCGTTGGCTGGCAAGACCCCGCCGTCATCACCGAGACCGGCCTGTGCTCCTGGGTCTCCGGGCCACGCCCGGTCCTGGACATGAAGACCTCCGGCGACTGGCTGGCGGGCATGATGGCGCTGGCCTGGACCGGCAAGCCCCACAACACGCCCAGCTTGGTCTCGAACTCACGCAACTGGGACATGATTGCCGAGGCAGGTAAAGTTTGCCGCAATGCCGTCCGCAGCGGGTCGTTCATGACCCTGGTGACGGGCATCAACCTGAGCTACACGGTTCAGCGTCAAGAGGGAATGGACGAATTGCCCTCTGTCGGCGAGATCGCCAAAAAGTATTGCGGGGGAGGATTTGGCGGATACGCATTATATTTGTTTACAAATTCGACTAACCGCGAGAGCTTCGTCGCGGCTGGGAGCGGACGCATCGCAATCGAGCCGTTCATCCGCCAGCCTGGAAGCTGAGATTTCCACGGGCGGAGTGCGTTCGTCCTGGTAGTTATGACATGGCAGATAATGAGCCAGCAGCAGTCCGTGTTGAGCTGGTGCCGTATTCGATGTTTGCGGCAACCCCGGCTTATCAGATTGACGCTGAACTCGATACCGGCAAAGAGTCGGTAATCGTGTTCGGCCTCAAGCGCGACCCTGTTGTCCCCGATCCCACCGACATCCTGTTCACCGTTCCGACCGGAGGCGGCGGACGGTTTGACCTCATCTCGCAAAAGTTCTACGGCACCCCGGAGCTATGGTGGGCCATCTCGCGCTGCAATGTTGACCTCGACCCGATGATCGGGCCAGAGGTTGGCAGCATCATCCGGGTTCCAACCCGCCTGCGACTGGCCAGCCTGGGGGTGCTGAATGTCTGAGGCCCTGGCCATCCTCGCCCGCGTGCTGGAGTCCGACGAAGATTTCGTCGGCAAGGACATGGACATCCACATGCCCTACGGCATCGGCAGCCGCGTGAAGGTCACCGATGGTGACTACACCGGCGAGCCAGGCACGGTCATGGGCATGGGGAACCTGGGCAACAACGTGCGCGGCTTTTGGGTCCACCTGGACGGGGCTGACGACGACATCAACAGCGCGATCCTCTACCCCGCCGACCGCCTGGCTCCCGCCCACGACCTCAAGTATCCTCCCGGCATCCTCTGGCGCATCACCCAGGGCGAGTTCGCCGGGCGCAAGGCCATCCTGACCGGCACCAACAAGGCCGGAAGCATGTTCGTTCACGTCGAGGGGCACCCGGACGACTGGCAGATGATTTCCATGCGCCAGAACGAGTTGGAGCCGCTGGCCGAATCCGAGCTGATGGGCGACGAGGACGACGTAAAAGCTGTGGCGGGCTACGTCACGCCGGAGTTGCAGCTCGACACCGATCCCAAGTCGAAGAACCAGCAGACTTTTGTTTACGCCTACGGCGAGTTCATTGGGACCGTTTCCGAAGACCTGGCCACGCCGGGCGACTGGGTGGTGACCTTCGTGCCCAACAAGGGCTACATCTGGAAGCGCGGGTTCAGGACCAGAGAGGATGCCGCAATGGCGATCTGGCAGGACCGCATCGGCATGAAGAAGCTGCGCGAGGAGGTCGAAGATGACGAGGGCTTCAAGGACGTTTACAGCGGCGAATACCCGACGTTCAACTTCCTGGTGAAGCGCGATCCGCAGGGCCGGGAGCAGTGGGGCAGCGGGGTGTGGAATGTTTACATCGACGGCTCAGAGCTGGGCATGGAGCACGTCCCCCACATGTGGATCGGCGAGATCGAAGCCGTGCGCGGCGAGGGCAACCAGCTCCAAGGCTGGCGCATCAGCAACCTGCCCTACCCGTCATCGCCCAAAGCCATCCCTGAGCTTTTTCCGCAGCAGCTCGACGCCGCCCGCTACATTTGGGGCGAGCGCCTGCGCCCGCGCAACGAGGCCAAGGACCATCAGCGAGTTCGCCGCCTGGTCGGCAAGCTGATTGACGAAGCCGATGAGGACGAGCCTGACTTCAAGGAGTTCGCCTTCGATCCCGTGGCCAGCGCCGTAAGCGCCCTGGAGGGAGCCGGGTTCAAGATCGAGCGAGCCGACCGTGAGGGCGACGACATCTTCCTGCGGTTCACCTGGCCCGCGTTCAACGCCGTCGCCTACATCAATGGGGCCAAGCGGGCGCTGGAAGCCATCCGGCCTTTCATCAACGTGAGGCACGGCGACTACCGCGTGGACCGGGAGCTGGACGAGCAGGGCCAGAAGATCGCCCGCATGTTCATCCGCCGAAAGGATGACCAGGCACCCTGGCTCTGGAAGATCGAGCGCATCCCCAACTATTACGACCACAATGTCGCGCCGGGGGACGTGGTGAACACGTCGGCGGAATACAAGATTTTCTTCAATGGCCAGGAAGCAGGACTGTTCTTGGCACCGAACTATGACGTAGCGGAGCGCGTCCGGGAGGAGATGGCCCAACTGCACAAGGTGCATGGGTTTTACCCTCCTGGATGGGACGCGCCCGGTAACGCATGGGGCAAGGGCCACGCCATTGAGTGGTGGAGACGCAACCGTAAAAAGTTAGGCAACGTCGCCAGAAGCAACGAACCGTTTTTTGATCGGGGCCTCCTGGCGACCCGATAACATGACCGAAAGAGATGAACAACTTTGGAAAGAAAGAGTAAGCAGGGAACACCCGGAACGCGGGCTGGCTATCATCATACTTGGTAGCACCCTGCTCTACGGAACGCTGACAGTATTTTTGTTGATTAAACTTTTTAACTACTTGCTATGAGCTTTTTAACTGAACGCAAGATGGCGAACACGCTGGACGTGCCCATCGCCCTGCCCGCCACGGAACTCAAGATGTCCGATTGGCTGGTGATCGCCACGATCAAGCTGACCGCACCTTCGCGCCTCGCGGTGCGGATGCTCCACTTCAACTTCATCAGCTCGACCGTGGACTTGCAGAACATCAAAACGGTCAACTACATCAACTCCAGCATGGGCTTGTGCTACGTGGGGCTGTTCCTGAACTACACGAACGGCGACCCCTCGCAGCTCACCAAGCTCGACAAGGTGAGCGCCAGCAGCCTGGGCGTCTTCACCCGCCTTGGCAATCCGCTCATCATCAGCACGCCCGGCACCTACACCTGGCTGGCCGTCAACAACGTCCAATACAGCAACCAGAACCCCTACCTCACGGTGACGGACAGCGCGGACTTCCGCGTGAGTTGCACCGGCCAGTGGCGAATTGAACTCGACCCGACGCAATGAAGGAAGTGGATGACATCCTGGCCGCACTCCTGGAGGATGAGGATGACCTCAGCTCCAAGGACGTGTTCTTCCCCAATGACCCCAAGGCTGTGGACTTCTCCGAGCCGCTGGCGGGCAATGAGGCGAAGCTGCGCCGGGTGTTCACCTGGCTCACGCGCCTGGGGATGACGCCCGCCTTTGGCAGCGTGCCCATCGGCTGGTATCAACAGGCCCAGTTCGAGGCCATCGACCGGCTGCGGGCGCTGGCCAAGCTCAAGGGCATTGACCTGCGCTGGGTCAAAAAGAAGAACGAGCACATCCTGGCCTATCACCAGGACCGCTGGGTGCCCATCGCCAAGTTCGGCTGGCGAGATGAGCTGGTCGCCGAAGCGATGGACGACGACTTCGACATGAAGGAAGTCACGGGCGGGGCCTTCGATGAGCTGGCCCAGCTTGTAGCCAGCGGCGTCCTGGACCTGAGCGGCAAGGTCGAGCGTGGCAGTTCCCGCTACGTCCACGAGCGCAGCACCACCTTCGAGCTTTACAACAGCTACAACTGGCCGGACGACATGCCGCAGGAGGAGCGCGAGGCCGAAGAAGTCCGCATCGACAAGCTCATCAGCGAGCTGGAGAAGTATGTCAGCGAGCGCATCGTTGCCTGGAACCACAAGATTTACCAGGAGTTGGAGAAGGACTACGAGTGGGCTTACGAGGACGAGAACATCGCCGACACTCTGGAAGCAAACGACTACCACTTCACCGAGGATGGTGAGCGGGATGATGAAGGCCCATTCACCTACCAGCAACTCCAGCCCGACGCCCAAGAGGCTGCCCGCCAGTGGTGGAAGGACGCCAACGAGCAGGACAACTGGTGGAGCGAATCGACCATTGCCGAGTGGAAGTGGCTGCTCGACCAGAAGGGATTCCTTGGCGTGGAGATCGCCTTTAGCGGCTTCTGGAGCCAGGGCGATGGCGCTTCCTTCGAGGCCAAGCGGTTTGACGCGGCCCAGTTCTTCAAGGGCGTCGATCCCCTCGACTTCCCGGAGCAGGACCGCGAGCAGATGAGCGAGTCCCAGGAAGATGACATCCATCCCAAAGACCTGGCGACCACCAACCCGGAGGACGTGGCTTCCGAAATCCTCCGCCTGGTCACCGCCATTCCGGGCGTGACCGACGTGACCATGACCAGGGGCGCGGTCAACCCGGAGCACGTCATCATCAACGGCAAGATCAACCTCGACCACTGGGACGCGGGCTACGCCATCGACAAGGCGATCTTCCCGGTCATGGAGAACCCTGCCGTCGAGATTACTCGCCACACCGCCTTCGCCGCCCCGATGGACAAATATCCGCGTGGCTTCGCCGTGGTGGTCAAGCCCGCGCTGCGCGAGTCACTGCTGGAGCGTTACGGCGGGGCCGAGAAAGAGCGCCAGATTTTCTACCACGGCACGACCTCCACCCTGCTGCCCAAGATTCTCGCCCAGGGCTTGATTCCCAATCCCAAGGTCCGCTCCTGGTCCGACGATCCGCACAAGGGCCTCATCCAGCCCTCGCGCCAAAGCCTGGAGGGCATCTACGTCACGACCAACCTGATGACTGCCGTCTCCGCCGCTGGCCGCGTGGCCCGGCGCGACAAGGCCCACCGGCTGATCGTGGTGATGGAGCTGCAACCCCGCGACCTCCTGGCCGACGAGGATGACATCGGCGGCACGATCAACGCACTGGCCAACCACATCAGCGACCACGTTTACTCGCACATCTGGCCCTACTTCGCCGAAGTCTATCGAGACCGAATGCGCTACGCGGAGGAATACGCGCCCCGCGCCGACCAGGCCAAGGCCAAATGGGTGGACGACGCCGCCAAGCAGATGCTCTACAAGTTCGGCCAGAACAGGCCGGAGCTGGAGACCCGCCTGCGCGAGCTGCTGGCCAACGAGGGCTACCGCATCATGCTGACCCGCATGGCCTCCTATGCGGGCGACTGGGAGAAGGGCTACTGGCACAGCGAATGGCGGCACCTGTTTGGGACCGACGAGGACGCTCCTCCGGTGCCGGACAAGAACCAGGCCGAAGCAGACTTTCTCGCTTTCAAGGACAAGCTGACGCGCACGCTCAAGGGCAAAGCCCGCCCGCTGATGCAGAAGGACTGGAAGCTCAACGTCAGTGGCCGGTCCATGAAGCCCATCGGTTTCGACGGCAGCGACCGCATCATCTGCATCGTCGAGGAGATCGACCACTCCGGGCCGGAGTATTACACCGGCATGATCGTCCACTACGGCAAGCCGCCCGAACAGCTCATCAAGGACTGGACCGAATCCCACGGCCCCCTGGACAAGCCAGACAGCATTGTTTACAAAAACGCGCAGCAGGAAGCTTTCGAGACGCACGGCCAGGCTTTGGCCCGCACCGGCGAGTGGGGCACCCAGGCGGCAGGCGGCGTCTATATCGCCCAGGACACCGGGCGCGTGCTCATCGGCTTTCGCTCCAGCGATGTTCTCAAGCCGCACACCTGGGGCACCTTCGGCGGAGCAATGGACGAAGGCGAAGACGCGGCCACGGCTGCCCAGCGCGAGATGAAGGAGGAGACCGGCTACAGCGGGCCGATGGAGATGAAGCTCGTTTACGTTTTCGAGAAGGGCACGTTCAAGTATCACAACTTCGCCGTCATCGTGCCCGCCGAGTTCAAGCCGCGCCTCAACTGGGAGAACGATGACGCCGAGTGGTTCGAGCCGGGCAAGTGGCCAAGCCCGCTTCACCCTGGCATGGATCAGCTTCTTTCGCGCCTGGGCGCGGTCCAGGAGTCCGAGGATGACGACTTCGACGTGAAAGAAGTGGCCAAGGTCGATGACGGAATCTTCGTCAACTACACCTACGACTCGCACGACCCCGATGGCCAATACGAGCAGGTGTGGGAAGACGAGGGACCGTTCGTGTCCATGCAGAGCGCCTACGAGTGGGCGCAGAAAAACCTGTCCCGCGACAAGATCGCCGAGCTGAACATCACCCGCGAAGTCCTGGGCAGCGTGACCGACAAGATCATCGTCGATCAGTTTTGGGGAACCTGGGAGAAGCGCGGCGAGCAAACGGTTCCTGTAAACATTTCCGAGGCAGCCGATGACGACTTTGAAACCAAGGAGATCGCCGAGTTTGACCCGGACCCGTTGACGTTGACGCGCAACTTCATGGAGACGGCCTACACGACGCACGGCGATCTGGACCGCTTCATGACCAAGCTCTCCGAGGTCGTGGACTGGCCCCAGCTCTACGCCGCCTATCCGCGCATGGCTGACATGCCGGTCAAGCTTTACGGCGGCGTGCCCATGCAGATCGGCTGGGCTGTGAGCAGACCCGGCACGGTTGCAGGCGTCAACCTGGAGCCAGGGCAGACTGTGTTCCTTGTTGGTCGCCAGGCATTCGATGATGCGCCCAAGCGCCTGGAGCGCCGGTTCGCGTGGGCCATCAAGTGTGCCCTCGACGTGCTCGATGGCCGCAACCCGGACAAAGAAGCCGCCAAAGAGTGGGCCGCGAGAAAGACCAAGAGCCGCTGGCCCGACGACTACCAGTATGGGTTTGAAAGCCGTGATCCCGACGCCGTAGTGGAAACTGCCGAAGACGACTTTGAGGTCAAGGATGTGGGGCTGCCCGGCCAGAACTGGACCTACCACATCTTCCGCTTCCCCACCGCAGCGGCCATCAACTACTTCGTGGTCGAAGACCCGGCCTTCAAACACGAGCCGTTTGTGACCGACCGCACCGGCGATGAGCTGGAACGCGGCATCCGCCCTCGCTGGCCCAACTGGGACAAGCTGGGCAAGACGGTGGGCGGTCACACCTTCCCCCGGCGAATGCCGGACAAGGAGCTTCACCAGATCGCCCAGGCGCAGATCAGGCAGTTCTTGAGAGCGGGCGAATTTCCGCGCCAGGGCTACCGCGACGTGTGGGAATGGATGCGGGATGTGCGCGACACCGGCAAGCCCCATGATCCGCTCCCGTGGGACATCCGCAGGCGCGGCAATACTTACAGACAGATATGAACGGCTTTGTCACAACTCAGCGTTACGGGACCACATTTGATGTGCCCATCAGCCTGCCGCAGACTGAACTCCGGCGCGGGCGCTACATCAACTGCGGCCAAATCCGGCTGACGCTGGGCCAGGTCTTGCGGATTCGCTGCCTGAACCTGCACCTGGTCAACATCATCACGGCCACGGCGCTGCCCGACATTTTCAGCACGCCCCTGGGCATCGTGAGCGCAGGCGTCTATCTCTCGCCGATGATGTGCTCGTCGTCCTGTCTGCTGACCGCTCAGTCGCCTGGGATCATTTCTGTAAACAGTTTCGCCTACAAGGAATACCGGTCGCCTGGCCTCTATTACTTCACCGTCAGCAACAACACGACGAACGTGGACGTGAGCGTCGCCCTGACGGGGGTCATCAAGCTGCTCAACTACGCATGAAGTTCTATCCCCTATGAGTGACGCACTCGAATCTGCCCTTATCATTCAGCTCCAGGAGGCGATCAAATGGGGTTCGCCGCTGCCTGCCCCGGAGATCGTGACCGGGCGCATGACCCAAGTCGATCCTGGCCTGCCGTTCAACGTCGTGGACTACTCCAAGCGCGACCGCGAGTTGCAGCAGCGCGACAACATCATTGCCGCCGCCGTCTGCAAGGTCTCGCTCCATGCCCGCACCGTCTGGAGCGGCACCGTGGTCTATCCCCGGCTCCAGGGCGTCCAGGGTGTCACCGACTACACCGGCACCAACATCTTCCTGGGCGTGGACCCGCAAGAGCTGAACTATCCGCTCCCGGTGAACTACACCAGCGTCATGTATGTCGGCAATGGCAGCGTGCCCTACGACGCAGTGCTCACGACCGACAAAGACCTCTATGGCCGAGACCTGCTGCTCTACGAGACACTGGCCCGCGCTGCCTCCATCTTCCCCATCGAACCCATCCAGGAGAAAGACCCTGCCGGTGCGGTCATCGGCTCCACCAGCATTTGGGCCACGGCCAGCGGCACCGACCGCAACGTCACGCCCAACTCCGCGCAAGCGATGGACGTGGCCATGCTCAAGGAGCCGGACATGTATCTGGCCGAGCGCGACAATCAGAACGCGGCCTACGTGTCGCGGGTCGCCCAGGCGCTCAAGAACCCGTTCGAGTATGCCTCGCGCATCTACGTGGAAGTCGTCGGGCCTGCCGAGCGCGAGACTGAGACCTACGTCCTGAGCGAAGCCGTCTTCATTTACGGCCAGGTTTACGCCGCCAACGAGGAGGTCAAATACACCAGGCCGACCATCGACTCCGGCGCGGACACGGTGACCATCGCTGCGGACGGGACTGCCACGATCTCGACCACCGGCTACCTGTTCGGCAACGGCAACGACGTGGGGCGCATCTTCGTCCTGGACTCCGACAACCTGCCCTACACGATCACCAACTTCATCAGCACCACCCAGTGCGTGGTCACGACGGACGGTGCCAAGACGGCCACGGGTTTCACCATCACCAACACGATCTCGCAGTGGTATCGAGCCAACTACACCACCGGCGACATCCCCTACGGCAGCCCCGCCTGGACGCAGATCAGCGCCCCCAACCTGCGACAGTTCCTCTCGGAACCGGCGCTCTCCAGCCGCAACCGGATCATCTACAACGTCTCGGCCAAGACCCTCCAGTGGCTCCGGGAAAACCTGGACCTGGTTCACGTCCCGCAGATCGTCGGCTTCATGATCCCCGGCGTGCTGCCCGGCCAGACCGTGGAGACGGTCCCGCAGGTGCCAGAGACGAAGGACTCCCAGTTCTGGCGGCAGAAGTCAGGCCGCGTATCGCTCCAGAGCGGCACCTGGCAAAACTTGGCCTCCATCTATCCCACGGCGGGAGCAGCCACAACGGGCGGCATCGACACGATGTTTCAGAGCGCCAAGGCGCTCACCCTGATGATGCCCGATACCGCCGCGATCCAGTTCAGCGCCCCCATCTGCCCGCCCGGCACCTATGCCATGACGGCGCTGATCCGACCAGCCTCCACCGTTTACATCGCGGGCATCGACCGCGTGGTGGGCGGCACAAGCGTCCCAGCCAACAGTGGCGTCAACTTCAACGGGCTGAACGAAGTCATCCAATACAACATCAAGCTGCCCTATGGCACCTGGACGCTGCGGATCGAATACACCAACGACGTGACCGCGCTCACGGACAGCGTGGGGTTTGGTGTCATTGTCAGCATCCCCGGCCAGATTCTCTTGGGCGACGCCACGCCGCTTTACTTCGCCGATACCAACGGCAATCCGCTGCCCAAGGGCCTGCTTGTGACCAGCAGTGGACTTGACATCAACGCCCAGGGCCAAGCCTACCCGCTCTCGATCCAATGGACTGCCGGGTCCGGCAAGCTCCACATCCGCCGCCTCATCTTCTCGTCCACGACCAACCAGACCAGCCATTACATCGTGGACACATCCTGGCGCGGCAAGAACTACACGGCCAAGCTGGACGTGATGGGCGAACGCGACTGCCCCGACGTGATGCCCTTCCGGTTCTACCTGGCGACAGGCGACAGCAACCCCACCTTCGACCTGACCTGGAAGATTGCCAAAGGCGCACCCTACGACGCCACACGGACGTATTATCCCGGCGACCAAGTGCTCTATAACGGCATCTACTGGCAAGCGACGGACATCATCAGTCCCGGCGTCTATCCAGGCAGCTCGACGGACTGGAATCCGCTCAGCCGCGAGCCACAGATTCCGCTCCTGGTCGAAAGCCTGAACCTCCAGTATCTCCGCACCACGGAGGTCACACCGATGACCAGCGGCAACCTGGGCTTCCGCCAGGACATGGTTGAGCGGTCGCTGCGCTGCGACCAGGATGCCTACCGGGCCAGCATCAGCAGCGTCGGCAGCAACTTTCCTGAGTTTCGCGTCGCCAACGCGACGGGCTACTCCTGGGAGCGTGAATCCACCGAAGCGTGGATGGGCTTCCAGGAGAGCTATAACCCGCGCCTGCGCGAGTTCCAAGCTGTCAGCGGTGCGATCCTGGAGGGGCGCTACTACGAAGTGCGCGGCACCACCGGGAGCCTCATCTACAACTCTGTCGTCTATGCCCCCAACCAACGCTTCTACGGCGTGGCCGGGGTGACCACTTTCACGCCTGGTGGTGATTGCACGCTCTGGCAAGTCGGAGCTTACCGGGTTTCTCTCCCAGGGGATGTGGGACAGCCAGCTTACGTGCCGGACGGGCTGGAGTTCGTTTTGTCAGCGGGAACCGTGGCCGGTTGGTATGCGTCGTATGCGTCCTACCCCACCATCCAGACCCTTCAACCGTGGATGGTGGAGAAAGGTATTTATGTGGCGCAGCCGGAGTTCTGGTCGCCGCCGACAATGTAAAACGTAAACAAATGAAAAAGCTAACATTATTGCTGGTAACAGCGTTCCTATTCGTTCAAGCCGCGATGGTTCAAGCGGCCTCCTCCGTCACCCTCGCGTGGGACGCAAGTCCTGACGTGGGCGTGACCAACTACAACCTCTACTGGGGTCTCATGTCGGGCACCAATCACGCGACGACCAACACGGTGCTCACCGGCAACGTGACAGTCTATACGCTGACCAATGCTTTAACCCAGCCCAACACCTACTGGTTCTACGTGACCGCCCTGGGCAGCGGGCTGGAGAGCGTGCCCTCCAACGAAATCCGCTACGCCCCGCCGTATCCGTCGCCGGACCAGATGGCTGGCTTCCGCTACACGACGTTCTGGCAAGGCAGAAATCCGTGGGTGCTGCAACTGGACTGGTTCGCGGTGACCAACATCCCGCTGGCCAACTACCGCATCTACTGGGGCCTGATGAACACCAACAACGGCACCCATACGACCACCAACATCTTGCCGGTCTCCGCGTCGCAGACCACCTGCACCGTGAGCAACCTTATCACCGGCAACACCTATTGGTTCAGCGGAGCCGCCGTCTCGACCGACATGGTTCAAGGACCATACTCGGATGAGATTCGCTACTTCGTTTATCCGATTGCGCCAAGAGGCCCTGGGTCTTTCCGCCAGGTCATCACTGTGCAGCCCGGACAGTAATGTGCCGGGATCAAATTCCAGTCTGCATCCAGTCCTGCTCGAAGGAGTTCGCCTTCGAGCGGCGAATGGCTTGCCTGGACACTTGGGTTCCGACGTTATCGTCGAAATTCTACCCCATCTTCCTGGTCGGCAACCCCGACCAGGAAGTTGATTACATCTTCAAGGAGCTAGGCCCTGGCTGCGGCAATTACCTCAGCGTCCGCTTCTGCGACGAGTGGTATGCGCTCTCCGGCAAGATGAGGCGCTGGTGGGTGTGGGCGCTGGAGCACTTCGACGCGCCCTGGTTTTTCAAGTGCGACGACGACAGCTACGTCAACGGCAGGCTGTTCAACGATTTCCCCTTTGAGCGTTACGACTACACCGGCCATTTCTACACCGAAACTTACGCCTGGAAGCAGAAACGTCCGCTGGTTGGCAGCGAGATTCAATACAAGGCCCACGGCGCGGGCTACAGCCTTTCCCGGCGCTGCGCCAAGCTCGTGTCCGAGAAGCTGGGCGACTGGGAGCCTGGCGGCGAAGACGTGAGCACGGCCAGGACCATCTTCAACGGCATCCCCGACGTGGTGATCCACGACATGTGGGAACCGCGAGTCGCGCCCTGGGCCAGACTGAACATGCAGCCCGACTGGTTGGTCGGCCACGAGATTCGGGGCATGGACATGATGCGCCAGGTTCACCGGAAGGTAGTTAATCCGTGAGACTAAAGACGACCTCGCTCAAGCGCGGCCTGCTCCTCTATCACGGCACCAGCTCGCCGGATTTTGACGAGCGGGCTGGCAGCCTCGCTTTCCCTGCCTGGTTCAGCGAGAAGGAGCGCGTCGCCCGCTACTTCGTCAACTGGCATGGTGAGCCGGAGCCTTACCCCTACAACGAGGAGCTGCCAAGCTCCGCCCGCATTATTGTTTACAAAGTCTCTCAGCCCATCAAGGTGCTCCTCATCCCGGACGGCGAGACGATGGATTACATCCGCGACGAGATGGCGATGGCCGACGACGTTGAAACCCTGGCCGACTGGTGCTGCTCCAACGGCTACAACGGCTGGGTCATCCCCAACAACTACCCCGCCGAGGGCGGCAGCGACATCATGCTCTGCCGAGACGAGGGCCTGGAGTATGTTGAGACCAAGGCCCTCAACGAGAGCGCCGAAGACTTCGACAGCAAGGATGTCAGCGAGCCGGACCCGGTGGGGCTGGTTCACAGCATCATCCAGAACGCCGGGATCACCGACATCAACGTGAAGCGCACAGGCCGGTCCATGATATTCGACGGCATCCTGGGCCGGTATCCCACGCACACCAGGGACGGCACCAAGATCGAGGTCGCCGACCTGTGCTACGCCCAGCAAATCTCCTGGAAGATCGCGGAGCTGCCCCAGGTCGAGAAGTGTAACGCGACCACCAACCGGCTGCCGGACGGGCGCAAGACGGCTCACTTTTGGGTGCTCTGGCGCGAGGAGACCAACGCGCAAATCCAGATGGAGGCAGAAGAAATTGTAAACAATCTCATCGAGGCCAACAGCGCCCACCTGGAGATGGCCACGCGAGCAGCCCGCTGGATTTACCAGCACGACCCTGACTTCTTCGAGGGCGGCTGCGGCGATGTCAACCACGTCATCAAGAAGTTCCTGGAGACCCAGCAGGTGCCCGTTCGCCTGCTCACCGGCTATGCCGTCTTCGCCCGCGAGAAGGTGCCTCATGCCTGGCTAGAGATTGACGGCCAACAGTTTGACCCGGTTTACACGCTCCAGCGCATCGTGCCCAAGAGCTACGTGCCCAAGCCAATGGACCTGGGCGACTTCGGGGTGGACGAGGAAAGCGGCTACCACGACGAATTAGTCCAGCAGCTCCAGCAGGCCGTGACCCTGGGCGAGAGCGAGGAGGAAGACGACTTCAAGGATGCCTGGAAGGAGCCGGACGCCTGGGAATGGATGCGCGACACCTTGCCCGGCCTGGGCTTCCAGTATGAAGACATGGGCATCAAACACTGGTGGAAGAAGGCCAAAGGCGGCAAGCGCGTGCGGGTATCCGGCGCAACCAACCCAGGCTGCGTCAACATCTACCGGGAATACATGAACTGGCACATGCAGTGGACCGATGAGGATGCAGAAGTCCAGGTGCCGGTAGAGCGAGCGTTGGACGTGATCCGCCGCTACGGAGCACTGTAGTTAGGACATGAAGCGCAGTATCCAGGAAATCGGTATGGAAGGCTTTGACGATCCAGGCCCTCAGCCCAACAAGTGGGCGGGCCGGATGAAGTGGAAGCCGCACGGCAACCCGCGCCTCCATCCCGACGAAGAAGCCGCCTTGGCCCAAGGCCAGCCCGGCGACATGCCGGAGCCGACCGACATCTCGGCTGACGATCTCCTGGACCGTCCTCCCACCGTCGCCCCTCACGTTTCCAACGTCCAGCCCGTCCGTGGCGGCTTGGAAGAACCAGGGACCGCAGTCCCGATCAGGCAAAAGAGCCGGTTCGATCTGCCCAAGCCGCAGATGGAGCCGATGCGCTTTGCCGGAGCTGCCGACATCGACCGGCTGATGGCTGAGATCAAAGCCGAAGAAGCGAAACCACCGCATCAGCAGAACGCGGCCAAGATCGCTCAGCTCAAAGCCGACGCGATGGAGCTGATGTCCCAGGAAGAATCCCAGCGGGTCCAGCGCATGGCGGACAGGCTGATTCCCCGCGTGGACGAAGTGAAGATTTACGCCACGAGCACCAAGCCGTATCCCGGCTCAACTTCCCGTGAAAAGGAAGCGCCCGCCAAGCCCAAGGCAGGCTGGCAGAAGCTCTGTCGCCACTGCGGCAAACCGAGCGGCACCAAAGACGTTTGCGGCTGCCGAGATTAAGTTCCAGGAGGAACGACCTTCTCCGGCTTGCGGCCCTCGAAGATTTGGAGGCGGATGCTCTCCGGCAAGCCTTCATTCCCGCCCGCCCAGTGAAGCTGTAGCTGGTTCAACCAGGTCAGCACTCCCACTGTTTCCTGGAGCGACTTCTTCTCGTCGTCATTCAGGATGGGGTTGGTTCGGAGGACGCCGGAGATCACGTCCGCCTGCTTTTTGAAGGGCGTCTTTGTAAACTTTTGCTCTTTGACTGGCATACACCAGGAAGAACGGCTTTCAGCGAGCTGGTTTGGGATGCAACTATTTTGTTTACATTTTCGATTGAGCGTGGGATATTGCCCTGGAAATCGTTCTGTATGAAACTGAAACTGACCATACTTGCTGTGGGTTTGCTCGCCTCCGGGTGCGCGAACCAGTATTACACCGGGGCGTCCGGTCCAGGCCATGCCCAGCTCATGGAGAGCGGGCCGATGACTCTGGTCAACAACACGCCCTGCCGCCTCAACGTCACCATCGACAGCGCCCTGGTTTACACCAACGTCGCTCCGGGCCAGACGGTTCCGATCCACGGCTCGGCCTGGGTGCCCAGGACGCCGGTGATTGTGACCGGCTACGACGACAAGGGCAAATACGTCGGGGCCAACGACTGGATATTCTACAACGGCCAGGCGCAGGTGTGGAGGGTCGAAGAACTCAAGAAGCCTACTTACTGATATGCGAGTCCTTGTCGTTGACGAAGCCGCCAAAGCACGAGCCGCCGCGTTGCGGGAATACGTGCTGGCGCACAAAGAAAACCTGAACAGCCTGGTGGAGCGGATGAGCCGCAGAGGCCCGGTCCCCGGCGACAACCCCAACTTTGTCCTGGAGCTGTTCGACGGCTGGCGAGTCGTCATGACCCTGGAGCAGCAGCCGCCTCCCCCGGACGGACCAGGCTGGTGCTACCACATCTCGATCTCGGTCGCGCCCCGGCGCGGCGGGGGCGGCGGAGGCTACCCCAACCCCATCGCCATCGAGCACCAACTGCTGCCGCTCCTGGGCATCAAGGGCACCATCAAAGATGCCGTCAACAGCAAGACGGTCGGCAACGTCGTCGAGCTATGGTTCAAATACGAAGGCCCGGAATGAGCACCAAGACGTTTGTCGGCATCGGCATCGTCGGCCTGTTCGTCCTGTTCGTGCTGGAGCATTACCAGCGAAAGCCCGCTGAGCCGGTCAAGGCTGTATCGACGAATACGACCTCGACCAACAACCCCTATCTCCAGGCCGCGCTGAGCAACGCCCTGATGCGCGTCCGGGCTGATCTCGCCAAGGAGACCAACGCCGCTGAGATCGCCAAACTCCGGGCTGCGGAGCACTCGATAACGAACACGCTGAAATGAATCTGCCCGACCTCATCGACATCACTGGACCCCAGGTGGTGGAAGTCCAGGTGAGCCACGACTGCCGCAAGCTGTGGATCAACGTCAACGGCAAGTGCGTGCTGCGCTGCTGCCAGATTGAAAACCTGGTGACCGAATCCCTCGACCAAAAACCTGTTCTATCTGAGGATGCGAATGCTGCCACAGGAAATACCGAAGACCATCCGCCAGGCAATGGCGATGGCCAACTACAAGAAAGCCGAGCCTGAGATCAGGTTGGCTTTCATGATCGGTTACCTCTGTGGTGCCGGTGTCTCCAGTCAGATGCGAGGGAAAGGCCCCAATGCTTTCCGCAGATGGCTGGTGAGCAGGCACAAGGAGGTTGACAGCCTGTGTGCAGAGTTCGACGAGGCCCTGTTGAGAGATGTTGCCGTCCACTTGGCCACGTTCCAGGCAAAAAAGGCAGCACAGAAAAACTGAACTATGAACGGACAAATCCCAGTCATTCAACGCCCGGTCCAACTCGATGTCGTCAAAGTCAGCGACACGAAGGAAATGGAGACCGAGATCAACAAGCGCCTCAAAGACGGCTTCCTGTTCCACGGGGACATGAAGATCGTGACGGTGGGCGGCGAGCTGGTTTACATCCAGGCGATGGTCAAAACCGAAATCGTGCCCATGCAGATGCCCCGTGGTTCGGGCAGCAACATCCTGGTCCCGCAGTGAGGCTGAACGAGATCATCACCAGCCGCACCAACGGCAAGCAATACCGCGTTACCCGCATTTCAGAGACGCACATCTGGATTCGATGGGTAGCTTACGGCGACCGCCGTGGGCTATCCCATCGTCTCCTGCGGGAATACGTGGAGGAAAACTATGACCGACCCAACAAGGAATCCCATGCTGAGCGACGCTGAAATCGAGAATCGTTTCACCTACCACAAGCCAGTCGGTGACCAGCCCCAACGCTACGAAGCCCTGCGGAACAAGGCCAAGGAACTGGCCCTCATGATCCGCGACCTGTGCCCGGACAGCCGCGAACGCAGCCACGCCCTGACGCAGCTTGAGGACACGGTGATGTGGGCCAACGCCTCCATCGCCCGCAGCAAGCCCGTCGATCAAACCCCGCCCCTGCCTGGCCTGGTTTCGTGAGCGCCTGCAAGCACCACTGGGTCCACCTGGAGACCAAGCAGGAGCACAGCAGCTCCGGCTATGGAGAGTTCCATCGCCGCGACGTGTATCACTGCGACAAGTGCCTGGAGCTGGCCGTGAAGGAGCAGTATTACTACGGCAAGGGAGGCGGCGATACCCATGTGCCGGACTGGTTCACCGGCCCGGTCCCTGGACGTGGCAACCGCTACTGATATGCCTGACATCAAAAACGTGAAGGTTGGCCAGACGCTCTACACGGTGCGCCGTGAGCAGGCTGGCAACACCACCATGCGTCGCACGGCGATCCACTCGGTCACCGTGAAGGAGATTGACCCGCAACTGCGCTGGGTCTTGGCCTCCTGGAATTACAACCCCGCCCAAAAATACTATGCCCGCCACGTCCGCCAGTGGAAAGTCAACGACCCGCGTAAAAGAGGTCAAGCTCAACCTGGTGTCCACGCCGATCAAAGCCCGGACACGAAAGCTCGTGTGGAAACCAAAACCCCCGACTGGACCTGACCCAATCAAGCCGGAGCAATACCTCGGCTCCTGGGGCACGACCTATAACGCCGAGGGCGCACGCGCCTGCGGCTACATGTGCCTGCCGGTCCTCCAGGACTTGTGGGGCCGCAAACTCGACGAGGTTGTCATGGCCTACGTCCACGCGCTCCGGCCCAGTATGGTCCGCATCGCCGACAAGGGCATCAAGCTCGACTCCCGACGCTGGCGCGTCACCATTTGGGTGCGGAAGCACGGACGCAGCCGCTTCGTCAACCGCATCGAGCAGGAGGTCGAAGTGCTGCTGCCCGAAGGCGTGGCGCACGGTGACGCTCTCCGCCTGGCCCGGCGCTACGGCATCAACTCTCCCCAGGTGAAATGGCACCGGGACGCGACCGGCTACACGATGATGTCGGCCTCCCTGGGCGGCGGCTACTGGAAGACCACGGAGAAAGGCTCCGTGAAGTGGAAGTTCAAACAAGGCAAACCCAACCCCAAACTCTGGCACAATGCGCGAATTACAAGCTCTCGGCGTTAAGAACATCACGGACAAGGCCGACGTTCACCACTCCTTCAAGGGAGTGAGCTACCTGGATGTTTACGAATCCTACTTCGCGCCAGTGCGCGAACAGACGCGGGTAGTCCTGGAGCTGGGCGTGCTGGCGGGCCACTCGCTCATGACCTGGCGCGACTACTTCCCGAACGCCGAGGTTTGGGGCATCGACATCGACCCGGCCTGCAACATGAACCACGGCCCGCGCACCCATGTCGTGACCGGCAGCCAGGCCGACCCGGAAGCCATCGCCAAGGCCGCGCCCGGCCAGGAGTTCGACATCGTGGTGGATGACGGCAGTCACCTGGTCGTCCACCTGATCGAGAGCTTCAAGCTGATCTGGCCCCGCGTCAGGCCGGGCGGTTACTACGTGATGGAAGACCTGGGTTGCACCTACTTCGACACCACGCCCTGGTCGAAGGTCTGGCCGGGCCAGCACTACAACCCGGAAGGCACCGACTTCAACAACAACCGGGCCAAGCTCAACGAGTTCTTTTTCTCCCTCATCCAGCCATTGGACGGCCTCTACGGGGACGTGCGCTTCGTCCACTTCCATCCCATGCAATGCTTCATCAGGAAGGTGGAGCTGTAGTTACTTTGGCAGTTAGCTGCGAGTGTTTGTGCATCACTCGCGTTGTCTAAACCAAAGCCAGCCGCCTGGCCCTCACCTGGCGGCTGGTCCTAAACAGTTGACAGATAAGCAGAAAGACATACTCAAAGTAGCCCTGGCCTGGACCGTCATTATCGGCTTGGAGGTCGGTTGGATCATCTACCTGTTCGTTTTCGGAGGCCCCCTTCCCTGGCTGGACAAGCCCTAAAAATAATTTCACTTTTTTGCACTATCCCTCTTGACGTGGGACTCGGTTTCGTTTACATTCATCACCAGAATGAATGCTACGAACATCACAGTCGAGTCACTGGAAGCCCTCCTTCACTGGAGCAAACCCACCATCGTCACCAACGCTCGCGGCGTCCGCCAGCTCCGCACTGCCGCTCCCCACGGCCAGTTCTGGTCCCTGTGGCGCAGCAGCAAACCCGCCCTCCAGGCCCTCGGCGTCAGCCCGAAGCTGGACGGCGACACCTGGATCATCAACTGGTATCAAGACCCGCCCCAGGCTGCCGCCGCTGCCGCCCGCCCCTTCGTCCTTCCTGAGACCAAGTATGCCTGGTCCGACGAGCAGGTCGCCATCTTCAAGTGGTTCCACTCCGGCACCGGCTCCCTCGTAGTTCGCGCCCGCGCTGGCACGGGCAAGACCACCACCATCAAGGCCGCGTTCAGCGTCGCCCCCGAAGAAAAGATGCTCTACGCCGTGTTCAACAAGAAGAACCAGGTCGAAGCCGCCCAGGCCATCACCGACCCCCGCGTCGAGATCAAGACCCTCCACAGCATCGGCTTCATGTTCATCCAGCAGGTCTGGCCGCAGTCCAAGCCCACCGACGACGTTGAGATCGACCGCGTGGAGAAGATCGTCGGCGAGCAGCAGCCCAAGGAAGTGAAGACCCAGGTCAAGAAGCTCGTGGCCTTCGCCAAGAACACCCTCATCAACCCGACCCTGGAGGAGATGGTTGACCTCGCCGAAGAACGCGACATCGAGTGCGCCAACTTCGAGGCCCCGGAGAACGGCGGCTGGAACCGCATCATGCTCGCCCGCGCTGCCCTCCGCGTGATGGAGCTGTCCAAAGTCCGCGACGCCCAGGGCCGCATCAGCTTCAACGACATGGTTTGGCTCCCGGTCGCCATGAACTGGACCCGCGCCTGGTTCGACCTCGTGGTTGTGGACGAAGCCCAGGACATGAACCTGCCGCAGCTCACGATGGCCAAGGCCGCGTGCAAGCACGGTGGTCGGGTGTGCGTGGTGGGCGACGACCGCCAGGCCATCTATGGTTTCCGTGGCGCGGTCAGCGACGGCATGGACATGATGCGCCGGACCCTCAACGCCGCCGAGCTGGGCCTGACCATCACCTACCGCTGCCCCAAGAAGGTTGTGGCCCTCGCCGCCGCCATCGTCCCCGACTACCGCGCTGCTGACGCCGCCCCCGAAGGCGAAGTGCTCTCCTGCGAAGCCACGGCCATCAACGCGCAGGTTGTGGTGGGCGACGCGATCCTCAGCCGCTCCAACGCCCCGCTGATGCCGCTGTGCCTCTCCCTCCTCCGCAAAGGCATCCCGGCCCGCATCGAAGGCCGCGACCTGGGCAAAGCCCTCCTGGACATCGTGGAGAAGCTGAACGCCCGCAGCGTCCCCGACTTCCTCCGCAAAGTCGAGCACTGGGCCGAGAAGCAGACCAACCGCTTCATGGACACCAAGCACTTCGAGGAGAAGGCCGAACAGATTCAGGACCAGGCCGAAACCCTCCGCGCCATCGCCGAAGGCGCGAGCAGCGTCACCGAGGTCAAGAACCGCCTGACCTCGCTGTTCCAGGACACCGACGCGAACAGCAAGCCGACCGTGACCCTGAGCACGACCCACAAGGCCAAGGGCCTGGAGTGGACGAAGGTTTACATCCTGACCAAGACCTTCAACAAGAAGCGCCCCATCAACGCCGCGCCCCAGTCGCCCGAAGCCGCCGCCCAGGAGGCCAAGGAGCAGGCCAACATCTACTACGTGGCCATCACCCGCGCCAAGATGACCTTGGTGCTCGCCAACGGGGACGTGCGGTAACCCAACCAGGGGGCGGGGCAACCCGCCCCCTCAACTCTTACACCTATGATTAAACGCAAGATCACAGCCCCGGCGATGAAGAACCGCCAGGGCCTCCGCGTCGGCAAGACCATCCTGGAAGTGACCTACTTCGAGGACCGAGTGGGCGTGCCCTGGGCCGAGATGCGGCCCCTGGTCGCCTCCGCCTTCCGCCACGTCCAGAAGGAAGCCTTCCGCGACCACGGCACCGAGTTCATTCGCCGGTCCCGCGCCTGGAACACGACGCTCTTTCTCCACAAGAGCAGCCGTGGCTGGTGGGGCCGCAACGTCGGCAGCCGCTCGCGGGTCTTCATCGGCCCGCTCCACCCGGAGCCACGCCAGACCGTCTATCCCAAGTTCAAGGACATGCCCGTGTTCTGGCACATGGACTGGCGGGAGCACCTGGTCGGCCTCGTGGCGCACGAGCTGTGGCACCGCTGGCAGCCCGGCCACGGCAAGCCCGCCGAGATGATGTGCGAGACCGTCGAGCAGGACGCCATCGACACCTACCGGCGCGAGCAGGGTTACACCTTCAAGCCAGTGACCGTTCACCACGAGCCGGGCGAGTTCGCCCGCTGCCCCCAGGAAAGTTGCGTGGATTGCAGGCAGCCCACGCCCTACTGGATGGAGGACCAGCACACCCCGCTGTGCCAGGGCTGCTGCGACAAGCGCAACCTGGCGATGGCCAAGGCAGCCCGGAATGGAGGCCAGCCGTGAAGGACCGCGTAGCTGAAACCCTGGACCGGCTGGCCAAATGCTCCTGGATACTCCAAGCCGTCAAGCGGCTGGGCCTGCCGCCGCGCCCGCCTGAACTGGCCAAGAAGGACGCCGCCGACTTCAAGCGGGACGTGCTCTACATCCTGAAACGGATGCCGGGCGGCAACACCGAAGCCAACCGCAAACTGCTCCACGAGCAGATCAACGAGATGGTCAAGTTCCTCAACGAGCACGACGAGGACATCCGTTTCACCCCTCGAAAAAAGAAGAAATAAATGCACTTACACTCTTGACCTGGGACTTTGAATCGTTTACATTTCGACGTATGAAAATTGAATTACATATCAACGACACCACCTGGGGCCTCTTTGTTGATGGCGTCCAGACTGCGAATGGCTTGGTCGAGGGCGACAATCAGCCCCGCACCTTTGGCATCCACTCCAAGACCGGCGCGACCGAGTTCTATCTCGATGGCAAGGTCAGCAACCCGGAGCACGCCCGCGATGGCCGCAAGCCCCGCTGGATCACCGGCGACAAGCTCAAGGACTGGATCATCCACACCGAGACCCCTGCCGAGCGAGCCGCGCTCCTGGCCGACATGATCGCCAGCGAAGCCTACAGCCAGGTCCACGACCGGGCCATAGCCGAGGAGCAGGAACGCCGACGCCGCCAGGTCGCGGGCGGGGGCGGGCTGGCCAGCTAAACCGTTCTACCCTCTAAAACGCTATGCCCAAAATCTGTTACCGGAAGAAGAACTTCTCGCCCGACCGCGTGGACAAGATCGAGAAGGCCAACGTCATCATCGCGGAGTATGCCGCCCAGGGATTCGAGCTGACCTTGCGCCAGCTCTACTACCAGTTCGTCTCGCGGGGGTTCATCCCCAACAACCAGCGCGAGTATAAGAACCTGGGCGATGTCATCAACGACGCCCGGCTGGCCGGTCAGATTGACTGGGAATCCATCGTGGACCGCACGCGCAACCTCTCCTCCCTGGCCCACTGGGACGCGCCCACCGACATCATCAGCGCGTGCGCCAAGCAGTTCCGCATCGACAAGTGGGCGACCCAGCCCCGGCGCGTGGAAGTCTGGATCGAGAAGGACGCCCTGGTCGGCGTCATCGAGGGCGTCTGCCAGTCCCTCGACGTGCCCTTCTTCTCCTGCCGTGGCTACACGTCGCAGTCCGAGATGTGGTCCGCCGCCATGCGCCTGCGGTCCTACTGGAAGAACAACGACCAAGACCCGCTGGTGCTCCACTTCGGCGACCATGACCCTTCGGGCATCGACATGACCCGCGACATCCAGGACCGGCTCCAGGAGTTTGCGTTCGGCACCGCTGGCCACAAGATCGAGCTTCGCCGCCTGGCGCTCAACATGCCCCAGGTCCAGCAATACAACCCGCCGCCCAACCCGGCCAAGATCACCGACAGCCGGGCCGAGGGCTACATCGCCGAGCACGGGGACGAGTCCTGGGAGCTGGACGCCCTGGAGCCGCAGGTCATCGCCGACCTGATCCGCAACGAAATCATGGGCGTGCGCGACGCGGACAAGTGGGACGCTGCCGTCGAGGAAGAAGACGAGCACAAGCGCCTGCTCTCCGCCGTATCCGACAAGTGGGACGAAATCACTCAAGACCTATGACCGACCAACAAGCCATCAAAGAGTTGAAGGCGGAGCTGAAACGCATCGCCGACAAGAACGACGACGAGTGGCGGACCACGGTGACCGTGAACGAGAAGGGCTGCTACATCGAAGTCATCGAGACCGCCGACCGGCACACCCTGACCGATGGCCGGGGAGCCTCCGTGTCCGAAGCCATCGCCAACCTGAAAGCCAACCTGCCTGCCGCGTTGGAAAGCTGGGGCTACACGGCATGAACGCGCACCACGAAGCCTACTTGAAGACAGTCGCCGACCGCTGGCTGGTCTGGATCACCCCGGCCAGCCGCGTGGGCGGCGAGTGGCCTCTGCCGGTCCCGTGCCGGACGCGCAAGAAGGCCGTCAACTACGCCCGTGCCTGCCGCCTCCAGGGCCAGGGCACCCGCATCAGCAAGCCAACCGCATGAAACGCTACAAGGCCAGAGTCATCATCCGGGGCGCGATGGATCAGCAGCTCTACGGCACCAAGCCGGACAGCCTGCGCCGTCGCGCCATCAAGCTCCTGACCGAGCACGAGCCTGGCTGGGGCAGCCTCCAGCCAGAGCAGGTCGTCATCAGCGAGCAGACCGGCTACATCAGCGGCAACGAAGCCCAATGGATACCCGTCGAAACCATCTACTACCACGACCTCCCGGAGAGCCAACTGGAATGGAAACGAAAATCGCAAAGCTCTGCTTCATAGGCGGGCTGGTCATCGGCCTCGCCATCGGCGTAATCGGAACAACACTCTTGACTCCGACGCAGGCCGAGCGCGAAGCCAGGGAGACCCAGGAGCGTATCCGGGCTGACCAGGACCGGCTGACCGCCATCCGCATCATGCAGTCGGCGCTGGACGCCTACCAACAAACCCTTACCAACCATGCCCCGGAAACCAAAGAAGTTCGAGGACGTTAGTCACGGGCCGTTCAAGGCGGCGATCCGCCTGGACTCCGAGAGCGGCGTGTTCGAGTGCGAATACGGCGACGAGCGGTTCAGCTCGCACGAGCTGCCCAAGGTCCGCCAGTGGGCCAAGGAGCGGCTGCGCTCCCTGTCCAGCCTGGCCTGGAAGCCGGTGATGCACGTCAACTTCGACTCGGCGGACGACCGGGTGAACAACCTCAAAAACTGCGCCAACATCCGCTGCTACATCGAGCGCGGCTACATCGCCTGGGAAGGCAAGAAGTGGCTGTTCTGCCGGTGGGTCGTGATGCCGCCCGGCCACTACATGTGCTCCGGCCCGGACCCTTCCGAGATGGAGCAGGAGCAGCACCCGATCAGCGCCCAGGACTTGATGGAGCAGCGCATCGCCCACGCCAAGGACTTCTACCCGGCCAGCGGCATGGGCGCGGCCCTGACCTTCCCCCTGGTCGAGCCGGAGAGCCTGGGGTCCAAGTCCTACTGGGTGCCTTACACCGAGGAGCGTTACGCCACGATGCTGGGGATGCTGGACAAGATCAGGGAGCTGCGGGAGCGCATCCACCAGCTCCTCGCCTGCGACGAAGGCTGGAATCGCCTGGCAGCCATCGCGGGCAACAAGCTCCTGGCCGCGCCCCAGTCGCCGGAGGATGGCCACAACTCAGCCGGGCACAACTGGCGCAACCCCGAAGATGCTTCCGACATACCTTGAACATGGGTATTGACAGCGAAGTCACCTTCGTTTACATTTTCGCGTATGGCCCACTGCGACCACAAATTCATCGACAGCAAAGTCTGCATCAAGTGCGGATGGTCCCCCGGCGAAGCCGAGACCTGGAAGCCCAACGCGAGCCGCGTGGACTACGCCTGCCGCGTCATCGAGGCGCTGTGCAACCTTTGGAACACGGACGCCGATATGCAGGAGTCTCTGCGTAACGTCGCCCAGGACAAGCTGAACCTGATGTGGCTCAGCGAGCACAGCGCCCTGGCCCCCGGCCACGAGGCCATCTGCGCCCAGGTGTTTTGGGACACGGTGGTCACCCGGTATCCGTCCAACGGCGTCTATCAGGTCCAGGCGATCTGGAACGAGACGCTGAACCCGGAGAACAATGCTCAGCGCGTGGTGGTCTATGTGCAGCCCGCCACTTGCGTCGAGCGCATCCAACTCAACCTTAATGCCCAAGGCCAATGAACCGCTGCCCCTCTACGATGGCGTCGCCGATGGGCTGCCGCCCGCAGTGCCCTGCGTCCAGTGCGGCTACTGCTGCAAGAAGACGCCGTGCCCGTTCGGCACCTGGGATGCAAAACGTAAACAATGCGAACACCTGACCGATGACAACCGCTGTGCCATCTACCACGACATCCTCGCAAAGCCTGGTCCCCTCTGGAGACTCGCTCCAGCCTTTGGGGCCGGATGCTGTATGTCGTTGTTCAATACCCATCGGATTCACCGGATCAGAAGAATCCGTGCGGGCCTTGACCTGCCTCCTGCTGGGTTTGCTGCGGGAGACATTAAGCGGTGATGCCATCTACCTGGCCGTCATGCGGGCCGAGACCCTGGCCTCCGAGAACGGTGTCAGCCCGGAGGAGTTCCGGCGCGTGGCCGAGATCGTGGTCCTGGACTGGCACGTCAAGCGGAAGCAGAACCCGATGAGCTGCCTGTTCGACTGACTTATGAGTGACGACGCAACCAGTCCCTATCAGTGCCCGGTCTGCGGGTGGTGGGCCAACGATGACCAGCCCAGCGCCCTGGTGGAGCGCACCGATCCCGTCCGCAACGACGCGCACTCCGAACAGTTCGGCGTCGAGGCCCTGGACTGGCAGGAGACCTGGAAGTGTCCCAACGACGGGACCGTGTTCACGTTCCGCAACTCGAACTGCTGATGAACGCCTCCGATCAAGCCGTGAAGAAGCGCCTGCTGGCCCAGCGGGAGACCAACCCGAACTACGAGCTGATCTTCCAGGAGCCACGCAGTCCCAAAGCCCCGGAATGGACGCCGGTGGTTCCAGGCACCATGACCACGCTGTCGGACGGCAGCCTGGCCTATCTCTGCAACACGAAACGATCTATGAGCAAGAAACGCAAATGCCCCGAATGCAAAGGCAGCGGCGAGAGGCTGGCCCCGCCCAGCTACCCGCCCAAGCGCATGGCCGATGTGCCCCGCTACAAATGCACGGAGTGCAACGGCACCGGCGTCGAGCAGCACTTTCAGATGATGTTCTGGCGCTACGACCAGTTCCCCTACGTCCTGGCCAGCCGTGGCTTCCTCCAGGACGACGGCCTGTGCTACTGCCCCAGCTACAACGCCTGCTTCCGGCCCATCAAGGTCATGACGCTGGAGGAGGGCGGCAAGATCGCTCAGGCGCTCAGCCTGCTGGCCAAAGAGCGTGACCTGGCCCTGGCCAACCTGAACGAAGGCTTCCGCGCCCGGCGCGACGAGATTGCCCCCTGGCTCAAGAAGTCATGACCGTTACCAGCACAGGCTACTATGGAATCCCAGGTCGCATCGGCGGTCAGGTCCACGCGGTCGTTGCTGGTCGCCCTATCTGCGGCCAGCGCCTCGACCGCCGTTCTGAATACCAGTGGTGCTGCCACGGCCTCCACTGGGGCTATCTCGAATGCGAAAAATGTAAACGAATCCTGTCCAATGAAGCGCGACGTAACCAGGCGGGACACGATGCTGGAACTCCAGGGCGACACGGTGCTCTTGGACAACGAGCTGGTGCTGACGATTGTGCGGGTCATCGACGTAAACAAGCAGTGGCTCGAACTGTCCACGCGCACGCGCAAAAACTGTGAGTCGTGGCCGCTCACGCAAGAGCTGGCCAACCTGCTCAAACCCAGTAAAGACCCAAGAGCCAAATGGACCTTATGAACGAAGACAAGCATTGCGAATCATGCGGCTGGATGCGGCCTCGCCGCCCCACCGATCTGAAACAGGAAGCGGGCTACGACAACGCCCGCCACTGGTGCGACCGGCACAGCATGGCCACGCTGCCCCTGGCCCTGCGCTGCGGCGGCGACGAGTATGAAGCCTTCAACCAACTGCCCCGGCACCGCGAGGTCATCCCCCAGGACCAGCTCGTGGAGGGCACCTGGTATGTCGGTCGTGGCCGCAACGCCAACGTGGCGCTGTGGGGCCGGTGCGGCAAGAATGGCAAGCTCACCTTCCTGACCATCGGCTTCACCTTCCACAACCCCAACGTGAAGGACGAAGGCTACTACCGCGAGCAGCGCCATCACGGCCACGAGACCAAGGAGGGCCAGGTCGTGCGCGAGCTGGTCTCCTACGGCTGCTTCCAACCCTTCCGCCCGATCTTCGAGGGCCGGACGGTCGAGTCCCTGGGCAGTGAACCTGGATGGGATAAGCACTATGCCAAAGTCCTCGAAGTGTAATTGTCAGATCAACTACGCCATCTGGTGGTGCTCTACCCATGACCATGAACTCAACGAAGAAGGCCAGTGCTCACGATCCTCGCGTGTGGCCCAAACCCGGCGACCGCGTGGTCCGCGTCATCACCAACCGCAACGGCGTGCGCGGCGTCTTCCAGCGCATCGTGCTGGAAGTGGTCGGTGACCTCATCATCTACACCCGCAAGCGCCGGGAGCGCCCGTGCAAAGCGCACCTGATCGACTGGCGCAAGTGGTGCAAAGAAGCCTCTGTCAACCTCACCCCCATTACCTGGTAACCATCAACATAATTGTAAACAATGGCAACTGAACAACTCCAAGATGTGGTGATCTACGAGATCGCCACGCGCAAGGTCGAATCCATCGCCGGGCGCGACATGAAGACCACCGGCAGCTTTCACACTGTGGACAAACGTCTCGCCACGGTGAGCGAACGCCTGAACGAGCACTACGACTGCATGGCCGTGCCCGCAGGCAAATACAACAAGGGAGACGTGTTACCCGACCAACCATGAAAGAAGTCCGAATGTCCAAGGCCAAGCTCCTGGCCATCCTCAAAACCAACCGCGACGAGCACCGCGACATTTTCCTCAAAGCTCAGAAGGCGTATCGCCAGCGAGCCATCGAGGTTCTTGACCAGCAGCTCCGCCTGGCCCGCGAAGGCAAGTCCTTCGTCCTGGCCGAGATTATCCAACTGGCCGCGCCAGAGGATCACACCGGCGACTACGACCGGGCCATCAAGATGCTGGAGTTCAGCGTGGACAAGACCGTGGTCCTGTCCGCCGCCGACTTCTCCAACCTCGTCCAAGACCAGTGGAGCTGGTCCCGGCAGTGGGCGTTCAGCAACAGCCGCTACGTGGACAGCCCCAAGCTTCGATCCCTGATGTCCGATGAATCGTGAGCGCAACGTCGCCCTGGCCCTCCAACGCTTCGACCAGGAATGGGCCGGGGAGGTTGCCCGCGAGAAGATCGTATCCACCTGCTCCAAGGGCTGCTCAGCCTGCTGCTCCGAGCCGGTCTATTGCTCCAAGCTGGAGGCCCGGCTCACGCTCCGCTACCTGCCTGATGCCGAGCGGCCCGGCGTGATCGAGCGCACCCGCGCCTGGCTCACCCAGGCCAAGGCTACGGACATCCTGGACATCGCCGAGCCACACGTCATGGACTACCTGGCGTGCGGCTTGGTCTGCCCATTCCTCAAGGACAAGCTCTGCCTGGTCTATCCCAACCGGCCCTTCGGCTGCCGGTCCCACTGCGCGGTCGGCCCGGCCATCAAGTGCTCGACCGACCGGCTCCACCAGACCTACGCCCGGTCGCCCAAGCTGATCGCGGTCACCGGCGCAGTGATCTTTAGCCAGCAGTCCGAGGGCGACCACCTGGGCGTCTGGCTCTCCCGCCTGCTGCTCCAGGCTCCGGTCCAGAGCGAGGCCCATGTGTCGGTGGATGACCTGCGTGGTAGCTAAGGCGTGAAAAAGATCGTAGGTGAAGTTGTAAACGAAAATGACCCGCCCCAGGGAACGGAGCGGGTCACCGAGCCTACTACTACGCTGGCTCCCACACTCACCTATGCCGATGAGCGCGAGCGCCAGAGAGCTTTGGAAGTCATCGAGGACTTGATCCAGCGGACTTCTTCGGACGCCTCGCGGGCACTTTACGTGCAGCAGCGCGAGAAGATTTTGCGGGCTTCGATCCAGGAGAAACCTTTCCAGGCTGTGCCGACACTGGGGCCTTTCCCTTCCCACGGGCGATGAGGTTTTCCAGGGCACGGTCGTTCTGCTTCGCCAGCATGTCCGAGAAAACTACAGCGGCATAGGCGTAGAATCTGATCTCCCGCATATAGTCGTAGCCGCGCATGTTGCACATCCAGTGGACGACATCCATCATCTCCTTGTCGTCGGCAAAGTCACCCACCCGCTCCGGCAATCGCTTCACCACCTGGTAAGCGCAGGCGTGCGCGTTGGAGCCGGGATCGCGGTTCTCGATGGTGACGCCCACGACCGCCTTGTGCTTCCTCCACCACTTCTTGATGGCCTTGGGATCGTCGGCCACGAACGCGCTGACCTCGATCTTGTAACTGTCCTGGTTGACGTAGCGGGCGTAGTAGATCGCCGGGACTTTGAACTGGGTCTCAAACTCCTCGACCATCAGCCTGCCCAGGCTATGGAGGTCCGTGCCGAGCTTGAAGCTGACGCCGATCTTGAACCAGTGGGTCTCGTAACCGGCCTTGGCCCACTCGTCCCGATACTTCTGAACAGCGGCTTCCATTTCGGCCAGGCTGATCTCGCCCAGGCAATTCTTGCAGGCATCCTCGAACTCGTCGGGCGTGCCGTGCTTGCGCCTAAGCGCCTGCTGCTTTGGTGATAGCTTTTGCATTGATTTGTGCTTCGATGATGGGCCTGAGTTGCGCGGGTCGGTAGGAAGGCCCTTTCATCCATTTGCCGTCCGCTCTGCGATAACCGTCGATGAACTTGCTCATGTTGCTGGCGTGGACCTCCTGCCAGCCCGGCTCCAGCTCCGTGCCCATCGCCACGCCATTCCCGATGGAGAAGACCATCAGGTCGAGCGTCGCGTCGTAAGCCTCCACGATGGCGTCCACTTCATTGGGGAACTGCTTCATCCCTGACGGGAACTCGAACGCGATGAAGTTCTCCGTGGCCCCGCCCCGGTTATTCAGGTCGATCTCGACACCCCAGGCGTTGGCCAGTTCACACAACTCCTCGGCCAGCCACTTGAGCCGACCGATGCGGACCTCCAGGCTGGGCAGCGTCGGGTGCGCCGGGCACTCCTGCTGCGCCTTGACCATGAACTCTCTGATCTGTTGTTGCTCGTTTGTCATATTGGTTGTTGTTCAAACTCTATCCAGAACGAGATTGGGGCCTTGCGGGCAGCCTGGGGGATGGTCGGCTTGGGAAACCGCTGCCACTCCGGGCAGGTGAAATTGATCTCCACGTCGAGCTTGCCCTCCTTCCAGGTCAGAATCCACGGGTAGAGACGGCACTCGGTCGGGCGGTATGGATAGACCGAGCAGTGGTTCTTGCCCTGGAGGTAATAGCAGGTGCCGTCCTCCTTGCGGAGCAGGCGTTGTAGCGTGGTGCCCTCGATGGGCGTCGTGAAGCCGCGCCAGAAATCAGCCTCGCCCGGCATCAGGATCGGCGGGCCAACCGTGGACCGGCCACAGCAATGGCGCTGGCAGTCTTGGCAGCTCATTTTTTCCGGTAGTAGTGGGTCTTGCCGCAACGGCAGAGGTAGCCCTTGCCCTTGAGCTTCTTCATCACAATGTTGACGCCGCAACAGCGGGTCGGGCGGGGCAGCGCCATGACGATGCGGGCGCTCACGAGTATCCCATCGCCTCCATCTTCTGCATGACGGGATCAACAGCCTCGACCACGAGGTCCGACTGTCCCTTGGCCAGCTCGACACGACCGCCCCCGGTCTGGTCGATCAGCCAGCACATCCACTCGGTCTTCCGGGTCCAGGCCAGCTCGAAATAGAGGTAGGGGTTGTCCTCTTTGGCAGACTCAAAGAGGCGCAGGGCGCGATGTAGCGTTTCTTCCATACGGATGGAAGAACGGAATCCACGCCCACAGGGCGGCTTGACTACTTGATGGTGTAGGCGACTGCCTGGATGGCAGCCAGGAAGTTGTTCAACGTGCGGACGGCCTTGCTCCGGCGCGTGTAGCCCTCACCGCACTCGGCGATGACCCGGCCACTGCGCTTGGCGTGCCAGCGCCAGCCGTCCTTGCCCTCGAAGAACTCGATCATGACTTTGTTTTTCATAGCTCAACTCTTGACTCGGCCAATTCACAGGTTCGGCAGAGAATGTCCATGCTTGGATCAAGCTGGCCCGCAATGACTCGCAAGTATTCCGGGCTGCGGTGCAGATCAGCGTAGTTCTGGTTCACCAGGTTGCCCAACACATGCTTGAGAGCGTAGTCCATGCAGCAAAGCACAACGTCACCCGAAGGAAGCAGGACGTTGCGCTTCATACTCACGCCCCTCTGGCAGCGAATCGGTCCTGGCGCAACTCGCCCCGCCAGCTCAGCCACGTTGCCTGCCCGACTGCTGGGCCAGCTTCCAATGACCTCCGTGCTCCACCCAAACAAGGCCGCGACGCGGTGGTTAATCTTGCCGAAAAACGAAAAGTGGCAGCCAGGCCGCGCACACTCTTTCAGGGTCTCAAGGTAGCGGTCTGTGACCTCCAGGTTCATGCGGCCACTGTCATCCGGCAAATGAAGGCTGATCCGATTGGCAGGGACCAGTTTCAGTGTTTCCACGTCGTCACGGGTCATTCCTTGCGTCGTCGTAAAGACGGTCACTGGGTTACCGCGCTCAAGCGCGAGCCGAATCATCCGGCCACAATCCGGGTTGATGAACGGCTCGCACATGCCGCCAAAATCCAGCTCTGCCTCCCTGGGGAGTTTGCTGAGGCACGTTTGAAACAGCTCCAAGGACATGAAGCGCGGTCCCTGGTAGGCCCGCGTAATCACGCGCTGTGGGCAGTAGGGGCACGCCACAGGGCACCCCACAGCAGTCGTGATCTCCATGCGCTCGCTATTCATAGCTCAGCTCTTGACGCGACCCGTCTCAACCAGGAACGCCCTGGCCTGGTCCGCATCAAATTGAATGTCATTCAGCTTGTAGCCTGACTCGGCCAGGCTCTTGATCTCCTGGTCGCTGGCCATGAGCAGCCAGCCCGTGGCGTCGAAGCCGCTCGTGGCCGCAACCGTGGGCAGCGCCTTGGTCTCCGCGACCACAATGCCCTCGTTCATGATCTGGCCGGAGAAGTGGCTCCAATCCAGGACGGCACCGCAGGCACCGCACTCCTGCATATCGAGGTCGTCGGCGTCGCCCGCCTCGATCCCGTTGAAGCCCGCCTTGAGGTAGCTGAAATCCGTCATCAGGTCGCCCTGGTGCCCACAGGCCGGGCAGCGCACGATGTGCCGGAGGTCGGGCGTCTTCTGGATGTAGATGAGGCGCAGCTCCGGGACCAGCTCCTTCCAGTCGGCCTCCTCGGACTCGGCAACTTTGTTTACAATTCTGACATCGTTGATCTGATCCCACGGCCACTCCGGGTGAATCTTCTCACCATAGGAGATGGCGTAATCCATCGGATCATCCAATGGGTAGTATTCTCCCGACAGTTGCTTGTTGAGCGCCTTCCAGTTGGGCCAGCGCCGGATCACGTCCCAAGGAATTTCCAAGGTCTCGATCCTGGGGCCGTGCTCGCGGGTGTCGTCATCGAACACGAACTGGACTACCGGCAGGATGTCCTGCGAAGTGGTCAAGTCCTTTCCTCCGATTTCGTCTTCGGCTGACTCTTGAACCTGGTCGGGCGGAATGAAGACTACATCCACCAACCAGTCCCAGTCATCCTTGTCCACGTCCCGGCGCGTGCGGCGAGCATAGTCGATCACCCTGTCCTGGACATCACCGCCCTCCTCGAAGCTGTTCTCCACTTCGGCCAGGCTGTTCACTCCCAGCTCGCTGTAGGGCACCGTCAGCCAAACACTGTAGCCCCGCTCGCCTGCGCCGAAATCGAAACCCAAACGGAACTGCGGCGGCGGGTCGATATTCACCACGTCCTTGTGGCCGATGTCCTCCTCGCTCTCGTCCACGTCATGGCCATGAACATCGGCGATGGCCCCCTCGTTGTGGACCCGCACCCGGCGCATCAGCGACTCGATGGCCTCATTCTTCATGTCGTCGTAGTAGCCGCCCGGCTGCTTGAAGTCCTCGGCGCTGTGGTAGGAGCAACCGCCCAACCAGGCTTCGCCGCTGAACATCTTGCCGTTGGGCGCGGTCCACCGAGCAATAACGTGAGCGGAGCACCAGCCCCACTCGTTGCCGTTCTCGATCTGCTCGCGTGCCCAGGCCGCATCCTCCGGCATGGGGAAGTGATCCTCCGGCGTTTCGTCTTCCGGCTCAGCAACCAGGACGACCTCGATCTCCTCCGGCGTGGGCGGCTCGATGTAATCGCTGGGCGGGGTGACCTGCTTCCAGTCGGCTTCGTCGTCTTCCTCTTTGAGCAGAGCCTCGACCACATCGTTCGGGTCGTAGTCGCCGTGGCCCAGGACATAGCCAGGCTCCTCAACGTGCTCGACCTCGTAGTCGTGGTTCAGGTGGTGCCGCTTGAGGAAGTTGAAGCGGTCCTTCATGTCGAACTCCTCGACGTAAACCTCGTCCGCCTTGTTGAACAAACTCGACGTGTAGGCAAAGTTCAACGCCTTCTCCAGCGTGGGCATGACGTTGGTGTGATACCACTGGTCGTCATCAGGCTGGAGACCATGCCAGTTCACTCGGAACCAGATGCGTTGCTCATCCGCCACGTCCTTCCAGTCAGGGTCTTCCTCGCTCTCCTGGTGGTAAGCGCCCGGAGAGTCCAGGCTGTTGACAACCCGCAGCACTTCCACCGAAGGGTTCTTGGCCGAGAAGATCGCCGCCGCTTCCTCCGCATTGCGAGCGTGGACGCCGTAATGGCCCTGACCCACCGTGGACTTGTAATAGACGATGAACAGGTTGGGCTTGCCAGAGTGCGCGGCATCCTTCCAATCCAGGTCATCCTCAGACTCGCGCACCGGCCCCCACACATTCTCCGGCCAGTCGGCATTGCCGCCAGCAGCCCTGATCTTTCGGATCAGCTCCTCCGTGAACCGCTTCGGGTTGGTGTAGGTGTCGTGGTAGATCGGGAAATATCCCTCCTGACCACGGCGCTGATACACGACCAGGTGCCACTGACGCTCGCGCACCGTATCCTCGTCGATCAGAGGCTCGGTGTGCTCGACGGTCATCATGATGTTGGCCTCCGGCTTCACATCATCGCGCCAGGTGAGCATGTGCCACTTGTCGTCCATGCGGAAGCCCAGGCCCGCCATCCACTCCAGCAGGCTGTCATCGGAAGCCACGTCCTTCCAATCAGGATCGTCCTCGCTCTCATTGGCGATGGGCGTGAGCTTGAACACGAACTCGTGGTCCGCGCTGCCGCCAGGTATCATCTGGACCGCTACCTGGTTCTTGAAGGCATACTCCGCCGCGAACGTCACGGCTTTCAACGCCTGCTCATCCTTCACGCTCTGCTCCAGGTTCGGCTCATTGAACTCGCCGTTGAAGCGCACGTCCCAGGTCCGGTCGGTCGCGTCCGGCTCAGACAAGCCGATGTCCAGCCAACCGAAGGTCTCCAGGGAACTGATGAACGCCTGCGGGTCATACTGCTTGGCGCGACCGCCTGCCACGCGCTCGTCCCCATTGCTCAGGACCGTTTCCTTCCAGTCAGCCTCATCGCTCTCCTCCAGGCCGTTCTCGTTCGGCTCGTTCGGATTGCGGTAGGTATCCACAATCTTCCAGCCAGAGTTGTTGTCGAGCGGAACCTCGCGGATCAGGCTGCCGTCCGGGTTCACGAGCACGATGGCCTCGGTGCCGAACGGACAATCGTTCAGGTCGATGACGCCCTCGTTGATGAAGTCGCCCAGCTTGAAGACCGTAGCCTGGTCGAACTCCTCTATCCAATCTCCTACTTCATCGGAGAAGTAATGCTTCACATACGGAGTGCCTGGCCGATCCATCAGGGTGAACGGGCACATGAACTTCACCCACTCGCTCTCGCCCAGGACCAGCTCTTTCCACGAACCCTCGTCGTCCAGGCTCTCGTGCCAGGAATAGACCGGCTTCATGCTGGTGATGTGGCGTGCGCGGGTGTCCGGCCAGCGGAAGTTCTCGAACCTGGCGCGGGCTTCTTCCTCGCTCGCTGCGGTCAGCGTGATCTCGAACGGCATCCACTTGCGGCCACTGCGGGACACGTAGTTGACCTTGAATCCAACCGGCACAGCCAGCCCGGCATCCTTCATGTCGAAGTCATCCTCGGACTCTTTGACCAGGAAGCTGCGAGCCTGGCTGCCATCAAAGGGCCGGTAGGTCACGAAGCTTGCGTCGTCCTCCAGGTCCAGACCTTGGACCTCCTCCGGCTTCACGCCCGCCAGCTTGGGCAGGTGTTCAACTCCGGCCTGGAGCGTGTCCATGTGAATGATGCCGTCGTAGCCCTGGGCCTTGGCGGCTTCGACGTAAGCGGGATTGTCAACAATCGCATACGTGTCGATCTCCACGCCGTCGAGCAGATACTCCAGAATCTCCATGCGCCTGCTCTCGATGGCCGCTGGGTCTTCCTCCATCTCGGCCAGGTCGTCGATGGCGTCCTGGAGGTCTCCCCAATCGCTGATGCAGGTGATGTCGTTGGCCGAGCAGGTGAAGTCCACCGAGTATTCCAGCTTGGTCAGGTGATACTGGTAGTTGCCGATCAGCTCGCTCAGGTCATCCCACGAGAAGGTGTTGTTGGCGGGCGCATTGCTAAAGTCCCAGCGCAGGCGCTCGATGGCTTGCCAGAGCGTGGTCTGCGTCCCCAGGTCGCGCAGGTCCAGCGGCTTCTTCATGCTCAGGCGATACTTGCCCACGTTCGCGCCGGGCCGGAACTCCGGCTGGCCAAACAGCTCGTCCCTGGTCGCCGCGAACACGCTGGCGATGTGCGGGCTGGTCGTAAAGCTGGGCGTGCTGCGGCCCTGGCGGGTAACGAACTTGCCCGGCTTGGGCACCTTCTTCATCCCCCGATAGACCGGCAGCGGATTGCCCTCCGGGTCCGTGATGTCGCCCTCGGCCTCGGCCAGAGCTTCCTCGGTCTGCTCCGGCTCGTTCTTGAAATCCATGATGGTGTTGTCCTGGTCATCCTTGAGCCGAAGCTTGTCGGTCTGACACTTGGCCATCATCCATTCCCACTGAGCGCCGGTGGGCGTGCCGCCGTCGATCAACATGCTGTCGCCGGGCTGGATCGCCACGCGCATGTAGCCCCGCGCATACATGGCCCGATAGACCTTGCCCTGCATCGTCCAATACTCGCGCTCCACAGCGGAGGGCGGCATGGTGATGCCCAGCTTCCTGGCCGCGTAGTCCAGGTGGTTCGCACCCGCATACTCCGGCTGGCCGTTGCGCGTGAGCCAGATGTTGACGTGGCCGGTGACCTCCTGGATCACAGACTCACCCAGGCCACGACCGCCATAATACCACCAGTCGTAAACCTGCTGCTGCCAGTCTTCGTATTGGTCCGGGTCTTCGGGCGGCTCGCCAAACTGCTCGATGGCCCGCGCCATCATTTCCTGCTCGTCCTCATCGCGCTTGGCATACTCCGCGTCGCGCCACTGCTCATACTCTTTGCGCCACTGCTCGCGTTCAGCTTCCCTGGCCGGACGCCCGCGCTCCCACTCCTCCTCGTCTTTCTTGCGCTGCTGCGGGGACCGGTAACGCTTCCAGGCATCCAGGGCGTAGCTCAAGGATTTCTCCTTGTCGCCGCGTGGATTGTAAAGCGAGGCCCGGCCTGCTCGCGCCCGGAGAGTGTCGAGGCGCTGGGCCAGAGCTGGGTTCTTGGCTGCCGCGTGCGGGCACAGCCAGGTTTTGCACGCCAGCGGCTTGTCAGCCTTGCAGCCCTGGGGCGACCAATGCTCGCAGCCCTTGCAGCAGAGGGTGTCCATATCGACACCGCCGCCATACTTGGCCTGAGCCAGTGGGTCAGAGTAGATGCCCTCGCGGCTCCCCAGGCAGGTGACATGGCCCGTCTTGGTGTCGATCTGACAGGGCTTGTGTTTGGCCAGCGCACCGGCTGCCTGGCCATAGAGCTTATTGTAAACTTTTTCCAACCGCTCGCGGTCAACGGGCTTGGCCTCCTGGATGGCCACGCGCAGGATGGACTCCAGCATCTCCGGCTCCATCTCCGAGTCGCCCAGGTCCACGGTGATCTCCACCAGGTCGTGGTTGTGAATCCAGACCTTGGCGTTCTCAGGCAGCGCATTCTGGATCAGCGTGCGCCAGCCGCCGTAGTAGTCGCCCGCCTCGGCCCCAGGGTAGGGGATGACCGTGTAGATCGAGAGCTGGTCGTGGCCGGTGGTCGGGTTGCGCTTACGCGAGTCGTAGGCATAGACGTGCTGCTTGTCGATCTGCACCGGGTGCGCGAGGTCCGGCCACGCGGTCGTGCGGGTAGCCAGGTCGCCTTTGACGTAAAACTTGAAGCCCGCTCGCTTGAGCTGATCCATGACCTCCAACGCGGCCACGCGGTCCAGCTCGCCCAGGTGCGGGCGGACCAGCTCCTTCCAATCCTCGCTGTCCTCCGGCTCCTCCAACGACTCCATCTCGCCGTAAACAATTCCGCGCAAAAGCTTCTGGTAGGGCATCCAGTCGATGGCTGCCATCTTCTTGGAATACTTGTCCTCGCATTTGCCCTCCTCCTCGCCGGGCACCAACTCGCGGCACTGCTTGGGCCGCTGCTCGTAGCCAAGCTGGCAGCCGCCCGGTCCCTTGAGTTCGCACCGCTCATACTCGCCGCTGCCGGTCATGAAGCTGCGCCGGGCGCGGGGCCGGACCATCATCACGTCCTCCTCGGCATCCGGGTTCTGGCCGGTGGGGTCGCCATACCAGGAGTCGATCTCGTAGCGGTCGCTGTCGAGCGCGGCCTTGATCTTCTCGCGCATGACGTTCACGTCGGGCGCTCCCCAGTCCTCCGGGCTGGTCATGCCTGGATACCAGGAGCAGCACTTGCCGCCGCACTTGGCACAGAGGCCGGTGTTCTGCGCCTCGTCGATGAACCGCTTGGCCATCTGGCTGTAAGGCTTGCCGATGACATAGCCCTTGCGCTGGAGCTTGGCCGGGTAGAAGCCTGGCAGCCGATTCGGACAAATGGTATTGACCGCCTGAGCCTGTTGCTCCCAGGTCGGGGTCTCGTTCTCGCCGAAGCCACGCATCCGGGTCCAGCCGACCCAGCTATGGGCCTTGCTCAGCTTGCCGTTGCGGGTGAAGACCGGGACGATGAAGTGGACGTAGTAGCAGTCGTCGCCGTAGCGGGAAGGATCGTGGGCGAAGGCGTGCCATTGCTGGAGCTGCGCGAGCTGCGCCGACTCCTCTGGCACCATCGTCAATTCTTTCCAGCCGCCCTCATCTGGCTCATCAGCCTCAATGAGTTGTCGGACGATCTTGTCAGCTTCGTTCACGCCTTAACTACAGGCGGATCGACCACTGGCTCTGGCTGCTTGTCGTAAAAGTCGCGGGCGTTAGCGGTCCAGGTGTGATGGCAGATGCCGCACCGCATCTTGAAGTGCTCACCGTTCACCGGCTTGAACTTGGCCGTCTTCTCCGACAACTCGGATTCGCACACCGGACATTGGATCGTCTTGCTCATTGAGGGGTTTATGGGGGACATACGTGCCGGTCACGGCCACTACGGTCGTGCCCGACATGACCACTTCGGTCGCTTTGGCATCGTATTGCTGCCAGTATTTGTTGGCCTCGACCGCATCCTGGCTGAGCACGCGGTCGATCTCTGTCTGCATGGCGAACAGCTTGGCCTGTGCCTCGGCGCTGCCCACGATGGCCTCGACCTTGGGGCGCTCCCAAATCTCGGCCACGGGCGGCGGCACATCCTCTTTGTGATTCCAGACTTTGACGCGGGGTGGGACCGCGCAGAAGAACCAGCGCAGCCGGTTCCACCACACGCGCAGGCGCGGCAGTTTGACTTCGGGGACGAAGCCGCAAGCAGCGGCCACTTCCAGAGGCATGGCCTTGATCGTCTTGTCGAACAGTCTCATGCCCGGTAGAACCAGAAACTCAAGCGGGCTTATGGTTGCCGCTGGAGTGCCGGACCTCGGCGATGACCGCAGTCATCTCATAGTCCTTGACGACGTGGCCCTCGACGGACCCAAAACCATCCGGGACGAAATGAACTCTGTGGCTGCGAGCCAGCTCCTCGATCTGCTCAGCCTCCGGGAATTTCAGGAACTCAACCTCTGCCACGGCCCGCTCACCATCCATCTCAAGTTTGTTTACAATTCCGATGGCGTTGTTGAGCGTGGGCGGCGTGCCGCTGTGGATCGTCATGGTGCGCTCAGTGATGCGGGGCTGGGCGCGACGGATCGCGGCTTCAATTACTGACCGGGGATACACCCGACCGTTTTGCGTCTTCTTGTCGGCTACGAGGAGTTGGAACTTCATAGACATGAGGGGCGGAAAGGCCCCGCGCCATGCCCAGGATGAAGCTCAGCATCGACGCGAAGGCCGTGGTGACACAGAACACCAGGATGCAGCTACCAAGCCACACCCAAAAACTGGAGAAGATGAATTTCAGTATCTCAAGCACCATGCCCTACAGAACGCGATTCCAGGTCGCCCGGAATCCGAGCGTCAGCGTGTAGGTGCTGAGCTTGGTCTGAACCGTATCGAAGATGTAGCGCATGACGGTCGTGTTGCCGTTATACTCGCCCAGGCCGAAGGAGCGCCAGTCTGCCCGGTTGGCCTCACCGACCGCGAAGGTGATGAACTTGTCGCGGGTGTAGCTGCCCGCCACGTAGGAACTCTGCGCCCACTGCTGGTTCGCCGTGGTGCCTGCCAGGTTGTAGTAACCGCCGCCGTAGGTCCGCAGCGCCGTGGCGTCGGTCGAAATGTAGATGCGCCCGTAAAACCCGTTGTTCTCTCCCGGATCGCCGTAGCCGGAGTAGTATTTGCCATCGACCGTGTTGTTTCCGCTGGTGATGTTGCCGCTGCTGTCCACATACCACATCGGAATCCACTCCGCTTGCATTTGGCCCGTGGCCGAGGCCCAGCCCACGATGGGGGACACGCCATAGATTTGTGGCACGTAGGGAGTGACCGAGGTCGAGACGCTGTATTTGACGCGCAACTGCTGCCCGGCGATCAGGTTGACCGTGGACGGAAGCTTGATGCGCGAGAAGATGTTGCTGCCTGCGCTGGCGCTCGGTGAGAAGCCGATCTCGTTGTAACCAATCGGCCCGGCCTCGGCGGAGAAGTCGAAAGTCCGGGTGCAGGTCGTGGTGTTGATGATCGTCACCGTCTGGCAGTTGGGGAGTCCAGTCAGGTAGGTGCTGGTCCGCTTGACCTCGGTGTCCAGGCCGACCTGGTTGGTGTTGTAGAGGATGAAAGTGTCCGGCCCGATGGTGTCGGCGGGCGAAACTGTGCAGGCCGTCGTGCTGCCGAACGCGGTGATCCGATAGTTGTTGCCGCTGGTGTCGAGCTTGATGGTCTTGCCCACGTCGGCGCTGGTGCCCGTCAGGTAGCCGATGGACGACAGCAGCACTGCGCCTGCGGTGATCGTGCAAGTATCTGCCGCAGAATCCAGTTCGGTGACGGTGGTCCCAGTGCCCGCCACGCCATACGCCCAGCAGGAGTTGATCCGGTTGCTGGCGATCTGGTCGAGGCCCTGGTTCATGATGAGGTTGTGAATCGGGTCAAACGTCTTGACGACGCGGCCCTTCTCGACCACGCTCACCTGCGCTACCCCGCTCAGCCCGTATCCGATTCCAGCAAGAATTGTCTTCATATTGTCCTCTCTAAGTAGATGTGTAGTCTCCGAAAGCCGTGAAGGCCGATGTGCCGTTGGTATCCACGAAAGTTCCCCAGTAAGGCACCAGGAAAGTTGCTGTCCCGTAAGCCTGGATCGCCGTGGTTCCGTTGGCGTCCGTGCCCGCGTCCGACGAGAAAACAACCAGGTTGGCCGTGCCGTAAGCTGCCCAGCCCAGCGTGCCCATGCTGTCCGTGCCGATGTCCAGATAGACCGTGACCGCCAGGTGGGTGCCAAACACGCTCCAGCCAATCGTTCCCGTGCTGTTGGTCCCCATGTCGCCGCCCGGCACAATGGCGTTGAAGTGGGTGCCGAAAGCCGCGATGGCCACGTTGCCATTGTTTACAAAATTGAACAGGAGATACTGGCTGATGTTTCCTGGGTTCAGGTCCATGCCCAACCGGTCGGTGCCGACCAGGCTGGTGATGTCCACTTCGATGACCACGGGGAAGGCGGTCCCGAATGCCTCGATGCCCACGCTGCCATTCTGGTCAACCCCGATGTCGGGCACGCCCTCCTGATAGTAGCTGCCGAAGGCGCTGCCGGTGCTCAGGACGCCGAACTGGGGAGGGAAGTCGCCGCCCACGCCCACCCACAACCCGTCCTCGTGGAACGAGCCAGCGTCCACGATCTGCGGCGGCGGGAATGTGATCCAGTTGTCCTCTGGTTCCCTGAACACGGAGGACTGCGGGTGACCGATGTTCCGGTCACGAAAGCTGCCACGATCTTCTGCCACGCCTTAACTACCAGGCGCGGGAACGGGCGGGAGCTTGAAGACCAGGATGCGGGGCTTGTCGGGGCTGCGGTATCCGTCCGTCGCGCAATCAAATCCCTGGGCGACCAGGATGTAGCGCATGATCTGCGCCTCGCTCATCGTCAACAAAACAGCGTCACCCGGCTCCATGCTCTTGGCGAGGGAAACCAAGTCATCGAGCCGGGTGCGCTTTCGGGGCCTGGGGATGGGAGGGGGCCAACGGTAAATCTGGAACTCACCACTCACTTGATCGGCTGCGGCCTCGGCCCTGGACCGCAGATGGTGGTGATGGCATTGACGTGGCCGTCCAGGCGCTCGCGCTCCTGCTCATAGAGCCGGTGGAGCTGTGGGTCTCGCGTGGCCCGGTAACCCAAGGCGAGCATGGTCAGGTAGGCCAGCTCTGGCGACTTGGACATCTTGGCCACGAACAGCTTGAACTGCTCGATGTCCTGGAGCGAAGCCCTGGCCGCTTCCTCGCGCTCGGCCCAGCCTTCCGCCGCCGCTTCGTTGATGACACCGACTGGACCCAGCTTGCGCCGACGCTCCAGCTCGGTTTGGATTTGCTCCTGGCAGGTCTGGCTGACAGGCTTGCCGCCGTTCTTCTTGGCTTCTTCCATAGCGAACACTTCCATCAAAGTTTTGCCCTGTGGCGGAGCCTGACCCGTGGCTCGGTTCCTCCCGTTGACCCACGACTCTGGCCATTTGATTTCGCTCGCGGCGGCGTCCTTGTTGGCCAACCACCACGTCGCGTCCTCTATCTGCCACAGGGCATTAAAGACTTCTGCGGGCAGATCGGGCTTCCACTGCTCCATCAGCGCCTCGCGCAAATTGGTAGCCCAGCTCGTCTGCTTCAAGGTTCCGAACAACCTGGCCCGGCTGCCGGGTTGCGGCAGGTTGGTCAGATCGCTCACATCACACTGAATCAGCTTCTCACCCATGCAAGACTTTGTTTACAATTTCAATGTGGCACAAGAAAGAAATGGACGGCGTGCCGCGCCAAGGTGCGGGGGCTTGGCGAACCGGAGCTGCCGATCCATCGGCAGTTCGGCTCCTTTGTTTGTCACGGTGGGCCTTCAACCCGCAGGCCGTAGCCCACTCGATCAGCCTCGCTTACACGCCGTCCAAAAGTAACTACCGGGTCGGAGCCTTGGCCGGTTTAGGGTCGGGCATCGGCCCACCAGGCGGCACGTCTTTCTGCTCGATGGTCTTCTTGATCTTGGCGCTCGGACCCTTCAAGACCTCAACGCGCTGCTCGTCGAACCACTGCGGGTCGATGGGCTTGCCATCCTTGAGGTCTTCGGATTCCACGATGACGCGGGTGCAACCATGCAGCCACTCGCAGCGCCCGACGACGATGCCCTTGTAGCTGGTGATGGTGTCTTTGACTTGGCTTCCTAGTTCGATCATGTCTCTCTTTGGGTTGATGGTTAACTTGCCGTAATACTTGGGATTGATCGCGGTCTCGGCGAACCGCTTCACAAATTTCTTGGGGATGGTGATGGGCTGCTTCTTGTGGGTGTGGAGGATGTTGCCGGGCAGGTCGATCCTGATGCCATCGGCATACACAGTCTCGTGGCCCTTCTGCTCCAGCTTCTCGGCTTCGACGTGCGCGACGCCGACGATGCCCTCAATCTCCATCATGATCTCGTAGCGATTCATTTCTTGCTCGCCTCCTTCATCTGGCGCTCCAGGTGCGGGTTCATCCAGTCGCGGTTCATGGGCAAATCGCTGAGCAGATTGCGGATCAGGCTTTTGAGGTATTCGTTCTGCTCGTGGACCTCGTGCTCCCGGCTGAGGATGGCCACGTCGCTGTCCGGCAGGAACCACCACAGGCTCGGCGTCCGATCATGATGCGCGAAGTCCACCCAGTGGGCCTTCTCGAAGGGCGGGTTGTAGTGGTAGTAGGCGATGCCGAAGTTCTCGACCAGGCCCAGCTCCGGGCAGGCTTCGTAGTAAACCAGGCAGCGTTCGCTGTGGTCCCACCCGGCCTTCTTGGGCGGCGGCTTGTCCGCAGGCGTGCCTGGAGGGCAGAATTGTTTACTTTTCTCGCTCATATCAGTTGAATCCGTGCGGGCTGCCCGTCTGCTGGATGGCCTCCATCTGCCGGAACATTTCACGGACCAGCTCCTTGAGCGGGCCGGGCAGCTTGTTGGGGTCGATGGCGTGCGCCTGGACCTTGACGTGGACACCCGCCTTCTCGGCTTCCTTGTTGATGTGATCCATGAGGGCGATCAGCTCAGGCGGCGTTGGGGGCAGCGGTGGACGCTTCTTGCGTTTCCTGGCCATGTTGTTCCTCCGGGTTGATGTGTGGCTGCCTGCCGTCCATGATGCCGCGATCTTCGCGTTGGCACCGGCACAAGCGATACGGGTTCCCGCCCTTGACCTCACCGCACCGGGTGCAGGTCATCTCCTCGAATCCCCAGGCGAGCTTGGAATAGAATTGGGGTTTGTCCTGGCTCATGCTTCACCTTTCACGGCCTCGGATAGAGGCTTAAATTTGTCAACGACGCCTCCCTCTCGCTCCCGGAACTCAAACAGGGTGCTATACACTGGATTAAGATGAGCAAAAAGACGGGCGACACTCGAAGTCCACGCCTGGTTCAACTTAAAATCGCTGTCCGCGTCCCGGAGCAAAGTTTCGTGCCGGAGGTATTCGACGACCGTGTAGGCAGAGTAGTGAGCACGGCGCTCGCCTGCGTTTTTTGCCTGCTGCTCAAAGCTAAGGTATAGCTCCCAGTTTTTCGTGAGCCAGTCATCGAACCCACGACGAAACTGTCCAGGAATGGCGTGGATAAGCTCTATCGAGACTTCCAGCTTCTCATTCACGGCATCTGGCATTTCGCTCACGATTCACCTTTCACAGCCTGGCGCATCCCGTCCAACTCGACGAGGGCCTTGGCCATTGCGATCTGTTCCTCCTCCGTCCAGGTCCACTCGTGCGGACTCATAGTGACCCGGTAGGCGCTGCTGGCCGGATGGTTGGTGTGGAAGGGAGTCAGCACTGCTGGCAGCGTGGTCTTGCTGGGCCGGACCTGCCAGCCGCCGCTCGTGCCGTAGTATTTGCCGCAGAGATCGCGGAGCTGGTTGCAGAGCACGTTGGCTGACGCCTCGCACTCACACACGATGGGCGGCACCAGCTTGCCCAGTTTGGAATTGTAAACTTCGTGCCTCATTGTTCGAGCTTGGGCTTGGCACCAATCTCCTCGACGCTGATGACCAGGTAGCGCGTGGACCGCCGAAGCGGGTTGCGTGCGAATGACTCCTCGTAGCGAGCCTTGACCTTCTTGCCGACCAGAGCCTCGATATTCGTGGCCATCTTCGGATCGAGCACACTGAAATGCCAGACGTTGGCCATCGTCTTGCCGTCCTCGCCCGTGGCGATCCCTTCCATCGCCATGTCGCCCTCCCAGGACTTCGTGGATTTCCAGATGCCCTTGTAGGAAAACTTGGTGATGGTGCCGACGCGAGTGCCGCTCGATCTGGAGCATCCGCCGCCCGCGCCCAGGACCAGCCCGGCCAGGATGGCGATGATGGCGCAGACCACCAGCAATTCGATCAGCGTGAATCCAGTCAGTTTCTTCATAAGCCAATTCCAAAAGCTCTGTTCCGGGGGCCGCGTGACGCAGCGCGAGCACAAATCATCCAGCACCAGTCGCGTGTAGCGATGGCAGCGACGACAGTCACCGTGAACGACAATGCCCACAACATTCAGAACGGAAGTCGGCGAGCGCCCTTCTGCTGGACGCCACCTAGCTTCTGAAAAAACTGTTTACACCCACAAGCCTCTCAGCGCAAGCCGAAAAGTAAACATTTTCGCGTAGGATTCGTGGACAACCCATATTGACGAGAAATCAATAGAGTCGTATTCGGCGATCAACCCTTGACTTTTATGGAGTCAAGACCTTTCCTCCGAATACGACTACGGCGCATACCAGTCGTCAGGATCGTCCGAACAGCAGCCCCAGCCGATGCCCAGGCGGGCCTTGAGCAGCACGCGCAGGAACCGATTGGCTTTCTCCACCGCGCCACAGTAGGTCCGGCCATCCCGGTAGATCAGCAGCCTGCACGGGGGCTTGGCCTGTTTGCCCAGGGCGATCTCACCGATAGCGCACACCTGCTGGGCGCAGCAATAGCCGCAGCCATTACACGGCTGGCCCCGCAGAGGCTTGGGGAGGTAGGGGAGCTGGATCACGCGGAGCTGGGTATCCAAGGAGCGCCAGGGTTTCCGCGTCCGGCTCTGGCTCCTGCGCGAAGCTGGTCGCGTCGTTGTTCATCAGGGTGACTACGCGCCTGCCGATCTCGTCCTGCTTGCGGGCCGCTCTGGCTTCCATCCAGCCCAGTGACCCTTTGCCGGTCAGGAAGCCCCAGCCCCGCATGTCCAGGACGCGCTCGTTCTTGGCGTCGTAGATCATCTGGCCTTCGTCATCGTAGCGGAAGGGCGGGGTCCAGGGGGCGTAGGGATTCATAAAGCAGGCTTTCGACAAAGCGGGTTGTGTTAAGCCGCAGCGCCTTTGCTTTCGACAACAGGCTTCCGGCCTCTGCCGCCCCACTCGGAGCTGCTGGAGCCAGCGCCCTTTTTCTTGTGGCGATCCGGGATGGTCCCTGGAGGCGGGGGCACGCAGGGCTTGCTTTCCAGGACCGGCTCACCGGCCAGGCGCTTGCGGATGATCTCGTTGACGGCCTCCATCTCCAAGCCATCGGTGCGCCAGACGCGCCAGCGCCTTTTCTTCTTGTCGTGCTCCTCCAGGTTGGCAATGCGGACGGTGACCTCCATGCCCAGGCTGCGGGCGATGTTCTTGACGCTGGTGGGCTGCTTGTCGGTGACGAAGCTGTCGCCGATCTTGCCGGTCGTGGCCAGCTTGCGGAGGACTCCGGTCAGGACGCCTGTGGCGTGGAGCCGGGGAGGGATCAGGACTACGGCTTCTTCGATCTCGTGCTCTTTCATAACGATGGAACTTTGGGGAACCTGGTTGTGGTAGTAGCGGTTGATCCGGGCGCACATGTGGCACTGGTAGGCATACTGGCTCTTGCTGTTGCCGCAGGTCGGGCAATGGATGCTGACCAGCCGGGTGTAGCGCCTCTTGAAAACCTGCTTGGCCTGGCTGAGCATGGCAGCCAGTTCGTCGTTGTTGGCCTGGCGTGCGGCGACGGTCTTCTCCTTCCAGACGCGGAGGGCGAAGTTGTAATCTTCCTCGCTACGAATCTCGAAATCATGATCCAGGCCGCACAGCTCTTTAGCATGGCGGAAATAGAATCGCACTGCGTGCTAACTACTGGCCGCGTTCAACTTGTCGGCGACCAGCCGGACCACGTTCTCGACCGTGCGGGGCTGGATGTCTCTCGGCTCGATGGCGATGTTGAACTCGTCGCCCAGGGACACGCAAAACTCCACGGTGTCCAGGCTATCCATCTGGAGTTCGGTATCCAGGTGGGTGCCCAGCGTGATGTCGCTTTCAGGCTTGAGCTGGGTGCTCGCCAGAACCTTTCGCGTCCGCTCGAATATCTCTTGCTGCGTCATGCCCAGTAGAACCGCTTTCGAGCCGGAGCTTGCCGCTGATCTCTTTGGCCAGCTCGATGGCCTTGTTACGGTCGGCCACATCCCGACTGGTGCGCTTGCCTTTCTCGCGCCATTTGAGCCGGAACTGATTCCGACGAATGGCATAGACGCAGACCATCGCGTCATCGCTCCCAGCCACATGGATGGTGCCCACGCGGTTCTCCAGCTCGTTTCGCACTTCTGCCAAAGCAACCTTGTTGCTCCGGCAAGAACTCTCGGCGGCGAACACGCGCCGGGTCAGTTCGTTATCGTGGGCCGTGATGATTCCGGTGCAGTCTTTGATGATGGTGTCCCGCAGCTTGGCCGAGCGCAGAGTCAGGTCATCGAACTGCGCTCTCAACGGCTCAACTTGCGCTTTGACCTGCTCCTCCACCAACCGTTTCATCTCCGCAAAGCAGTCCTTCCGCAGCATCTCCATTTTGTTGTCGATCATGGCTACCCACTTCTTGTCGAGTTCCTTGATCGCCTCTTTGAGTTCAGCCGCTTCGCCGCTGTGTTTGGTATCAGGCGATCCGAAGCTGCGCTCGATCACGCGCACGCACTTGTCGCCTTCGTATTCCTTAATGACTTCTCTCAAGATAGTCTCGTTCATACGGCGAGTAGAACGTAAATGGAAATTGTTTACAAGTTTTTGTTTACAGCCTCCCTGCTCCCGTCAAGAGTATATCGCCGAATGCGTTAAGCCATCGGATCGAGCTTGTCTTGCAGCTCCCGCTCGAATACCAGGACGATCTCCTTCACCGTGACTTCGCCCTTGGCAACCGCCTGGTCGATCTCGCCGACACCCAGCTCCGGGTCGGCCTGGCGGTTTCGCAGCAGGAGGTCAGTCACGACGTGGGCCGTCGCATCCAGGACTTTTTGCCTTCGGCTCATTGCGAAAATTGTCAATGGTGTTCATTCAGGATACGTGTTCCCCGTGGAACATTTTCTGCAACCGAGCCTTGTCAAGAAGGGGTTGCAGGTGCCACTGGTCCTCCGGCATGACGAAGGGCACGCAGCCCTTGCGCCGGGCCATCACGTAGCCGTCCACGCACGCCATGCAGCGCATCTCCCCGTGGGCGTCGCTGATACGGTCACCGGGCTGCGGATGCGCCAGAGTGGCTGCCAGGCGCTTGTAGTGGGCCTTGTCGATCTCCATGCCCTCCATCCGCATCAGCTCCAGCCTGGCCCGCTGGGCTTCTGCCAGCTTGGTATCCGGGCGCAGCCGGTTGTTGAAGCGGACCCTGGCCAGCTCGATGTAGCCCTCCATGCGCCACTCGGTCGGGTATTTGCCGCTCACCTTGCGGCTCGACCAGATGATCGTGTTCCGGTCCTCACTCCACTCCTCAAAGAGCGGCTGGCCTTTGAACAGGACGCCGGTGATGATCTTCTTCATTGGAAGCCGATGCGGTCGCCATACTTCTCGATCATCTTGAGGATGGCCTCGCGCTGTTTGGGGCTGAACTGGAACGAGTCGATATTGCTTTCGATGAACTGGGCTTCCCAGCCGGAAACCTCCACCGGGGCATCGTCCAGCTCTTGCAGAAATCGGCTCAGCTCGCCGTCCGTGTAGTGAGCTTTCATCTTCATCCTTTCTTCCACTTCTCACTCGGATCATCGTCGCCGCCCTGGCGCAGCCGCTCGTCGATTTCCTTGTTGCCCGTGGCGAAGTTGGGCGGCACCTGGGGCAGTGGTTCCTGGCGCTGGCCCTGTTGCTCCTGCTGGATGAACAGATACATCCCATTCTTGCTCACGCACAAGCCAGCCACTTCGGCGCTGGTCATGACGACGGCACCCTCAAACGGCCCGCGCTCCGCTTCGCTGACTTCGGTAACCAGCCTGATCTCAATGCTCAGGAAGGCAGTCGGCAACTGCTGGATCGCGTTAACGAGTTGTCCAAGTGTCAACATGCAGAGTAGAACGGAATCACTCGACCGGCGTGACCGTTACAATCTGGCGCAGGTATAGCCGGTTGGTCGGCGGCAGGCACGGGTCCACGATGGGATGAAGGAACGGCGGGTAGGGGAAGGGCCTGGGCTTGGCGAGCAAGAAGACCTCGTTGCTGGGGTCGCTCTCCAGGCCGCTGGCATCGCAAGCCGTGGCCATGAAGTAGTAGGTCACGCCAATCTCAAAGGTGTTTGTTATTTTTGCACAGTGACTTGTAGGGCACAAGCACTCCACCCAGCGGATGTTGTTGCTGGCATAGCCGTTGTAGCCCAGGCCCACAGACAGGTTGGTGTAGTAAACGCCGCTGTTGGTCCCCCAATAGATTTTGAACGTAGAGATTTTGGGTATCTCCGCCTCCGGGTAGTCCCACGCCAGGGCAACGCCGACCTTGTTGGTTGTCTGTCCCAGCCCGGTCAGGGCGGAGATCAGCCAGATGAGTGAGATGAGCTTTCTCATTGGGGATGGTGGTAAACGAAAGGCTTGAGCATCCGATGCCAGCGGTTGACAAAGCTGCGCTCTGCCTCGTGGCCGCGCTCTTTGCTCTTGAGGATGTTTACAATCTCTGTCCGGTAAAAGTTGGTGATGGCGTCTTTCAGCTCTTGCAGCCGGTTGAAGTCGAAGTTGAAGGACTTCCAGTGGGCGCTCTTACCGATCCGGCTGTGGGGCGGAACCTCGACCACCAGGTAAGCTGTCGTGCTCAGCCACTTGATGTGGTAGTCCGGGTCTTCCTCGCTGCTCATGGACATGATCTGAACGGTCACGGAGCCGCTGTAACCGTGCTCGGCGTTCTTGGCCTCCATCCGGTAAATCCGGTCAGGGTGCTCATCATGAAGTCCGCGCCACTTCTCCTCGGTCCAGATGAAGTGCTCCGGCGATACCGCGTCCTTCCAGTCGATGTCATCCTCCGCCGCCTCATACACCCGCTTGAAAGCAGGCTGCTGCTCGGCCCAGGCCAAACCCTTCTCAACCGCCGCGTTCCAGTCCGGGATGCCGGGCACGACCAGGGCGTCGATCATCTGCCGGTGAAGGTTCTTGCCCGCCACGCCGGTCTCCTTCCAGAGCGTGAACTGGAACCTCTGCTCCCGGTTCTGGCCATACTTGTCCACCAGGTTGCCAATGTCCAGGGCGAGACCGCCAGGGTGAACGAACTTCTTCTGGACGACCATGTTGGCCTTGGGGTCATTCAGGAATTGGTAGTGGTGGGCTGTGAAAGCATGGCCCTCGCCTGCGCCCTCCCAACCACTGTCGCCCGTCACTTCCTTCCAGCCAATGTCCTCGTCGGACTCCTCAACCCAATGGTCCCGGACCTCGCGGAAGTAGGGGCTGCGGTTGGCCCAGTCGATAGCGCCCTTCAAGGCACCGTCCATGTTCAAAGCCGCGATCTCCTGGCGCTCCTTCACGTCCAGGTGGTGTTTCAGCTCGACCGAATAGATGTGGTGCCCGGTCCCCGGATTGATCGGGTTATCGACCGTGGTGCGATACTGGAGCAGCAGGCGGAATCCCGTCTCCGGGTGCTTGGCCATCGCCATCGAGTGGCCCTGCGGCCCGATCATCCAGCCGTCCAGCTCCCCCACGGCGTCCTTCCAGTCAACCTCGTCCTCACCCTCCTGGGTAGGCAGCAGCTTCATCTTGCGGGCGATTTCCCGGACCAGCTTGTCATTGTCCAGGCCCAGGGGCGGCAGGTCATCCAGCGGAACCCACTTGACCTTCTCGGCATCGTCGCCCGCCGTGGCCCTTTCGCCGTCCGGCAGAGTCGTGCCGTAAACGGTGACCTGCTTCTTGCCGGTCTCATTGGGCATGTCCTTGATGTAAACGAGGCGACCCAGGTCGAGCTTGGTCTCCTCCTTCATCTCCCGGTGCGCGGCATCTTCGATGGACTCGCCTTCATTCGCGTGCCCACCTGGGATCACCCACTCTCCCTCAGCCGGGGGATACTCGCGCTTGCAGACCAGGCACTCGAATCCCTTGTCACTCCGCTTGCGGAAAACGGCCACGATGGCGACGCGGCTCTTGTCGTCGCCCTCCTCACTGTTCTCGATCAGGTCTTCCCCGTGGACATCCGGGATGCCTGTCATCCGGCTGGCCTCCTCGCGGGTGACGAACTCTCCACGCCTGGTCAGGAAGCCGATCTCCACCTGCTCCCAAATCCGGTTGTAGGCGTCGTTGTCCACTTCGCCCAGGGCTTCCAGGTCAGCCAGGCTTTTGACCTTGCCGAACATGCCTTGCTGGAGGAATCGCTCCATCGCTTCGGAGTGCGTGGACCCTGTGGCGACCTGGCGGGTGCGTTTGTGCAGCACAGCAGGCTCGACAAGCGGCCTATTTGTCGCCTCATGCACAATGTCTTGCGGGCTTGTCAGCGTGCTGAACCTACCTGTTTTTGGATCGTAACTTGTCACACTCTTGTCAACTGCAAGTGCTTCTGCCAGAGCATCCAAGGACTTGTTAGCATACCACTCACCTTTGACAGATACAAAACCTTGTTGCTCAGACTCTTGCACGCTACGCAGCGTTCCGCCTTGTTCGAGCAAGCGATTGACAAGACCAGCCTGACAAGACTCGACTTTGCCCCAGCCGTCGATGCTCAAGATGTGCTTTGGAACGATCAGATTGAAGGTGTCCACCCCGGCAGGCACCGCCCTGATCGACTTCATCTGCTTGTCATTCAGACCCAGCTTGCGGATAGCGTCTTTGACAAGAAGCATGTCCTGGAGCAACCAGCCCGGCCAGTGAACATGGAACGCCTTGCTATGGCCCGACCAGGGGAACAAGAATGTGCTCTGCGCCCCGGCTCCCATGATGGCAGCTTCGATGTCGTTTCGCTTGAGCTTGAATGGACCCGCGACATCTTTCCAGGTCGCGCCCTCGTCGTCTTCAACTGCCTCCGCAACTTGGCTCTCCTCGATGCCACGGTGGTAGAAGTTCAGCTCGATCCTGCCCAGGTCTTTCCGATAGTCCCAGCTCACCCAGTCCGGGCGGATGCCCACGTCTTCGATCACTTGCGCTGCGATTTGCAGCGCGTCCACATCCTCCTGGTTGGGCACCCACATCCCACGGAAGGTCATCCAATCCCCCTCCCAAAAGTTGGTGACGCCGGTCAGACCGTTGTTTGCCATCGCTTGCTCAACTTCTTGCAGAGTTGGCTTGCGGGCCGGAACTACGTCCTTCCAGTCAGCTTCCTCGTCACTCTCGATGATGTCGCCGCCGCCAATCCCCAGGATGTCCGTGGACAGGGTGCCGGTGCCGGGGTGGTAGAAGAAGTCACGGCTGTCGCTCCTGCCGCCGCCCAGGTAGTCGAGGGCCAGCTCGTCGATCTCGCGCTTCATCTGCTCCGGGTCCAGACCCTTGGCAGCAAAGCCGTGAATGTAACCCGCCCGCTGGGGCACGCGCAGGCTGTGGCTGACGATCTGCCAGCCGCGATCCTTCATGGCTTGCAGAAAAGCCTTCCAGTCAGCACCGATAACAAAGCTGTCCCTGGGCTTGCCCTTGGTCACGCTGACAACAAGGTCGTCCTCGTCATCATCAGCAAGTGCTTCTGCAACATCCTTCTTGACCTCTGGAATGTCGAACAGGTGGAACCAGAGCTTGCCAGTATGGCGGTTCCGCTTCATGTCGGTGTCGTCCCAGCCCACGTTCGGAGCGCCGACCGCCTGGGCCAGCTCAACCGCTGCTTGCTCTGGTGCTTGCTGGAAATCAGGGGGCACCACTCCGCTCACATACACGGTCTTGGAATCCCAGTAGCCCTCGATCTGCGTGTAGCCCTTGTCCTGGAGCACCTGCATAGCCTGGCTGACAACCAGGTCGTTCGGATGGCCCATTGTGTCCTTACCACCAAGGTCATCGTCGTCAGCAAGTGACTCCGCAACAACAGCAGGGTGGTAGATGTTGAACGAGAACTTGAACATGGGCCGGTAGAGCGGAGGCTTGCCCGGCTTGACCTCGGTGCCGTGAGTCACCCGGCTTGCGCCCAACGTCTCGCGCAGCTTGTCAGCCGCCAGCTCCGGCATATCGGCCTTGGAGTTGCCAGGCACCTTGCCGGTCACGACCAGCCAGCCATTGGGGTGCCGGTAGCCACGGAGTGTCGCGTAGCCGCAGTCCCGCAGGACCATCATGGCCTGGTTGAGCAGCACGTCGCCCGGCTCGCCCATCGTGTCCACAGGCTTGCCGATGTCGTCGTCATCGTCCTCCAGGCTCTCCTCGATCTCTTTGAAGGCCGTGATCTCCGGGTCACCCACGAACCAGGTGATGTCCCAGGCTCCCAGGTCAGACTTCCAGCGGGTAGTGTAGTCGATGTCGTCGGTGCCCAGGATTTCGTAGAGGCTGGACTTGATCTGGCGGCAGAAGTTCTCCAGCTCCGGGGTGGATACTCCGCTCACGGTCCAGGGCTTGTTGTAGGTCGGGACGATGATGGTGTCCACGATCCGCTTGGGCTTGCCCAGGTCGCCCCAGCCCTCGTCGGAAGGTTCCTCGATGACCTTGTAAATCTTCAACCCGGCCAGCCCGAACAGGTGCCGGATCATGGCCCCCTTCTCGGTCGGGGTATGCAGCTCCTTGCCGCTGATGTCGTCGTCTTCCAGGGACTCCTCTTGTGGGCCAGGAGGCCAGTCCAGGCTGGTGTCACCCCTGGCGCGTGCGGCATCGAGCCGCCTCTGCTCGGCCTTGTTGCGCTTGTCAGCCTCTTGCTCCTTCTGGCGCTTGTCATTCAACCACTGCTCGATGGAGTTGATGACCTGCTCGTTGCTGTCCGATTTGACGATGATCGAGAACCAGGTCGAGCCTTGCTCGGAATAGAAACCGGCCTTGCGGAGCGCCAGGTCCATCATGGCGTGGAGCGTGTAGCAACAGGAATCCAGGGCGAAGTAGGGCATGTGGTCGCCGCCGTCGTGGACGACGATGAGCACGCCGCCCTCACCATACTGCTCGCCCTTGGCCTTCCACTGCTCCGGGGTGTAGAAGACGTGCTTGTGCCCGCCCGAATACATGGCGTCATGGTGGTCGAGCACGCCAACGATGATCTTCCAAGCCCGCTCGGCATCCGGCGAGGCCCCTTCCGGCAGCGCGAAGTCTGGCGGGATGGGAGGCCCATAGACTTCCTTCTCGTCCGCGAAATCCGCTTCCGACGCCTCGACCACGACCAGGGAGAGGTTCCACATGTTGTTCCACTGGTCGAGCGCCAGCTTGTTCTCCCGGACCACCACGCCCTGCGGAAGCTCGGCGCGGACCAGCCCGGCCAGCTCCTTGCCCATCTGCTCGCAGTTCTCCCGGAGCATCTTTCGGCTCTCAGCCTCCGGCAGCGTGAGCTTGATGGTGAGAAACTGCCCGGCCAGATGCCGGTCGCCGACGCGGCGGTCGCGGCTCCACTCGAACTCGAACAGCAGGCCGCTCTGATGGAACAGATCACCGACTTTGTTTACAAAATCTTCGCCCAGCCTGGCCTTGAGGTCACTGCCCTTGGTGCCGATCACCGGCACTGACTCCGCCAAGCGCACCCACTCGCCGCCTACGGGCAGGTTGACTACCTGCTGGTCCTCGTGGTTGAACACGTCGCCCTGGGAGTAGCTGACCCAGCCGTCATCGTTCGACCAGTAATCCCCAGCCTGGTTGCGGATCATGAAGCGCGGGTAAACCGCCACTTCCTTCATGTCGAAGTCTTGTTCCAGGATCGTGCTCATGTCGCAGCTTTTTTCAAGATAGCCGTGGTGCTCACATTGGGCACCGGGCGGACCAGCCGGATGACGCAGTTCATCCCCAAGGCAGCTTCCCGCTCGCCCGCGTCCAGGGTCTCCATCGTGTAGTCACCGCCCTTCACCCAAACGTGGGGCCGGGCGTGTTGCAAGAAACTGGTCGCCCGCAGGTCATCGAAAATGTAAACAATATCCACCGCTTCGAGGGCAGCGATCACTGCGGCCCGGTCGTGCTGGCTGTTGACCGGGCGCGTCGGACCCTTCAACTGCCGAACCGACGCATCGCTGTTGACCCCGACAACCACGAACTCGCCTTCCATCCGCGCCTGCTCCAGCAGGTAGATGTGGCCCGGATGAAGGATGTCGAAGCAGCCGTTGGTCGCAACCACGCGGCAGGCTTTGGGCAGCATGGCCCGCCAGGCGATCAAACCTGCCAGGTCCATGATCTTCTCCTCGGCGGAGCTGTAGTAGTCAGTGTCCATGCTGTTTAAGAACCTGGAGCCAGTAGGTCACGTCCTCCGGCGTCATGGTGTCGTAGATGGTGGTGTGGCCCTCGTGCGGTTCCTCCAGGGATTCGACCCAGGCTTTGAAGTGCGGGTCGCGGGCCAGGGCGCTCTCGAACGCCTGGTAGAGCTGGCCGACCTGGGTCCGGCGCTCGTGCTCCTTCACGAACGGAACGGCCACGCGCATGGCTGCCGCCCGCAGGGACTTGGGCGACAACATTCCGGCCCAACCGCTTTCCCTGGTGAACTCGCGTGGCCAAGGCTCGATGTGGGGGCCACGGATGCGAAGCAGATAACGAGCGCCGGTGCGGTGCTCCAGGGTGACCGTGTATTCGCCAATCTGCCGGACCCAATCCCGGCCTTCTTCTGGCATTTCCTCCATGAAGGCGTGAACAATCTGGCTGGCAAGTCCCTCTGCCGAAGTGTCCTGATAGACCTCTTTGAAATCAATATCGTCCTCCTCCGCTTCGAGAAGGCCGTTCAAGATCAATTCGGTTTCGCTTCGCACGCCTTAACTACCCCCGGAACTTTGTGGGGGTGGGTTATGGCCCAGGGCGTCAGGTCGGCGGGCAGCCAATCGTGTTTACAGAGGGAGATGATCTCGGCGTGGTTGCCCCAGGACATGCCGCACGCCCGGAGGCCCCACATGATGATCCGATCCGTGGACAAATACCCCTTCCACTCCGCCCAGTCGTAGTCGTAGTCCCTCTTGAACGCCCAGGTCTTCCAGTCGGTCAGGGCCGGAAAGGTGAACACCTTGCTGTCGTAGAGCTTTTGCGCGGATGTGCGCCAAAAAGCCTGGCAGCCGCCCTGGATGTGCTCCTGGACCTCGCCTTTGCCCAGCAGGCTGCCGAAGCAGTCCACATCCGGGATGTAGCTCAACTTGCGGCTGATCCTGGCATCGGGGTCAAACTTGAAGATGATGTCGCCGGTCTCGCGCAGCGCCTCCTCGAAGAAGCTGTGCCACCAGTTCCCGCCCTCCGGCTGGACCTTGAGCGGCTTGGGCCGCTGGACAAACTTGGCGGGCACTGCTGCCAGATCAGTGCGGGGCTGATCCGCAACGATAACGACGGACCCACCAGGGTAAGCCTTCCAGATCAGGTCAACGCAGAAGGTGATAAGGTCAAGGCTCTCCGAAGCAACAGTTACCACGAAAATCGGTTTCACGGGACAGAGAACAAAAAAGCCCCACCGAGCAGGGCCTTGTCACTTCCAACCGGATGGCGTATCGGCGTTGCCGCCGACCACTTCACTTCCATCCTTCGCTCCAAACGCCTGGGAGAGTGAGTTCCCGACTTACGGGGCTGGAGTGAAAGGCATAAGCGCCCGATGGGGCTAAGTGTTGACCACCGTGAAAGGTGGGTCTTTGCGGTAGTCGATCCAACTGCCAGAGGGACGGTATCTCGCCAGAAAGCCGAGGTTGGCTTCCTTGGTCGCCATGCGTAGCGCGATGATGACCTGGGGCGGGAGCGCCTTGAGATAGTCGTCCCACCAGTTGAACCAACGCCAGAAGAAGCTGGAGAACTGCCCGTAGCGTTCCACGGGCAGCACGATGTCAAAGCGCGTGGTTGAGTCAGCCACATAGCAGAGCTGACTCAACAGCGCGTTGAATTTTTGGCCGAACTCCTCGTTGCTCAACTCCTCTTTGTGGAGCGCAGCGTGGATGGTCTTGAGTTCATTCACCAAGCCAAAGCAGGCCATGAACACGGAGACCTCGGCGGCATTAACCGCGAACTCTTTGTCTTCGGTTCGGACCTTCTTTGGCTTGGTGGTGGTTTTCATGCGACCAGTTGTTTCTCGTCTTCCAGAGAGAAGAACTGAAACGCACGAGCAATTACCTCGTCGCGTCGCATGTTTACCGCATCAAGGCCCTGCTTGGCCAGTTCGGCAACCATGTTCACGGTGAGGTTGCTATACCGCTTCTGGATGCCCCTTCGATTTTTGAGAGTGCGCGTTCCAGACTCGCGCATCTTGCTCTTGAAAAATGGATCACCGGAGAGCACCTGCTCAACGACATCCATTCGTCCGGGAGCTGATAGACTTGTGATGTTCATATCGTGTGAATAATATCGTTTACAATTTCTTTTCGTCAAGGGCAATCCGTTATTGTTTACTTTCTAAAGTCCTATTTCACAGCCAGTTGGCATGGGGTATTCACCTACCCCGCAGCCGTAACCGTTTGGCTTTGTTCAGCATCCACTATGATGTGGACGGCTGCGAATAACTTTTTCGACACCCGGCCCACCCGCCACGGCTGCACGTCCACCTGGAGGCGCTTGTAGAGCCTGGGATGCGTTTTGTCCGCAACCATCTTGATCCAGGTGCGAATCTGGCGCTCCGACATTTTGTAAGCCCCGCCGCCCGGCATGGGCTTCTCATAAACGGCCAGGTCCAGCTCATAGCGGTGGTTACGCCGCCGAGCTGTCGCATTGCCGAAAACCCCGCCGAGCTGTCTCTGGAAAAAGGCAACGACCCGGCGCAGCCGGGTCGCGTCACTGATCTCTCGCTCGGTCAGAGCTGTAAAGTAGCGTCGCACGCTCACGTCTTATCTACGGGGGTTACCAGCGCGGAGCGGTCGATGCCGCGCACCCAGTAGAAGGGGTCGATCACCTGGCCGTCCTCCTGGTCGCGCACCGCGCCCTTGTGGGGGGAGTCATAACGCAAAACTGTAAACAATCTCTTGTTCCAGCGAATCACGTCCCCTGGTTCAAATCCACGGCTGCGGACCTTCACCTGTCGGCCCTTCCAAAAATCCACGATCTGCTTCACGCGCTGCTTGGACAGGGGCACCAGAGTCTCCTTACCGTTAACGACTATCCGGCGCGGGTTGCGGCGTCCCACATCCTCCAGGGTAATGCCCGGCTCCGTCGCGTCGCGCAGAATCTTCATGGTCCGAGCGTCAGGCACCTGGAGCTTGCGCCCGCCGTGGGGTCGGCCCTGGCACTTGGCAATCCTGGCCAGGTTGTTGACGGTCGAGAGGCTGACCTCGTGCTTCTTGGCGATCTCCGCAAGGCTGTAGCGGAAGTCACCGTTGGGCAGCTTCTCCTTGTAGTCCTCGATGATTTGCACCTGGACCTTACCGCTGATGTATCTGATTCGTTTCATAGGTAGAAAAAAGGGGCTGGCCCGGCCAGCCCCATGTAGAACGGATTGGACTACTTCTCCTCGCCTTCGGCTGCCTTGGGGCAAGGAACAAAATTGGTCTGGTTCTTGACGACCTCGCTGATCTTCTGGTTGGTCTCCAGGTCGAAGTCCATCCAGCGCCGGTTGTGGAAGTCCGGGAGGGGCTGGACCGACTCGCTGGTCGAGAGGGGGTTCGGGACACCCAGCTCCTTACTGACCGCCTCCAGGGCTGCGAAAATCTTGTCGTAACGCTTCTGGTCGAACCGACCATCGGCACCCAGGAACACGGTGCTGTCGAACGTGCCGACCATCGTGCGGATCAAGTAGTCGTTGATGTCGGGCTTCCTGCCCGCCTTGGTGCGGATTTCACCAAACAGGGCCTCGGCCATCGCGGGAGCCACGGCGCTGTATTTGCTCGTGAAGGTGACGCGGGTCACTTCCTCGGCGTCGTCCTGGAGCTTCACGCTGGAGATCGCGTCCCAGGGGCGCTCGCTGTTGTGCCGGAACAGTTCGGCCAAGGCGTCGGGCAGCATGACCGGCTTGAGGTCTTTCATCAGCTCCTCGGCCTCCTTCATGACCGCAGCCGCCTCGTTGTAGCGCGTGGGGTAGTCGCCCTCGACGATGATGGTGGGGATGTCGCCCTTCTTCACAGCCTTCTGGATGGACTTGACCTTGATGGGAGCGAGGACGTTCTTGGGGGTGCCGTTTTTCTTCGTAGTTTTGGTAGCCATATCTTTCATTCGTTGATTGTTAAACTGACTGGTAAAACGTAAACTATCTTGAGTTCGGTGTCAATAGGGTTCGTGCATTTTGTTCAGAGATTCGAGTGCGGGCGTTTCCAGCCGCCCCAGGAGTCGGACTTGAAGCTGACGGCATCCAGGGCCTTGATGTTGGTGATGGCTTCCTCGACCGTGGTCACGCGGAAGCTGGCTTCGAGCTGGCAGTCCATGCGCTTATACTCCACGTCGAAATACCACTCGCCGCCCTCGTTCACGCGGCCACTGTCGGCCAGGCGCAGGTGCCGGGCGTCGGTCGTGGTGACGCCTGCGTCGCGGAGGGACTTCTTGAACGCGGCCTCGAAGCCCTTGCGCTCGGCGTCGCACTTCTCCTGGAAGCGATTCTGCGCGGCCCGGCCCAGGGCGAGCTTCATCTTCTCGCGGATGTGCTTGGCCAGATTCTTGATGGCCAGGTTGGTGACCGGCTTGTCGCTGCCCGCGATGCGGACGTTGCCGTCGTAGAAGCTGATCTCGACCGTGGCGTCCTTGTCGTTGGGGTGGACGATCTCGTAGGTGTCGCCATGACCGTGCTTGTAGCGTTCCCAGCAGTTGGCGGTCGCGGCAGCCACGTTGGCCACGAGCTTTTCGCGGAAGGCAATGCGGAGGGCGTTGCCGAAACTGGCGGAGAGGCCCAGGTGCTCGTCCACTTCCACGGGTTTGCCCGTGATGGAGAAGACGCCGTTCAAGTAGGTGATGGCCAGCTCCAGCTCGCCCTGGCGGGCGATCCAGCAGAGAGCGCCTTCGGGCACGTTCTGCGGAGGAAGGGTGGAGTCCCAGGCGTGGATGGTGCAGTTGGCGCGGTCCATCGCAGGCTTCATGATGTCGTCGGTTACGTTTAGAGCTTTCATAGTTTTGTCGTTCATTCTGATGAAGAATGTAAACGAAACCCCGTTCGCCGTCAAGAGGGAACGTGTAAAAAGATGAAAAAAGTTTCAGCGTTGGAAGTCGCTGAAAACAAGGAAGATGGGATCAGACGGTGACCTGGACCGTCACAAAACTCTGAATCGGAATCACCGCAGTCGCGTTGAATCGGTCGAAAACTGTGAGGTTTCCGGTGATGGTGCGCGGCCCGCCCGCGAGCGCATCATCGCTGTAGTAGTCGTATTGGTCAGGCCGGAGCATGACCGTCTTGCCCCACAACTGAACATTGGGCGGCTCCCAAAAATCCCAGCGGTAGTTGAGCAGCAGATTATTCCGGTCAGTCGCCGTGCCGGTGAAGTGGACGTAGCTGGTATTCAGGATCGAATAAACCCCACCCACGACCGGAGCATCGGTTGAAACTGAATGGATGACCGGCGTCTGCGAAGCGTTGAGCTGGACCGTTTGCTTCAACTCAATCGACTGGCCGGTCGCCACGTTGAGCACGGTGCAACGAGCGGTCTTGAGGCCAGGATATTGAGCCGCGACGCCAATCACGATCTGGCTGCGGTAGGAGCCGTTGGAGAGCTGGGCCGGGGTTTGGACGGTGGTATAGTTGAACGTCCACCCGTCGTAGGTCTGGAGCGACCAGGTGAACTGGAGCTGCCCTGGGTTCAGGTCGATGGCATAGACCGTGAAGGTCACTGTCTGGCCAGGACCGATTACCACTTCGCCCAGGTTGTTCGTGTTGCTGATGATCGAATTGCTGATGGCCGATCCGCCGCCCGTCAGACCGGTGGGCGCGTAGCCCCGGATCGAATAGTCGAGCGCCGTCACACCCGCGTTGGCATCCGTAATCCGCTGGGTGAACGTCAGGTTGTTGTTGACGTTGGGCCAGGTGTAATAGTTCCGGTAGGTGCCCGCCGAAGGGATGGTGGTCGTCCCGGAACCGATGAACTGGTTGCCGACATACCAGGCAAAGCTTAGCGCCCCGGCTGCTTCGGGGTCATACGACCTGGTTTCCATCTGCGTGGAAAACGGAAACAGGCGGTCATTGGCAGTGATAACGGCGTTGCCGATGATGACCGGGGGAGAGTTGACCGTGACGCTCGTAGTCAGCGTGCTGTAAGCCCCGAACTCGTTGCAGTATTGGCAGGTGACCGGAAGGTTGACGCCGCCGACGTTGAGCTTCTTGTCAACGGTGGGGACCACGGTCACATCCACCGTGTTGTCCCACCACTTCCAGACGTAAGTCAGGTTGTTGCCGCCCGGAGGGGCAGCCGCAACCGTGAACGTCTTGATGTCGCCTACATTGTTCATGTGATAACTATGGGTCCGTAAACCGGGAGCGTGGGCACGGGCGGATCAGAGATGACCGCTGGCGTGTTCATCACGATGTCTTCCTTCCGCTCAACGGTCGTAGCCGTCAGCACATTGGACATGGGGTAGCGGGACTGGAACGTCTCGTTGGAGCTGTAAATCCTGGACTCGTGCGTGTAGCTGTAGGCCGTTCCCCAGCTCGTGATCGCCGCCATCCAGCCGCCCGGCGTGGCCGGGAAGTCCGTGCCCGTGGTGCTGACCTCAGTGATCGAGCTGCCGGTCGCCGTGAGCTTGAGCTGGTAGAGCGTGGTGTTCAGCCGGACCATGCGGTAGCCGTAGATGGCGAGCTGGCGGGCCGTGCCCCGGCGCTCATCGCGGAGCGCGTTATACCAGTTGATGTCCAGCAGCCAGGAGTTGCCGCTGTAGCCGAGAGTGTTGCCGGGCAGCACATGCGGCAGGGTGAAGTCGAACGTGTCCGTGCTCTGGAAGTTCGCACCGGTCTTGCCCGCGCAGAGCGTCGCCTCAAACGGGATGTCACCAACCGTGATGATGACTTTGAACCCATCAAAGTTCTCATCCACCTGGCCGATGTTGCCAGAGTCAATCTCCAGGCGGTAAAAGCCCGGCAGCGCCGTCTCGTCGTTCTCGAAGGAGATGTTGCCGTCCACGTTGAGTGCTGGAAGGCTTAGGCTGACACCGAAACTTGTCGGGTTGGCCCAGTTGGAGTAAGCCTGCGCCTGCGTCGCGCTGGTCACGACCTCCTCGTTCCCATACATGAAAATCCAGGGCGCATTGACGGTGCCCGCGTAAGCAGCGGCATAGACCTGGCCCGACGTGTTGACCCGAAGCTGCTTGCTGTAGCCCGTGTCCGTGAGCACCACTTCCCCGCCCGTGGGCTGCTCGGAATAGAGAAGCTTGGCCGGATGGTAAACCTTGGCCACACCAGGGCTGGCCAGCCGGATGTCGTAGGTGCCCGATGAGGGGAGGACGCTGCCGCCCAGGATGCGACCTTTAGGCAGGACCGTCCAGAGACCGTTGTCCGTGGTCGAATCGGTTCCAGCTACGACCAGGAGTTGGCGCGGGAAGATGGTCCCGTAGCTGGTTACGCCGTAGCAATGCGTGCCGCCAATGCCCGCCGACTGGACGAGCTGGAGCAACGGAGCATAAGTGCCCTCGGTGCCACTGAGCATCAGCTCGGCATCGGAGCGTTGGGTGAACAGCTTTTGAGCTGACAGGCCGAACGCCTGAGTGCCGCTTCGGACGACCTTGATTTCGTAAACGTAACTGTCGTCGCCTTCGACCCAAATGCGGTCCCGGCAGGGGTTCGTCGCCATCATGGCGTTGGGCCACGGAATCGTAGTGCCCGTGCTGAACCAGGTCGGGATAATGCCGTATTTGGTGCTGCCGGACTCCAGCAGTTGCATGACCTGCGGCGGAGGATTGTCGAACATCCAGGCGTCGTTCATCCCGTAGCCCTGGCCCTTCCAGCCAGAAACGACCACGGTGCCTGCGGCGGTCAGGGTATCCCATTGCTCGCCGAGCACCTGCCTGACAGGCAGGGTTGGGCCGCTGCCGATGCCAGTCTCTTTGAACCGGGACTGAGCCTGGTATTGGCCGGTCGCGTCATAGCGCGAGACCCAGGCTTCCGAAGGCGTCTCGATGGACGAGGGCAGCAGGTCTGGCATGACATACCCGCTGTCGAGCACCTTGACCCCGTAGCGGTCATAGTCGTTGACACACGTCAGGTAAGCCGGGCGGTAAAGGCACGCGGTCGGGTTTGGATCGTGGTAGCGGACCAGCTCCAGCTCCTCGATGGTCTTGACGGAGTTCCACACCCGCAGGTCGTGGATGCGGTAATCCAGGGTGGTGCCCACAACGCCGACAGATTGATCCTCGGTCCAGATGTGGTCGGTGTAGGTTTGGGCATCCACCTGCGCGACCGGAGTGCTCATCGTGGCCTGGTAGCAGGTCCAGGCGCTCACGCCGTCGTAGGTGAAGGAGAAAAAGTTCCAGCCAGGAGAAGCCATGCCGCTGAGAAGCACCCAGTTGGTGTTCCCATCGCTGTCCACGCTGCCGACATTCAGAATGTTCGAGAACGTGATCTTGATGCTGCCCACCTGGATGAGATAGGGAGCTGGCAAAGCCACACCTTCCGGCACCATCAACCAGAAACTCACGGTAACCGGCCCGCTCAGGTCTCGGCTATGAGGGTCGGACCTGAAATCCAAACCAGGAGGCACCCGCAAGTGCCAGCCGCGCCATTGATCGAACTCGCGCCCAAAAGGCGTCGCGTTGAGCGGAATCATGTCCGTGCTGATGACAGAGTGGTCAATCAGCGGCGGTGCGTCAAACGGATGCTCGTTGAAGGGGAACCAGCCCACGAGATTATCGCGGTGGTGCCTGCCGAAGAACTTCACCGGGTCGGCAACCAGGACGCCTTGAACAAGGCCGAAGTGGTAGAGCCTCCAGCCCGGCTCAAACGCCCAATCCATGTCATCGACACTGTGGTCAACACCCAGGTTGGCCGAGTGGTAGAAGTCAGTGGCTTCCTGAGAGAGCGTCCGGCGCGGCAGATCGTCCCGCTGGCGCGGGTCAATATGGTCGAGCGGGATGAAGGTGCCGTAATAGGCGACCGCCATCTGGCCCGGCACATAAGGCGTCAGTGGCCGCTCGTTGACCATGAAGCTGGGCGGGTTCGGCCCCAGCTTGTTGAGCGTGACATCATACTGCGCCCCGGTCTGGCTGAACACCGCAATACTCTGGCCAACCTGGGTCACGGTCACGTCCGGGGTGGGCGGGTTGTAAGTCGCCCGGTCGATCAGCTCGCCGCCGTTCACCAGGTCACGCCGCCACGGATACTCGTCAGACAGGTCCAGCATCGGCTCGTCGAGCTGGTCCTCCGGCCTCTCCTGGTAGGCCCGAACACAGTCAGGCTTGGTCAGGGTCCAGTTGTCCACCACGACATTGTTGATGGTCTGCACCATCCCGTTGAGACTGGTTGGCGTGGCCGTCATCAGCATCGCGCCGTAGTCGGTGCGGTGCGTCGTATCATACGGATAGACGGGAGAAGTGTTGTATTGGACCTGGACGTAAGGGTCAGTGTGCGCCGTGCCCGACGTGTTCCAGGTCTGGTTGTTCTGCCCGCCAAATCCAATGATGATGCGCGTGATGCCGCCGTTGAGCGAGCGGGCGTAGGCATGAACGTGCCCGTGGAGGGTCAGGTCCACTCCCCATTCTTTCCAGGGCCAATCCGTGCGCGGGTAATCGCCATACTTGTGGCCACTGTTCCACGCATCCGAGTTCCAATTCGGATGGTGATACATCACGACCTTCCAGGGAGCTTGGGACCGCCTGATCCAGTCCTTGATCTGCTCAGCCTGGACGCTGTTCATCCGGTCGAGTCGGACGCGGCCAGTGACGAACGCCACGGTCTTGTCGGCAGTAAAGCTGGCTTGGATCACGTCACCGCCGTAATACCGCTTGCCTTCGTAATCGACGTAATTGTTGCCGGGGTTGGCGATGACGCGATAACGCCGGGCCTTGCGTAGCACAACCCACGGCGTGGCAGGGTCGATCCTGGGTTCACCCCACACATACATGAAGGGCACCGTTCCGTTGGCCTTGAAGGTCTGATCGCCGTAGTAGGTGCCTCCGCTGTAGATGACAAACTGTGGGGCATCGTTGATGCCGTCGTCGCCGTAAGAGTCGCTGGTCTTGACCGTGTAGGTGCCATTGGCATCGACCTGAATCGGGTTGCCCAGGTAGGGCAGTTTGACGTTGGCCCCAATCGGGCTGAAAGGCGCTTCGCACCAGTTGCCATCCGGCTCAGCAGGCTTGCGATTATTGTCGATGAAGCCTGGGTCTTCCACCGAGTTGTAGCCGTCCGCAACCACGAACAGCTCGACGTGGCCGATGCGGACGCGGTAGTAGCGCCCGTTACCTGGCAGGTAATCGTAGTAGTTGGTTTCGAGGCTGTTGTCCCAGCCGTTATCCGGCTCAGCCCGACGACGCACCGTGGCCCCGTTGTAAGCCAGGAAGTCCGTGACACCGCTGACCCCAACGAAAATCTGGCCGTAGGTGTAAGTGCCGCCGTTGTAAACCACGTATTGGGGTCCAACCGAAGTTGGGTAAACCCGGTAGGTCTGGTCGTAGCCCTTGATGTTCCCGCTCTGGATGTTGTCCTCGGCAATCGGGGAATCGGGGTTCTGGTAATCGTGGTTGCCGTAGCAAACAAAATACTTCTTGGCGTCGATGAAGTCCTGAACGTAAATCTGCGCCGGGTAGAACTCACCAGGCAAGCCGTCGTAGTATTGGTTGTCCCCGGCATAGAAGTAAGCGTCCGGGTTCCAGCCGCGCACCAGGTTGCTGACCGCTGCCTGGGGAGCGCCGTAAATTCCACCATCCGCGCTGACCGCGATATAAGTCGGGTCAGACCAAATCGAGGGCTGCTCGCGCACAACCTCCGTCGAGGTCGGCGCGTAGTTGGCATAGACATTGATCGCCGAGCTGAGGCCGAAACCAATCGGGAAGTTGAAAAACCACGTCGAGTTGGAGTAGTCGTAAGTGCCCGTCAAGTTCAGGTCGTAGCTGCCGATTCGCAGGAAGTCAGAGTTGTAGGGGTCGCTCTCGTGCGTCAGCATCGAATCGACGTTGACGAAATGCGGGTTTTTGACCACCGGAGGAACCGGCGCTCCAGTCAGCTTCCAGACGTTGAAGAAGGCAAACGGAGTGCCCACCAGAACAGTCCAGTGCATGAGCGTGCTATCCGCAATGATGGGCGGAGAGACATCGAACCAGTTAAGGAAATCGTAAGTGCCCTTGACCTGGTAGATGTCACCCACGATGGCAGTGAAATCGAAAGCGAACGCCCTGGTGTTGCTGATGCTGAACTGAACCTCGTAAGGCGGATACGGATAGTCGGCAAGCGTGCCCCAGTATTGCACCTGGCCCGACGTAGCCGAAAAGACCGTGCCGAAAGAGCAGTAGTCGGCATAGCCCACCTGGTCTTTGATGAGATAGCCGGTGCTGACATTGCGCGGCCTGCGGGTCGCGGGCCGGACCTCCTCCATTGCCTGGATCACCTGGAGTCCAGCGGCGGTGACCTCGGTGTAGTTGAGCTGCTGGTCGCCCAGGTCAGCCTGCCTGCGATACGTGATGGCAGTCTGCGACGAAAGCGGATCAGTCTCGGTCAGCCAGTCGCGGACAATGGTTCCTTGGGCGAACGAGCCATTCATCCAGGGCCGGTAGGGCGAAAGCGCCTGCGACCCGAAGTTGGCCAGGGTGCCATTGGCCTGGAGGTCTTTGTTGGGATCGACGGTGGAGACGCCGAACAACTGCTCCGCCCGGTCGAAGTCGATGGTCAGACTCAGGTCGTAGTAGGAGCTGCGATACTTGATCGAAGACAACTGCTGCGTCACGGAGAGCACCCGGTGCGTGCCGTTGTCCGTGCCGTTGAGCAGTTCCGTGACCTGGATAGCCGTGTGGTTGAAAGCCGATCCCGCCGAAATTGCCTCGAAGCGCAGGCCGGTGCCGGACGGGTTGACGTAGGCTTTGGTCTCCGGCCCGCCGCCTGTCAGGATATAGGGCGAGAGCGAAGGGTCCGGGTCCATCGGCGCGGTGCCGATGATGCTGACCTTGAAGAAGGGGTTGAAGCCGTTGACGACCTGCGTGTAAAACTCGGTGCTGTTGGTGCCGTTGCGAGCCGTGGCCGTGCCGGTCCAGGTGTAGTAGGGGCCATCCGTCAGGTTCCAGGGATCATAGAAATTGTCACGGACCTGCTTCGGATAGAAGTCAGGAACCTCGGAGAAGTCCTGGTCGTTGCGCGGATCGCCGATGTCGTTGGCGATGCGGGGGCTGAGCCGCTGCCAGAGCGGGGTCATCCGCACGTCGTCGTAGCCCAGGAGCCGCCCCAGGGTCTCAAACGACTGAGCCGTGCCCTTGAACTGGAGCCGGGGGAACCAGGTGCTCAGCAGCCTGCGGGCGTCGGAGTCGGCGTTAGCCGGGTCCAAAGCCGCTGACCGGTAGAGCACTGCGCCCACCGTTGCCGCCAGGTATGGGAGCACGTTGGCTTCCACCAGGCGGAGGCTGTCCACACCGTAGGCCGCGCTGAGAAGGACGTGTTCCTCGTCAAGCTTGAGCTGGCCTGCGACCCATTCCAGCAGCTCAGGCGTGGCGTCCTCCGGGGTATCGTCTTTGATTTCAAGAGAGCGACTGTAAACTTTTCCCTTCGGCGACTGGACCTGGGCAATGACGGCGTTGGGCGGTGCGCCGGAGACATCAGACTCCGGCAACCCTTGGCCAGTGAGGAGAAGTTCGAGCTTTCCAGTGTAAGCGCGGAGGTCGTCAACGCGGTCCTGGTAACCGCCGACGACAGCTTGAATCAAAGCCTGCTCATCGAGGCTGATTATTCCTTCTGGCAGAAGGCCATAAAGGAAGTCTTCGCTTAAATTCTGCAACGACATCTCGCATTAACTACAGTAGCCGTAGCCGTAGCGATTCGGAGAAGGCGGAACTTGAAGCGGTTCTCCGTCAGGTGTGAACGGCTTCGTTGTGCGCCCCTGCCAGTTCGCGCCCATCTTGACGGCCTCAGACTCCAGGTGGAACACGCGGACGGTAGGCAGCAGGTGCCTCTTGATGCGAGGCCAGCGGGCAGCCCACTGAACGTCCATATTCTCGGCGCTGCCTTCGGTGTCCGGGTAGCGCAGCTCGTGCTGGCGCATGTATTGGCTGTGCCAGAGCTGGAAATAGCCGATGGGGCAATATCCCCACTGCTTGTGGATGAGGTTGGCCCCGATGGGGTAATCAGCCGGAGTGCTGACCAGGTAGCGGTATCCGAACTGCGGATCGTCGTGCCAGTTTTGCTTGAGCTTGCGCCAGGTGTCGTAGCCAACCACGTTGCAGCGTTCCGCGCCGTAGATGCAATCCCGCTGGAGGAAGGACTTATCCAGCATGTTGCGAAAGCCCAGCGGCAAAACAACGTCAGCATCCATTTGGAGGATGAAACCCTTTTGGCGCAAGGCACCCAGGCCGAAGTTGATCGCCGCGCCCTTGTTGAAGTCATCACCCTTCTCGGTGAAGCAGTCGGTGGGGACGCATTCGACGGACCACTTTCGGCAGACCTCTTTGGTCACGGTATCCTCGTGGCTGGTGACCACGACCACACGGTCCAGGTGTGAGAGGTTCATTGGCAGACTCTCTGCCAAGAAGTCCCCGTAGTTGAGGCAGACAATTACTGCTTCCAACCGGCTGTCATAGAATGATTTTGGCTGATCGCTCATATTGATGTTTGGGCAGAAAAGCCGGGCCAAGGCAACATGGTATTTTTCGTAAACTTTTCTTACCCTATTAGTCTATCACGTTCGGCTTGCCCAAAAACAGACGGGTTTTTCGGGCATTGTCGCCTTTTCCGCTGAATAGAACGGCTTTCACAAGGAACCGCATCGCCCCAGGAGAACTGGAATCAAGCAGTGGCTTGCCGATGAGTTCCCGGCAGCAGCCCTTCTGGATGTAGGCCACGGTCAGGTGAGGTCTGTATTCGGAGTGAGTGTCGGTGTGGGGCAGCTCGTTGACCCTGGCGTTCAGCGCCCGCAGGGCCTCGCTTTCCACGTCGAACTTGAGCACGTCATACTTGTCGCTCGACTCAAACATCGAGCAGCCCATGATCTGGATTTCAAAAGGCTGGGTCTCCTCGATGATCCGCAGCAGCTCCCCGGTCGGCTCTGAGTCATGGAGGCCCCACTTCACGGTGACGTGCGGCTCGGTCTCCCGGCCAAAGCCCGGCTCGTCCGCGTAAAGCTCCTCGTCGAGCACATACATCTGGCCCCAGTGGATCACGGCGTCACCCAGCTCCGGGGGTGCCGGTGCCATCAGGCACGAATACTCGCGCCCTTCGCACAGGCTCTCCAGTTCCAGGCGCATCTGCTCCTGGTCCTGCTCTGGATACATCCATCGCCGCATCAATTCAGGGTCCGTGGCTTCCACCACGTTGTCCACGCTCACCGACTGGTCGCCGCCCGTGTCTTCACTCCACTCCTCCCCGGCCCGGTCTCGCGCCTCGTCGAACAGAGCATAGAACCGATCATTGTCCTCAAAATCGTAAAGCGCCTCCTCCATGTCCGGGAATTTCTGCTCCAGGCCGCGACGGTAGCTGCGCTTGATCCAGTTGCTCCAGGCTTGTTGGCGCTTCTCCTCCTGGAGCTGCGTGTGCCCCTCCTCATCGAGCAGGGGGTAATTCTCCCGGCTGTCATAGTCCTTGCGGAACTCCTCGAACGAGTCACCGGGAATCTCCGGGATGTCCTCCTCGTAAAAGCCCAGCTCTTTGCCGTTGTAAGAGAGCGCCCTGACCTTGAGCCAGGGGTAGTGCTCTTTGAAGTAGTTCAGGTTGGCCTGCTCGACCAGACCGCCGCTGAAATCAGAGTGGGAAGCCACGGAGAACCAGCCGTCCCGGTCGTTCTGATTCAGGTTTTCGTTGGCCCAGGCCAGGATCGCTTCCGCGTGTGAACCCTTGTCGTGCTTGATGAGGTCGGTCAGGTCATCCTCATCCTCAATGCCCTCGAACATGTCCAACTGCTGCTGTGGCGCGGGCTGGTCCCCTAGCTTGAACTGGAGCTGATTACGGTCGGGATACATGGCCGCGTGGAGCTTCGGCCAGGTGACCAGCTCTACCACACGGTCAACATTGACCGAAGGTTTATGGGACGTGTCCGTGTCCCAAAACTCCTCGGCTTCTGAGGCCATCCGGTTGAAAAAGTTGAGACCGTGAGGTCCGAAAAGAAAAGTCTCGATCTCGGCCTGCGGGTTTTCGGACTTGAACTGACCGCCGAATCTTTCCGCCAACGAGTCCGCAAACTCCTTAGCATAGGTCTCCCTCCAGGCCCTTCCGATGGCTTGCTCGGCGACCTCGCTCATGATGTCGTCGTCCAGCACCCGGCCTTGAATTGACTGTTTGACGTAACCCCGGAACGGATTCCAAAGCGGCATCCAATCCAGCTTGTCCGGTTCCAGGAACACCCGGAAATTTAGCTCGCTGCCATCCTCCTCCAGCCAGGGGAAGTTGCGAACGAAGAACAGGTGGTTGGCGTGCTCCACCGTGCCAGGATACGCTTGGCTGTAGGTCGTGCCCGGTATCTCCCACATTTTTCGATCTTCGTCCCAATAGAGGTTTTGACGCGCCCACTCCTCGCGGGACTCATATTCCCTGCTTCCGGCCAGCTCTTTGACATCCAGGTCCGGGTCGTCCTCCATCGCTTCCCCGACGTAGGGCTTGATCTGATGAAGGTGAACCAGGGCATGACCGTGCTGCGGGTGGGCAACCCACAGGGTCTTCCTGTCCGCGTTGCGCGAATGGACCGTAGCGACCTTCCAGACACGGCCCCATTCTGCCGTGCCAGGGAGGATGTCCTGGAGGTAGGCCAGCACCTTGCGGCCCGGCGCATACCAATCGTCGGCCAGGTTCGCCACGTCCTTGAAGTCGTCGAGTTCGTCGTTCACGGCCAGTTCGTTCCTTCCGTTCCGTTGACCACGATGGTCTGCGAATCATTCTGCCAGTAGGGCGGACGATTGGCAGTGCCCCAAATCTCGATGTATTTCTGCCGCCAGGTGCCGATGTCGTTCGTCCCGATGTAAATGTAAACCGAGAAGCTGTCCGGCCCGCCGACATCCACGGAGAAGCGTCCCCAAGGATACTTGTTCATCAGCCACTCCACCCGATTCAAGTCGGCCACGCCCTGGCCGGGGAAGACATTGCAGTCCCCGTTGCCCAGCTCACGGTCGATGGGGGCCTGCTGGAGCTGGGCGTTGATGAGCCAACTGCCCCGCGTGGCCAGATACATGATCTGCTCATAGCTGAGCATGGGCCGATGCTGGGCGTTGATCTGCCAGACGTTGTTGTAGATGGCGATTTTCGGGATCATGCTTGTCCTTGCCGCGCTCGGTATTCCAGCTCCCGGTTGAACATGTTGCCGCCCTCCAGGTAACCCTCGCGGTCCAGGATCGCCAAGATTTCGCGTTCATTGCCGGTCGTCCGGCTCATCTCCATCTCATCGAAGGTCGTCCGCAATTCCCACAGGTCGTCATCGAGCTGCGTGACCAGCACGTTCATGTGCGGGTTGATCGGGAAGACGTAATGATGGCTGCCCGCTTCACGCCAGACACCTTTGGCCAGCTCAGCCTGGATGAGCGGACCCAAGCCCAGGTTGCCGCCCAGCAGCTCCTTGGTGCTCTCGTCGTCATCATCCAGGGATTCATTCCAGACGCCGGTGCCGTAGTCCGCAAGCTGTTCGCGCCACTCCCTGAAATCCTTGCGCTTAATCATGGACTTGGCGTTCTCCAGGCTGTTGGCGCTCTGCCGGTGGAGCATGAGGCCCTGCGGGGTCTGCTCGGTTTTGACGAACTCGTAGATCACATACTGGGTCCAGGTGGACATCTCCCCGAAGTGGCCGTGAGTGCGCCGGACGTTTTTGAGGACCAGGTAGTTCCCGTATTTGTAAATCTTCTTGGTGCCGAACCACTTGTTGTTCTTCCGGCTGAAAAACTCCGGCTCCGCAGCCTTCATGTCCTCAAGGCTGGCCACAGGTTCGCCGCCCCAGGCGACCTCCTTCACGTCGAAATCGCCATCGCTCTCCTGGAGTGCCCGATTCCGGTAATCGACCGTGCCCGATGGCTCTCCGTTAACGATTAAAGGTGCCCCATAGAGGTTCCGCCAGCTCCTCAAGGCCCACTTTAGCACCCCAAAGCTGGCAAAGCGGCCCAACCAATACCAGTTGTTGGTGAAATCAACCCGAATGCCGCCCTCTCCCTTGTCAAGCTGTTGAATACGAATCAGTTTGACCGGCATCCTGGAAACGTATTCCCGGATTCCCCGCAGGTTCCGGCTTTTCCGCATCGGATGACCGTTTTCATCGTAGAGGTAGTGGACCTCTCCGTAGGTCTCAGGCCAGGCCGTATCCCGGAAGGTGTGGGCCGCATCCTTCCAGGAAGCCTCGTCGTCATCTGCCTCAAGCAGTTGCCTGATGATTTGGTCGATCACGCCATAACTACGTCTTGGCTTCCAGGACGGACTGCTCCAACCGATCAAATTCCGCCTGCTGGTCTTTGGTGATCCACCGGTCTGTGTCCAAGGGCCTCTCCTGTTCAATGGCAATCTTGTCGATGTGCCTGATGAAGAATCCCAGGTCGCGCTTGGCTTTGATCTGGTAGAACATCGGGTCGTTGTCATCCGGCTGGTCAACTCCGTCCACATTCATCCACATCCGGTAAGCGTAGGCGACCAGCTCGTTCCCACCGATGTCCTGGGTCCGGCAGACTTCCTCCACCCGCTCCTGGTATCCGCGCTTCATCATGAAGGGCAGTCCGAAGCGAGCTTGGAATCCCTTGCTCCACTTGTTCAGGAATCTTTGAGCGTGTTGGAAAGCCGTCTTCTCCGCCGAAGGCGCAACACCACCAGCACCACTCTGACCGGAACCACTGCCCGCGCCAGCGGCAGTGGTTTTGGTCTTTGGTGATTGTTTAAGACTGGGGAATCTTAGTGCCCGGCTGTCCGGGGCCGGTAATCCGGGCATGGTGAGACCTTTTTTGACCGGCCCACCCATGCCCGGTAAACCGGGCATAGAAGGCACAATTAAAGTGTAAACATTTCCCTTCCAGACACCACCAAGCCGCTCTTTTTCAACGAACAGAAACCCCTTCTTCTGGAGTTCATACTGGTAGGTTTGCAAGGTTGACCTGGCGCAGCCCATGTTCGATTTCAGGGTATCCTGACTTGGAAAAGGCTGCGGACTATCGGGGCTGGCATAGCTCTGGAGTATGCCCCACAGCACCCGCGCACCAAATGACAGCTCTGCGTTCCTCAAAACGCTCTTAGCGGGAATGGAGCTGTGCCACTCCGCGCCGTATTTCAACATACTCATTCGACCAGTAGAACGGGGTCGAAAGCGTTTACCTTTTAGTCAAGACGTTTGAACTCTTTCGCACGTCCGATGCTGTCGGGTCCGAGGCAGGGATGATAGAAAGTGTAGCCGCGAATGTCGTGGAGCTTGTTGAAGACGCGCTTGGAGCCGCGCCGGAGGGCCGGGTGCTGGACATCAATAAAGGCCGTGATGAACGCTTCGTTGTCGCCCTGCTTCTTGCGGATGAACCGCCCGATGATCTGGTTCATGACCTCGGCGTCCCCGATGTAGTCGGCGATCACGCCGCCGCGAATCTCGTTGATCGAGACGCCCTCTTTGACCAGCGGGCTGATGAGCACGCCGCCAGGGTGGGACCGGAACCAAGCGAACGCCTGGTCGCGTTCCTTGGGGGTATGCTCGCTGAACAGCACCTTCACGTTGTCCTGGCCGATGGCGTTGCCAATCATGGTTTCCAGGACCAGGACGTGCATAGTCCGGGTGCAAACCACCAGGGTCGGAAAGTTGCGCTCCTGGCTGTAGTGCTTGGCCCAGGCCACGATCAACTCGTTGCGCTCCTTGAAGCTGATGATGGACTTGTCGATGGTCCGATCCAGCAAGCAGTAGCGCGAGTCCACGTTGTAGGTGGTCGAGGAGCCGTCGAACTGGATGACGTGGAAGCCGTCCACGGTGACCGGCTTCTCGACCTCGATCCACTTGGCCTTCTTCTGCGTGTCCACGTCCCCGTTGCTGGTATAGACCTCATTCTCCTCCACGCCCTCCAGCTCGCGGACCTTCCGCATCTTGATCTGGCCGCTCTCATCGCGCTCATAAACCGGGCCGACGTAGGTGCCATGCTTCCATTCGCTGCCGACCAGCGCCCAGGCCGGGGTGTCCGGGTCAGCCTGGTGCGGGACGCTCTTGAAGCGGTTGTGCCAATCCCCGTTTTGAACCAAGTAGATGGTGGGCTTGGCTGAGCGCCCGATGTCGATGTAGGTGCTGACCGGGACCACGTAGCGGATCGGCCCCAGGAGGCCCTGAATCTTGTTGGCCAGGGCCGGGTCGCTGTCGCGCTTGGAGTCAGAAGCGCCCAGCCGAAAGAAGGCTGGAATTTGCATCATGATCTTGCTGCTCGTGGGAGCGCAGACGTGATGACTCTCGTCGTAGAGGACGGCGATGAAGTTGTTGAACCACTTTTCGGCGATCAACTCTTGACGGTGTGCCCACAGCATAGCCACGGTGCAGATCACCATGTCCTTGCCGGTCTTGTCGTTCTTGCTGCCGCCGAACTGGGTGATGTGGAAGCCGGGCATGAACGCCTTGATGTCCTTGTAAGCCTGGCGGACCAGGCGCTCGCTCTGCGTGATGTAAAGGATGCGGGCGTCGCTAAACTTGGCGATAATCATGCCCGCTGCTGCCGCGAACATGGCCGTCTTGCCGCCGTTGACGGCGATCTTGTTGACGCCCATCCCGTGGGAGAGCCAGAAGGCCACGCTCTCGCGCTGGTATTCGTCCAGGTCGAAGTCAGAGGCCAGGAGGTCCACGGGGATGTCGTCGGAGGTAATGGAGGCGAAGGGCGACTTGAGACACTGGCTGGTGTCCACCTGGTAGCCCAGCTTTTGGGCCAGCTCGATGATGGTGTCCCGGTGCCCGCGCAGGCAGTTGGCCCGCTCGTCGTTGGAGAAGGTGATAGGGCAGACGTAGCCGTCCCACCCGTCCTGGCCATCGGTCAGGACGTAGGCTTTGTAGGAGGGGGCGTGCTCGAAACCCTTGGGACGAAAGCGCAGCTTACTGGCCAGGTTGCTCAGCTCCGAGCTGTCGCCAACCAGCTTGATGTGTGTTGGACCTTCAATGACACGAATCACACCAGCAGTATCCAGCCTTGCTGGAAAATGTAAACAAAATTAAGCTGCGGGCGTCGGCAGCGGAACAATCTGTTTGCAGGCGTCGATCACATCCTGTGGTGACACGGCTCCCAAGCACTCGCAAACCGTCCGGTTAGGCCGGGGCGGGCAATACTTGGGGAACACGCCGCTGTAAGCGAAGCAGGGGGAGAATGGGCAGGCTTCGCGCTTCCAGACCGGGATGTGATTCTTGTAATACTTCACGCGCTTGCCAGGGTCGCACAGACCCCACAGGCCGACGCAGGGCACGTCCATCGCTCCGGCGACGTGAACCATCATGGAGTCCGGGGCAACCACCAGGGATGCCTTGGTGGTCAGCGCCCACAGCTCCCGCAGGGACGGCGAGCAGTAAAGCTGGATGTTCTGGCGCAGGCAGCCGGAACCTTTGCACTTGGGGCAGATGTCATGGACCGGCGCGGGCGGCGTAACCTGGGTTCCGTTTTCCGTGACCGTGGTTCCGCTGTCCGTAACTTCGGGCGCTTTTTCCACCCGGCCACTGCCGCCACACTTGGCGCACATGACGGCCTTGCGGTAAGGCTCCGGGATGAACTCGTCGTAGAGCGCCAGCCAGTGCATGTCCGGGTAGGCGTCTGCCAGCTTGCTCAGGATGAAGGCGCTGTCGTTGGGCGGCAGGCACCGCACCTGGTTCGCCGCCGAGAGCTGATACATGCCGAGCTTCTTGCCCTGGAAGATGTTTGCCGATTGCATCTCCAGGAAGGTGAAGTTCGGGCGCACGACCTTGCTCTTGGCGTCGATGGTGTCGGGGTTAACCCCGGCCTTGTTGAGCATCACGTCCAGGGGATGGAGCTGGTCCTGGTGCTCGTCGGTGTTGACCACGGCTTCCAGGAGGAAGTAGTAGTCGAACATCTTGAACTGCTCGTGCTGCATGGGAAGGGTCTGGATGGACTTGAGCCAGGGGAAGTTCCACCAGCAGGTCTGGTTGCCTGGGTCGGTCAGAACGTGGACCTCGAAGCCGTAGCTGGACATGATCCGGGCAAACGGCCAGGTCATGATCTGGTCCCCATAGCCGCCGCTGCCGTTGTAAATCAGGAGGCGCTGGGTGCCAGGCTTGCGGGCCAGGGCATTGAAATTGGCGATTCGGCTTTCAATCCGGCTCACCTTGAAGGCACGCTGGTTGACAGCCTGCTCCTGGATGATGCGGTTGAACTGCTGCTGGGGCAGGATGTATTCGCGGCCTGCCTCAAAGGTCATGGTCGCGGCACCCGCCGACTTTTTGAAGTTGATCGAGACCGGTTCGGCAAATGTTACCAGATTCATACTTCTCTACAGAACGCGGACGTTTTTGTTTACTTTTTTGGATCGGTCGCCCGCCCTGTAGATACATCGGGGCCGTGTGCCCTCGCTTATGGTCATTAAGAAAAAGAAAGACACGTTCAACGATTACTCGGTGGAACTGAGCTGGGGCCAGCTCAACGCCATCTACCGGGCGCTCGAACAAGACCACGCTGATCCTCTTGCGGATGAGCTTTTTGCTGAGCTTGGCTGGTATCTCCAGAACGTCCCCGGACCCGGTGAGGACGAGGAGGAATACAAGGAGGCCAAGGACGCCGAGAAGCAGGCCATCGAGGGCGGCGAGGAAGCAGGTATGCCTGGTGAACAGCGCAACCCTGACCTTATCGGCCAGGAGATTGGGGCCGAGGAGCCGGAAGGCGCTGAGGGTCCAGTCGAGGGCCAACCTGCGCCGGGCGGCGAAGAAATGCCGCAGGCCGGAGAACCTGCCGAGCGACCGGAAGCTGCCGAAGCCGATCAATTCCTGGAACGTCCACCCGTTGGTTGAGTTCTATTTGGCGTGAATGAGTGCCAATACCTCACTACTGACGGACGCCTCCCGGCTATCCGCGACGCAGAACACGGAGAACTACGCCGAGGGCGTTGCCGTCCACATCAACGGCGACTGGTCTCAGCACTATCAGTTCGTCGTGATTCCGCAGGCGTGGATTGATTCGTGCGGCAACACCATCCCCGGCAGCCAGCGCCTTCGCATCCCGCTGACGGCTTACAACACGGATGTCAACGTCGTGGTGCCCATTATTCCGTTCATCCCGCCCACCAGCGGCGTGGCTCCGTCGATCATCACACCCCCGACCGCCAAGAATATCGGCTACGGCGAAACGGCCCGATTTGCAGTGATTGCAGACGGCACGCCGATGCTGACCTATCAGTGGTATCACAACGGCAATCTCATCCAGGGGGCCACGTCCAACCAACTTGCCGTCACCAACGCTGCTCTGGACGATGCGGGCCTGTATTCCTGCACCATCAGCAACGACTTCGGCCAGATTACAACCACGCCCGTCCAACTGTATGTCCAGTGGGCGCAGCGCAACTGGCGCGAAACCACGTTTTGGGAGGATGTGGTGGACTTCTTCGACAGTGGGCCACTCTACGGCCTGCCGCCCGGCACGGTTGATGGACCCCTATGAGCCAGAAACAATTAGTCACTCAGGGTGAGGTCAAGAACACGATCAGTGGTCTGGACGCGCTGGCCAACAACCTGAACGATCACGTCAACGCCAGCATGTCCAAATCACATGGCTGGACGGGGATGGATCAGGAGTATTTCGATTCTGGCGGCTGCTGGCACACAGACACTCCTGGCCGCGTGCTCCGCATCGTGGTGGGCGACCAGATTTACTACGCCCCCGCTCAGCTCTCTGGCGGGCTGGACGGCTACCCCGATCCGGTCCTGCCGCCTTACACCGGCATCATCTCCCCACAGCAAGCCGACCCCACCCTCGACCTGACGGTGGGCAGCCCGGCTATCGCAAGCCTGGTCACCGAATTTGCCGGAGAACTGAACGTCGTCGCAGGCGCGTCAGACACGACGCTGCTTAGCCACGCAGGCACGGAGCCAGAGCGCGTCCACGGAGCCTTGTCCGGTATGCTGCGCTACACCCGCGACAACGCCGGAGCACGCCATATCGTGGGACGCCGCGTGGTCAATCTGACCATCGCCGGTGTGAAGTGGTCAATCGTCTGCGACTACGAGCCGCTGGGACCAACGCAGCCTACCCGTTTTGTCAACACCTGTCCGCAGATCATCGCCAAGATCGGCGAGAGCAACCTCAGCGACCAGGGCAACTGCTACTGGAAAGACGAAGCCGGGGATGGCGACAGCATGAACGATTACGTGGCCGAGCTGGAGGTTGTCGGGACGCCGCCGATCCAATACAAGTGGCAATACTGCACCAACGCCACGACCCCTATCTGGACGGACGTGGTATCTGGCGGAACCTACAGCGTGAACAACGGCTTTTCATTTACCGTTCTTGCTGATGCGGCCCATGCTGGCGATGAATGGATCGTTGGTCTGCCCTCTGGCGCGACGACGGTGAATCCACCGGCCTCGACCAAGCTCCGCATTGCGATCAGTCACGGCGGAAGCAACGCCAACGGCACGAATTTCGGCTACGGCATCCGCATGGTTGCAGACAATTCGGCCATCCCTGATGGCTCGATCATCTACAGCGACATGCTCTCGATGGCCATGATCGACCACACGGGCTGCTGCTGATTATGCCTGATGTAATTTGTAAACAACTTGAAGCACGGGGTCTGATGACCCCGAACGAACACCAGCTCATCCGTTTCATGTTGGTTTGGGACTCGCAGAATCCCTTCGCCTCCATGATGGCCAACTTCTACCTGGGCAAAGGCCGCATCCTGGTGGACAAGATGCTCGCAGGTAACCACGATTGGAACGAGTCAGCCCAGCGCAACAAAGAGATCATCAAGTTCATCGAGGAAAAGAAGTGGCCCGAAGCTTCGATAGGCTACGGCGACATGCTCGTGGACTACATGACCAAATACTGGCCCGACTGCGACAATGTGTTTTGGAAAAAAGCCGTCGTGCTCTACCAGGAAGCTAAAGAGCGCATGGCCAAAGGCGAGCCAGTGGTGGGCGTTTGGCCAACTAAGGCCGATGGTCCTCCACCGGCCTTCCCGTTCAAGCTGACCCGCACTCAGTAAGTTTTCAGCGCCAGCATGGACATGTAAACCATGCAATACTGGTCGCTCGGATTGGTGATCGTAAACTTATTGTCGAACTGCCGGAGCCGAGGCCCGGAGACGGTCCCGTTCAAGGAGAATCCCGGAACATTGGTATCACCGCCCAGGGGAATAGTCGCCTGGGTTCCATAGCTCTTGACCGTGCCCGCGTTAGCGAAGCTCAGAATGGCGTCAGTGTTCGTCCAATTCACCGAAGCCGGAGAGGTCGAAAGCGTGTCAGGCATGACGAGCGTGATCGAACCCAGCCATTTGGCGTAATAGTAAAACTTCAAGAAGGCCAGCCCGTGCCCAACTGCCGCATCGCTCACCTTGTATTCCTGGAAGGTCACGATAGCCGTGCCCGGATACGAAAGCGGGATGTTGAGGTAAGGGCCGTCAGGACCACTTGCAGCCTTGTAGTCGGCCTCGACGTAAACGGTGCCGGTGCATGTTCTGAACCCATAGGCCGTGGTGGGGGCGCTGAACATCAGGTTCCAGCTCGTGTTCGGAGGAGCCGTAGTCCACTGAATCGGACCAGTCGGAGGCAGGACCGCGATGTAAGTTTGGGTCTCTCCACCGACCACATAGGTCACCACATCATTCAGGATGTAAGGCTGCGACGGGTTATCGGTCGGAGGGTTGCCCCAGGTGCCACGGTAGGTTGGACCGTTGGAGCCTTTGGCAGCGATCAAATCCCACTCAGCCGGATACGTGATGGGATCGTGGTTCGTGATCGGGAGCGGCGAAACGCAAACATACGAGCTGCCCAGGTATTCCACTCCCTCGTCCTCATTGTAAGTCGTGGCCGGGCTGTAAACGCCCTTCCAGTCGAACCCAGGATCACCCTTCTTGGCCAGGAAATCCCACCAGAGATCGCCGCCTCCACCCACCGGGACGTTGCCGACGTTGCCTGCTGCTTTGGATTTGAACGCTGAGCCGTCGTAGTAAACCACGTCGGTTGCGGTGTAGGCCGTGGAGACCACCCAGGTAGATTGCCAGGTCAGCCCAGGCGATCCGGCAGGACCGGTCGGACCAGCTCCGCCGCTAGGCCCCGGAGGACCAGCGGGTCCGGGCGGGCCGGAAGGCGCAATCGAAGCCGACGCCAGCAGAAAGCCAGACGTGGCTCCCAGGGGGCGCATGGTGAGCAGGATCGAAGCGATCATCTCCAGCGTGGAACCGCCACGGTTCTTGAGCGTGATGATGAACTCGCCCGCCGAGAAGAAAATGGTGCCGCCCGTGTATTCGGTGGACGTGCTGACCACCTGAGCGCCGGTGGAATTGCCGAAGCTGTTCGGGGTGTAGTAAATGTCCAGCTCCGCACTGGAGGAGGCCGGGATCGAGGTCACGACCGCATTGAGCACGCGGCACTCAAAGCCGGGCGGGATGCGGAAGTTCTGGATGATCTCCTCGGCATTGGGTGGGAGCGTGGTCCGCAGCACCGGCATGGGGACAAACTGCTCCTTATTGTTTACAACTTCGATTACCTCGTTGACCTTCTGCGCGATGGCCACGTCACGCTGAGCCAGGTGCCGGGTCGGGCGCGAAATGCCTGGAACGTCCATCGCATCACCCTCGGTGAAGTGACGCACGTCGTTCTCGCCGTAGTTGATTGCTGCGGCATCTGGAATGCTTAGTGGGTCGATTGCCATAACGGTTTAACTACCTCAGCCATACCAGTTCAGGTGCCGAGTGCTCATCCACTCGCGGTAAATCTTGAACCTGTAGCGGATACGGGGGTCAAGGATGTATGTCTGCTTCTGTTTGACGACGCCCTTTCCAGGCGTTCGCCGAAATCCCATCGTCACCTGGCGGGCCTCCTGCCACTGCGGGACCAGAGCACCGAGCCGCCCAATGGTGACTTTGCTGCCATCCGCCACGCCCTCCTCGAAGGTGGAAACCATCGTCCGGTAGAGCTGGCAGGCCACGTCGTAGGTGACACCGCACTCCTGCATCCACTTGCGGATGAAGTCGCGGCGGTTAACCGTTTGGCGCTTGCCGGTCAGGCTCATGTGGTGAAGGGCAGGGAAAGGTTGAATGTGGCCTGGTTCATCTTCGAGAGGAAGATGGCGTTGACCAGGACTTCACGCGGGGAAGGCCGAAGCACTTCCAGGGATTCAAGGCTGACTCGCGGCTCGAACTGGTTGATCGCCTCGTCGATCTCCTGCTGGATCAACGACTGGACGTTGCCATCGTTTGGCTCGAACACGGCCCGCCGCAGATTCGTGCCGTAGGTCGGGTTCATGACCCGCTCGCCCTTGGATGTGATGAGCAGCATTTTCACCGAAGACTTGAGCACATCCAGGTTGAAACCGGTGTCGAAGTTCCACTCCTGCTCGTTGGGGAAGCCATCGTCCATCGGCAGGATTGGACCGAACAGATACTTGTCCACGGTGGGAACAAGCTGCTCTGGCTGAATGGTAACGGTGCTGTAATAGGCCGTCTGATTCGGCGTGGGCTGGAGGTAGTTCCAAGCCAGGATGGTGATGAAGTAGGTGCCCAGGCGCAGGTTCCTGGTCATGTCCAGGGAGATGGGCTTATGCCCCGGAGTGAACTGAACGGGCGGCGTTCCGTCGTTCCAGTCCAGGCTCGCGCCCACCATGTTGATGGCCGGGTTGCTGTCCGTGACCACGGCAATGACGTGGACCGAGCCATAGTTCCTGCCCGGCAGAACCATCAGATTCTCCTGCTTGGCCAGGTTACAGGTGATCGTCAGCATTACATCCTCTCCGGGTAGAATTGCCGATACGGCTGCTCCGTCTTGGCCTCGTTGAGCGGGCCGGGACCAGAGCCGGTGACGGTCTGGCCTGTTTCAGACTGGCGTTTCAGCTCCATCGGGTGCCGCCCGTAGGAGGAGATAATCACGTCCCAGCTTCCGATCTCCGCCTTCATGTCCATGCCTTTTCTGCTGAACATGTTCTCGTGGAGCTTGCGCTTGCCACGGCTGCGGGAGGGAGCCGCTTCGCCCTTGATGCCCTGGCGAAGCTCCTCGACCAGCGCAACAACATCGGGCGACTGGCGCACCTTGTCTTCGATCTCGCGCAGGATGCGGTAGCTGTAAGGCGCGGGTCGTTTTTGTAAACTTTCCATAGCTGGCTCCTCGATTTCAGAGGGGAGCGCAGTGATGAACATGTTCACGACCTCATCGGGCAGGCGCATGTAGCGTTTGAAGATGGTCTCGACCCAGGCTTCGCGGGGCAGGTTGTATTTGGCCATCACGTCGGCCAGGACATCGAGCACTTCGGCCTGCTGGCGCAGCATCTCCAGCTTCATCTGGTCTTCCAGGCTGCCGATGGGCGGCATCATGGCCTTGATGTCCAGCTCGCGGATGTCTTTGCCCTTGAGCACCGCGTGGAAGTAGCCGAGCCAGGTGTAGCCGTTGATGACCGGGCGGCGGATGCCCTTGATCTTCCGCAGGAACCTCATGTCCTGGGCAAGCAGCGCCTTGCCGCTCATGGCCTGGTCCCCACCGGCGCTGCCGCTCTTGGCACCAAACCAGGAGCGCGGCATACCGATGATCGAGTAAAAGAGGTCGGTCAGCAGCTCGATGTCGTAAACGTCGGGGATGTTCTGCGTGCCCTGGAGCTTTTCGATGGTGTGCTCGAAGCCGGTGGGCTTGGCGACCCACAGGATCGTGTCCAGCGACCAGGCGTTGTAGAAAGCCTGGAAGCCCATCGGGTCCGTGAGGTCTTGCGTCAGGCCGTTACTGCCCTGGTTCTGGAGGCCAAAGGACAGCTTGCTGCGGAGGGTCTGCTTCCACCGCTGGACCGTCTTCATCTGCTCCATCGGCGGCTGATCCTTGGTGTCGATGTTGATGACGTAGCGGTCGGGCTGGACCTGGGCGCGGTGGACGACCATCTGGTCAATAGCCAAGCGCAGCTTTTTGTAAATCCCCTGCGCCTCGTCAAAAATCGGTTCGCCGTGCTCGCTGATGCGGAGCCGATACATGCGCCGGAAGTGGAGCATGTCCCACGGATACCACAGCTCCTCGACGTTTTGGCCGTCGCTGATGGCCACGCGCTCGATGGGCGTCTTGTTGTCCGGGTGGACGAACGCAGCTTCCTTGCTGGGCTTGTGGCCGGTCCAGCGGAACCCGACCACCTTGCGATTGCGCTCCAGCCAGTAGCGGCGAATGTCCATCGGGTGGATGAAGCTCATCCCCAGCACACCTTCGCCGGGCGCGTATTCCAGCTTCTCGAAATGGTTGCCCAGGGAGGCGACGTAGTAAATCTGCGAGGGCAGCAGCTCCTCCGTGTTCAGATTGACCAGCATCCCGTTCAGTTCATCCTCGAACTCGCGGTCGTTGCACTGATACCAGATCGAGGCCGGGCTGTTCTGGTCGGTCTGAGTAGCTTCGTCAACAATTTCTACCAGGGCGGCTGCCATCAAGTCCCATCCGGCCATCTCGTCCCAAAGCTGGAGCATGGCGTCGAAGGTGACAGGACGCCGCATGTAGGCGTTGAACCTTGACCAGACATCCGGGTTGGCGACCCTGCCCGCCTCCTGGAACTCCTTGAACAGCTCTTGATCTGCTGTGGGCGTGCCTGCCCGTGGAACGAGACTTCCGGTTGGCTGCCCGGATGTCCCGATCATCCCCAGGTATTTCAGCAGGCTTGTTGCAGTCGTGTTTGCCATACGCTTTTAACTACCAAAAAGAACGGGAACCCTGGTCAACGATTCCGTTCTATCGAGCATGGCTGAAAAGAAGCTCAAAGAACACATCGTGTCCTTTCGGATTCCGAAGGAACAGGCAGCTATCGTGACCAAGATGCTGGAGGACCAGCCCATCCTGGGCGTGAAGTCCATCAACCAGTTTTTCCGCAAGATTGGGCGGGATCACTTGGCCGGTCGCCTGGCCTACAAAAACCCGGAGCACGCGACGGTCGATACAGACGTTCTCGACTAAACCCGCTGCGCTTTGTGCGTCAAGGGGTTGATCTCGAAGAACACGTCCAGGCCGAACGTCGAAGTGCTTTCATGGTCGGCGACCCGGCACGGTATCCTCACCGTGATCTTGTCCGGGTCAATTTTTTCGACCACGGCCAGTTCCACATTCAGCGGCTCGTCCTGCTGCTGGATCGTTTCCAGCAGCGTTTCACGAAAACATCCAGTCCGGCATTCAGCTTGAATCCAGGCTGTCAAAGGGGGCTTCGGAGACGGGTCATCTTCGACGAAGGTGCCCGCAATCTTCCTGGCGGTCTCAGAAGGCGTAGTCATACTCCTCACCCGGAAAGTCCTCCGGCCTGACCTCGATCTGGACGCCGGTGCGGGCCTGCCCGTCCTTGACGAACCGAAAGAGCTTAGGCTCACGCGGAGAAGCTATTAGCCGGATGAGAGGAGTCAGGACTTCCTGGGGAAGTCGTCGGAAGGAAAGCTGGACAATCACGCCATCGGCAGGAGCTTTGGTTTCTTTCTCCTCCTCCGCCTCATTGAACACCCCGTCCTCCACTTGGTCGTCAGTATCGGCTTCGATGCCGGGCTTGAAGACCGTCACGTCGGCGAGGTTGGCCATGAGAGCGGGCTGCGATTGAAGCCGCAGCATGAGCCGGTTGACATAGACGGCGATCTTCTTGTCGATGTTCGCGTCTGCCAGCTTCTCGATCAGCAAAATGGCCAATTCACGGTCGGTCACGCCCTAACTACGTCTTCGGAGCGGAATTTATTGCGGGCACCAAAATACTCGCGTAGCGCCTGCGATACCAGCCGTCGAAGCCAGTCTTTGGGCAAACGGGACCGACCGGTAGAGAACAGTGGAGATACCTCTGACGTGACCTCACACACTTCTTGACCGTTCACCTGTAAGCAATAAAGCTTCACGAACATAACTCGCACACCTACCAGAACGGATTGGGAGTAGCCTCCAGTCGCATCTAAGCGCATTACCGATCAATTTGTCATCGCTATAAACCGTTCTTCCCTCCATGAGAGCTTTAGTTTACGCGGATTTGCAGGCCACGGACGGGCACGAGCGGTGTTTTGGTGACCCCACCAAATCCCTGCAACTCTATCGCATTGAACGGTTTTTCGACCAAATCGAGCGCATCTACAAGGAGCACCAGTGCGACGCGCTTTGGGACTTGGGGGACACGACCGACGACCGGACGGCGGTCCCCGTGCCGGTCATCGACCTGATGTGCGACCGGCTGGAACGATTCCTGGGCCGCTGGAACTTGAAGCTGGTCGGCAACCACGAGCAGTTCCTCCGGGACACCAAAATCCACGCCGGGAAGATGTTTCGAGCCTATTTCCACGTTGTGGACGGCTGCGAGCTGATTCCGTGCGAAAAAGTAAACATTTTGTGCATCAGCTACCACGATGACGAAAGCACGGTCCAGAACTTCCTGCGGCTCCACCGGGCCAAGCGCCCCGTGCTGCTCTTGGGCCACTTTCAGGTTTCGGGGTGCCAGCTCCCTGGCGGCATCTCCATAGCCGGGCTGGGCAAGGAGTCGCTTGATTTTGTAAACATTGGCCTGCTTGGGCACATCCATCGGCCCCAAACCATCGGCAGCAAGCTTCACTACGTCGGATCACCCTTCCAGCAGGACTGGGGCGAGTCTGGCGAGGCCAAGCGCGTGGCCATCGTGGACATCCAGGGCGACAAGATCGACGTGTCCTGGGTGCCCCTGGAGGGCTTCCCGGCCTATCGTCAAGTGGCGTTCGCCGATTTCATCTCCGGCGTCAAAGCGGACTCCGAGGACCGCTACAAGGTCGTGCTCCGAAGCGTCGAGGAGACCGAGAAGTATTACGCCCACCCCCTGGCCAACCGCGCCGACGAGGCCATCTACGACTACCAGCAGACGGTCGAAACCAACGGGACCGAGACCGGCGAGCCAATCCCACGCTCCAAGCAGGACATCATGCTGCGATACCTAAGACAGAATCCGCCGCAGGATGCGGGGATCGTCCTGGAAGACGACGCCATGCTGGCCTACGGGGATCAGATTTCGTCCGGCACATGAAGAAGTTCATTCCGCTGGCCCTGCTGGCGCTCACCGGGTGCATACCGATGGGTAAGAGCACCCACCTGGTTCTCGGCGTGGGGGTGTTCCGGGTTCAGAGCACCAATGAGGTCACGGTCGTCAAAGCCAACACCCTGGGGGTCCACGCTGGAGCCGGTCGGTTGAACGTCGGCCTGTCCAGCGTCATGACGGCCAGCATCCCAACCAACAGCAACACGATCCTGGAGATCAAGGGTAGATAGAGGGTATGAGAAAGCTGCACATGTTGCTCATCGGAGCCGCCCTGGCATTGGCTGCCACTGGCTGCCAAGGTCTCAAGTCCGTGGTGACCACGACCCAAACGGGCCTGGGCATCAGCATCTCGGAAAACCCCTCCACGCAGCTCTACGAAGCTCGCCTGGGCTATTTCCGAAACGAGTTCGCCTTCGTGCCCGGCGACACCAACTGCCCGGCCACGGTGCCTGACGTGATGATGGAGATTCGCATGGAGAACATCTTCAAAGGCGGTCTCGTCTATCAACGCCTGGCGGTCGGCAAGAACGCAGTCCAGCAGCCCGGCGCTTCGCTCATGTTCGCCAGGGACAAGGATGGCGGCTTGAACAGCAACGTGGTTGACGCCATCAGCCAAAAGGTCCGCAACATCCCCGAAGCCCCGAAATGAACACACGAGTTTTCCGCATCGACCTGGTGACTGAGCCGGACCTCGCCGCCGCCATCCAGGCAGCCTGCGACAAGCAGCTCACCGAAGGGTTCAAGCTCGCCTCGACCTTCGTCTGGAAGACCGACCTGGTTCTGATCTTCCAGAAAACGTCGTAAACATTTTCTACCCCATCGAAGCGCATTAACTTCCAATGCGCTTAGGCAACTGAAAACGGGGTCGCGTGGTTACGAGTGGTTAGAGCACTCCAGGCCAAGCCGGGGGTGCCAGAACGAAACAACAAACACATAACGTATGAATCAAGCATCATTAGTTCCGTTTGGGACAGACGCATCCCGGCTGGCTGGCTACGCACAGACAGCAAATGAGCGCCTGGGCGCGGTGGACTTCATCTTCGAGAACACGGGCAAAGTCGCGGCCTACATCCGCGTCAAAGCCTACGTGGCCCCGACGACCACTCCGTCCGGCTATGCCGACGTGAATCCGATCTACGCGGGCGTCATGCCCAGTGGCGGCGAAGCCGCGACGTTGGGACCGGAGATTTACGTCAACGCCGGTGGCGTCGTCACCCGCAGCTACAACCTCCTGAGCAAGCGCATCGGCTTCTTCGGGTCAGGTGTCAAAGCCACGGTGAACGGCCAGGTCATCAGCTCGACCACGGTCAACATCTCGGCTGTCCTCCGCAACAAGAGCGACATCCGGGGAGCGCAAATCGACATCAGCCAGGTCGGTCGCCAGGGCTGGGGCTTCGATCCCGCGTTCAACACCCCGAACCTCACCAAGAAGTGGGGTCAGCTCGATGCCACGACGGGTCAGCTCAATCCGAACGACCCGAACTACAACGAGCCGCTGCCGAGCTAAGCCTTTCACTCAAGGGCAAGTCGTTATACAGTCGCAAAGCCGGGCCGAGTGGCCCGGCTTTTTGTTCTTTCTGGCGTGAAGAAAGAGATCGGTTTCATCGCCAGCGAGTCTGGAGCGGTCGTCAAATACGACCCAAAGATTCATGCGGTCCAGCAGTCTGTGCCGCCAGCGGGTCCGTTGACCAAGCACCAGCGAGCCACGCTTTACTTCAAGGCGCTGCGGGCTGCCAATGCCCTGCTCAGAGAAGTCGGGTTCCACACCGTAGCCGACGTGGGCCACAGCGGCTTCTGCATCGAGATGGACGGGTTCATCCTGGAGATGATGGTCAAGGAGCCTCCGCGCCTGGCCCACGTCACCAGCTACCCTGGCTACGAGTATGACCCCAAGAAGATCAACGCCAAGGTCACGATGGCGTGCCCCACCGAGGACAATGAATACGTGATCCAGGTCATCGCCTCCTACCGGCGCGGGACCATGCCCCCGTTCTACATCGTCGTGGCCAAGGATTCACCCGACGTGCTCAAAGAAGCCTTCCGCAGCATCCTGTTCGCGGCCCGCGACTTCATCCAGAAAGACCCCAACCTGATGGCAAAAATCCAGGCCGCGATGGCAAACCGCGACCTGGATAAAGACCTGGAACGATTAAGCGCGGCAGACAAGTTCTTGCCGCCGCCGATGTCAGATTAGCGTGATCGCCACGTTGACGGCCACGGCCCTTCCTAGCGGCCCATCCGGGCTGGTGTTGAGAAGGTGGTAGGTGCCAGTGTTCTGGTCCTTGAGCACCAGTCCAGAGCTTCCTCCGCCGTCGAGGTTGATGGCGTTATAGACCTTGTAGTCTTGGATGAGGATGTCCGCGATGTCGCCGACTCTCATGCCGCCCTGGCCTCCGCTGGACCCGCTGACGCCTTCCACCACGCAGATAACAAGCGTTTGCTGATCGAGGGTGACTCCGGCGACGGTGCGGGCACGGATCAAGTCATACCAGGAGTTGCTGTTGCTGTAGCCGCTGATGGCACTGAGCTGTCCGGCATTGGTGCCGTAAATCGGGATCGTCTTGACGCCATTGGTGATGACCTGGGCGCTGCCACTGACCGTGTTTACAAGCTGCATCGCTTCGAGGATGTGCTTGTTGTCACCGAACGCCGGGTTGCGATGAACAACAGCCGCGTGGAAGTTCGCGTCGAAGTTGAGCGCCGGAGCGTAGGGCAGTATCGCGTAGCTCTGGTTCGGGTATCCGAAGCCGATGGGCTGCGGCTCGAACGGCGAGAATTTATTCGTGCTCGAAACAGTGAAGCCGACGCTCGCTGCGTTCAAGTCAAAGGACGGGAACGGCAGGAAGAAGTTGCCGTTGAACGCCAGGTCGGAATAGACCATTTGGGCGAAGTCAAGGGTCGTCTGCCGAACCGTGTCTCGCGTGCCTCCAGGATACGTCACGTAAACATTGGCGTGGCGCATATCGACCACGGCGATGAACATGCGGGTGCCGTCAGGCAGCGCCCTGGACTCAACAGTCACGCCCTCCTTGGGGACGAAGCTGCCGCTGAAATTCCACTCCAGCAGGTCAAACGCTGCGCCAGGCTCAGTCCCAGCCCAGGTGTAGATGCCCCCGTCATGGATGACCGTAGCGTAGCGTTCCACTGGAGGCGCAGCCACGACGATGCGCGTGCCACTGTCCGAAATATAAGCCGAAGGCCAGCGATAGAGGTAGGCATTCTCAACCACCCGCAAGCTGTTGCGCTCGACTTCGGGAACCCGGTTGGTGGGCGGAGGCGTTCCGTAGCGCACGAGGCTTTGGAACGGATTGGCAGCCAGGATGTGCGGCAGCTCGCCTTCTTCACCAAGCCACACATCCATGTCGCCATTGAATCCCGCGTCCTCGCGCCCTGCGTAAAGTTTGAAGACCAGCGGCCCGGCCAGCGGCGTGTTGCTGCCATACCAGGTCGAGGGATAAGGGAGTGCCGGAACTGAATCGTTGATGCCACGGCAGCGCACCAAAACGTATTCTGCGCCTGCCGATTGGACCGTCAAAATGCTGTCAGGATTGATCTCACTCGCAGTGATGTCCACGGGCAGCGTGCCGTAGAAGCGATACTCGCTGCGGTCAGTCAAACCCGTGAAGCCCACCGAGCGGATCGGAGTCGGGCTGGCAGGATAGAGAGTCCCTGCCGCGTAAAGGCGGGGCCGTGGCACCCAAGGCTTCCAGGTCACGTTGACCGCCGCCTTCTTGGCATACATGCGGAACGCGAGCACGTCTCCGGGCAGAACGTCGATGATGATGTTCCGAATGCCTTGGCGGAGCACAAAGTAAGAAGGCACGCTGTTGCGGTAGCGCACGATTTGCTTTTCGCTGTCGGCACTGACCGTAATCGACAGCGTGCCTTGGCCCGCGACGCTGAGGAAAGGCTGCTCAGGTCGGTTGGCCGTAATTCCGACAGTCTCCTCGCCCGTGGTCAACCCATTGATGCCGTCGTTGTAGGTCTCCGGGACGACAGCGAAGAATGGCATCCCATTGTCCACATGGTTCATGTAAACATCCACGTCGCGCTGGTTCTCCGGGTCACGGTAGCGGAACACCATACCGCCCGAAACGGACCCCGTGCAGATCACATCCTGGCAATCGTAAACAACTTCCACGTCACTGCGGAGCACGGGCTGGTAACCAGTCGTGAAGGGCAGGCTGCCGTAGAGGCCGTAGCAGGTGCCTTGGAAGCAGACGTAATCAGGCGGAACAGTCGTGCCGGGGTAAGGGATCACCAACGGACTGCTGGTGCCGTTGCAAGCCACAAAGCCGTAGGGCACTCCGCACATGCTTCCGTTGGTATAGGCCACATACGGATCGTGCGGCGGGAACGTGCCGTAGAGCGTGCCGACCCACTCCTCGATCAAGCAGGGATTGCAGTGGCAGAGAGTCACGTTGTCGGCAGGGGCCACGAACGGAGCCGGGTCGTAGAGCGGCTGAGGAACGTGCATCTTGTGATCCACGTTTTCCTGGCCGTAGCAGAACATGCCCACCGGAGCGCACTTCGGATCGTAGCAAGCCACGATGTCAGCGACCATCGGGTAGATCGTGCCGGACACGTCAACCGTGTAGGTGCCGCTGGAGCTGGTGGTCGTGCCCATCATCACATCGACGAGGCCAGTGTTGTGGTAGCACGCGCCGTCGAACCGGGCGAAGGGAGCCGATGTCGTTGAATAGATCGTGCCCTCCAGAGGAACAGGGTCGGGTCGAACAGTGCCCATAGGCCAGGTGCCCAGGTCAGCGCCAGTTTCGTCCAGCGTCACGATCCCGACCAGGCCATTGTCGATGAAGCAGCCATCAGAAATGTCAACGTCTGCCTCTCCGATCTTGAGGTAGGTCTCCAGATCAGGACTGAAAGCGTCGGCAGTGATGGGAACACTGACAGTCTCGGTCCCATACCCGCCCGCCGTCAGAAGACGCAGGGTGACGACCGTGCCCTGGTTCACAAAGCCATTGGCCAGGTAAACGGCGACTTTCCCGGATACCCGGCGCGGGCGCTGGATGATCGTCGGGTAGGCGGGCATCATGAACGAAATTGTAAACGGGCGTGCGTTCTCGATGGCGTAGGTGCTGTTGGCATCCACTTCAAGCACACCTGGAACAGTCGGATCGTAGGACGTGACCCAATTCTGGTTCGTGTAGAACATCCGATGCGTCTCGTCAGAAAGGTCTGGCAGGCCATCCAGGCTCAAGGGCATCGGGAGAGTATTCGGGATGTCCGTGCGGTAGTGCTGGAGCGTCGCCGGGCTGCTGCCCATGCGCTGCTCAGTCGTATCCGTGTCGGTCAGCAGGTCCAGATCGCTGAACACGACCGCAAACCGCCGCGCCCGCATCCCCGCACCGCCCACCGAAGACGAACCGGGGCACGGCTGGAAAGCGTAAACCTCCTGGCGGTCATAGAAGCACTTGATGCGGATGCGAAAGCGGAACGGCAAAATCGGACCAATGTGCGTGGCGAAGCTTTCGGTCGAAAGCTGGAGCCGAATGTCAGCCGGAGCAGGGATGATGAACGTGTTCTCCAGGAACTCATACGGCAGGTCAACCGCGCCGGGCGGCTGGCCCAGGACAGACCAGTTGCCGGTTGGGGTTCGGACGAGCACTTGGTCGGGAGGATTGACCGATTCCGGGTCCAGCTCGACCTGGAAATAGGTCGTGCCCGGCAACAGGTAAATCTCCTCCGCCATCGCGGAAACGGACATTCCGATGGAGGACGAAAACGCAGCCTCGCCGATCTGCTCGCCGGTATAGACGTAGCCGAGAAACTGCTTGGTCTTGCCTGGCAGCGGGCGCAGCGCGGACTGGACTTCAAAATCACCTGCTACGACTGTTGAGCTGTCGCCGGTGATGATGTTGTTCTGGAAGTCAGTGATGCGGGCCACGATCCGATAAACGCCGTGGTCAGCGTTCTGGTAGTGGACCTTGTTGGTGTCTCCCGAAGCCTGCCAAATGCTGTTCCGGTAGAGGTTCCAGGTAACTGATTGGTAGCCCAAGCCTTGCGGGCTGGAAAAGAGGATGTCGGCGTCAATCGTGTCGCCCTTGGCGTATTTGAGCTGGCTCCAGTTGATCCAGGTCTCTACCGGGCCGGTGGGGTAGCCCATGACCTGGACCGTGAATGCCTGAGTCTGGCTGGTCGAATCGGGCTTGACCGCCATGACGCTGATGATCGTGGTCACCGGCGAAACCGGCGTGAACACGACCTTGGAACCCGTTCCCTCAGCAATCTTTACCGTCGTCCAGACAGTCCAAACTGTTTGGAGCGGCACTACCCCGTCAACCAGGATGTCCAGCTCTACCGCAACTCCGGCAGTCAGGATCGGCGGTAACGGATCGCCATTGAGCGTCAGCGTTATCATCGACCTAACTACCCACGGATCACTCCGTGCCCAAAGCGCCGTAGATGAACTGCTGATCGACGAAAACGAGGTCGGTGCGCTCGATGCTCATGGGGTTGACGCGGCCCTTGTCCGGGAAGACTTCCTGGCCCTTGAAAAACTCGTGCTTCACGTCTTTGCCCCACTGGAGCACGCTGAAATGCAGGTTTTCCTTCTTGGCCTCCTCTGCATTATCCGGCAGAACGATAAGGCTTTCGTGCCGGACGCTGGGTTCGAGCAACATGAAGCGCCCGACGATCTGGAAGGCGTCCAGGGCGATTTCGTCCCGCGTCAGCTTGGCGAGAATGTCCTCAACATGGAGGAAGCAGTTCAGAACGCCCTTGATGTCAAAGGTGATGGTCTGAGCGAATGCCTGGGGGAGCTGGAACAGCACAAGGTCGCCCGGCGTGTAAACTTCCTTGGTGCTGTATTTGCCCTCCGGCCCGTAGCCCTCCAGGGCACCGACCGCGATGACTTCACCGATCTCGTAAAGCTTGGCGCGATTGGGAGGCAAATGGATTGCCCCTTTCAACTTGGCAGCGTGCTGCTTCACCACGACTCGACCCGGCATAGCGTTCAATTTCATATTCGGGTAGAACGCGGTTGAAATTGTTTACAAATGTGCTCCGGCTCCGCGCTGGCCAGGGAGGTCGGTGCCCAGGCGCATAATCTCCCGGTCCACGCTGTGGGGCCTCTCCCGCTCGGTGACGGCGTAGAGCGCAGCATCCACGTCGTCGTTGGCGTCATTGGTCAGCCGGGCCGTGCCGTCCGCGTTTTTCCCGTGCGGCATCTTGGCAACCGATACAGGCATCACAGAGCTGAGCCGCAGCGCAGTCTCCACGGCCAGGCCGGTGGAATCGCTGTCGTAGAGGATGCAAAACTCCTTGATGTGCCGGTAACGCTGAAACTTGGCTACCTGGGACCGGCTGAGACGATGCGTGAAGATACAGACCGGGACGATGTGCTGGATGTCCAGCTCCCGCAGCTTGCGGCGGATCGAGAGCGTGTTCAGGATCGACTCGACCACGATTACCAGGCTGATATTCGGGTCGGCCAGCGCGTCCAGGTTGTAAACCCAGTAGCTCGGCCCATAGGGCACTTCCTTTTTGCTGGGGAACTTCTTGGTGGTCTCGAAGCCCTCGTCGGAGTAGGTGCGGCCCTGGTAATAGACGCAGCGCACGCCCTCATAGACCGGGAAGATGCAGAAAGGCTCCCAATTTCCTGTCCGCGTGAATCCGGCCCCCGCTTCCTCCAGGTCTTCGATGCCCAGGTGCTTACGCTCGGCCATGTCCTTGCAGAAACGCCAGTAGCAGCTCTTTCGGTTCTTGGCCAGCGGGCTGAACCCCTCCGGCAGCTCGATGTTCTGGACCGGCGTGACCGCCTGCTTCATGTCGCCCCGGAGCGTCTGGCCGAACTCGTCAAACCCGGCGCTGCCATCATCCGTCCAGCTCAGCCCCTTCAACTTGAACAGGGCGGCAACGTGGTGCGGCTGGGGGTCGTGGCAGCGCCAGCAATGCGACCGTAAGGTCTTGACGTTGATGCTGCGATTTCCCGTTCTATCTCCACAGCCAGGCACGGGGCAGACGATGTAGATTTCATCGTCCGTCGTGCGGTCTTTGATGACCTCAAAGACGTTGCCAATCTCGCGTTTGACCCTATCCGGCGACATGCTGTAGTTAAGAACGAAGTTTATGGAACTGAACCAGATGATCGACATTTCGAGGAAGTTCGAGCAGGACCAGCAGCAGGCTGCCATCGCCCAGGATGGCCAGAACAAAGCTGCGTTCGCCCTGAACTTGATCCAGCGGATGCCGCAAGAACCGACGAAGCCCGAAGAACCGCCGAAAATCCCGTCCCTGGGAGCCTTGGCCATTCCGAGCTGACATGAAACCGCAAGGTGTCTGCATCGTTGCGATGGGTGAGCCATGCTTTGGCGTTTACGCCTACAACCTGGCTGTCACCATCAAGTTCCGCGACCCCTCCGCACAGATTGCCGTGTTTTACGAGCCGCGCACCCTGTGCGGCCTGGAGCCGCAGGAGATCAATGTCTTTGACGAGCTGATCGAGCTGGGGCCACGGCACGAATACACCTACCAGGGGCGGATCAATCCCCTGGGATTCAAGCTCCGCGCCCACCTGTTCTCGCCCTTCGAGCGCACGATCCTCCTGGACGCCGATAGCGCCTGGTTCGGACCCCGGACGGTGACCTCTTTCTTTGAAAACGAGATGGCCGGGCTGGACTTCGCCACAGTCAGCCACGGCGTCAGCCACGCCACGAGGCCAATGGCCCTGGGCAACGTGATCGACCACGGCCCGCTCTGGCAGGTCCAGAAGGCATTCGAGATTCCCGATGGCCGGACGATCCATGAGTGCTACACCCAGTGGTTCTACCTGGTTCGGAATGAGCGCACCGAAGCTTTCCTCAAGCGAGCGATCAGCCTTTACGACGACTGCCAGATGGGCCTGCGGATGCGCGGCTCGGCCTGGCGCAACTCGGTCGTAAACGATGAGCTGGTCCTGTCCGCCGCCACAGCCCTGTGCGAAATAGCTCCTGGCCGCATTCCGTTTCATCCCACCACGGACGGCTCGACCAAGGAGCTGACCCCGGAACAGCAAATTGTAAACATTGTCGGCGAGGACACCACGGAGAAGTCCATCCAGGCGCTCAAGATTTACACCTTCATCACCGACGCCATCCGCGACATCGGTTTCCGCTGGCTGCCTAAGCCGTGGCAGCCAAAGTTTTATCCCTATTAGCAGCGCGGTCGCGCAGCTCGTGGTAGATCGGCCATAAGGCGTCCGGGCACTTGGCGTCTGTGACGTGCGATAGCTTGGGTTCGATGAAATCCTGGCGGATGGGGTAACCCAGCAGCGTTTCCAGAAAAGTCATCGCGTTTCCGTTCATCAGCTCGTCGTGCTCGACGTAGAAGAAGGTGCCATCGTCGTTGGCCAGGACATGCTGATAAGCGTTGGCCCACATACCCTCCAGTGCGGTCCTCTCGCGTGAAATAGAGGGATGGTCCGCCCGGAGCCGCAGGGCGCTGTCCACGAAATCGGAAGGATTGCGAAACAGCACGATATTGACGTGCGGCTGAACGAAGAAGGGCTTCCAGGCCAGGTAGGTGAAGGCAAAGCGCGGGTCTTTGAAAGCATACGGCTGGAACCAGAAGTAACGCCGCATGTTCATCGGCACAGGGAACTTGGCCAGGGGCATCCGCTCACGGGCTTCCAGCGGAATCGGCGCAATCAGAATGCCGCTGTAGTCGCAGCTTTGTTTCAAAAGCTCGTTGTTCCAGTGGCAGATGTGGTGATCTTCAAAATAGCCGTGTGGCATCTGGCTGGTAGCTCCAACCGGGTGAAGCCCGGTGAACACTCCTGACTTGGCCAAGGCACCGGCCAGGGCAGACGTGCCGCACCTGCCTGAACCGAAGATAAGACAGTTCCTCATGACTTATGCACTTTCGTTGACCACCCATCACGCACGCAGGCCAGCATTCTCTGGCGCAGACCCTCCAAGCCAACCGGGTTCAGAGCTGCCCAGTAGTGAATCATCCAGGCGTCCGGCCAGAAGTTGGAGTCCTGGTTGCAGATCAACCACTCCGGGATGAACGAAATCTTGCTGCGGAAATCCGGGAAATAGTGCATGAGGCACTTGATGGCATTCTGCTCCCAGGTGTCGTGCGTGTCGAACGGATCAGCCGGAACGATGGACCCCAGGTGAGGGAGCATGTCGAACAACGACTTTGACCAGGCGCAGTTTTTGACCAGGAAAATGCCGAAGCAAACGCCCCA